ATGATAATCCAACGTGCCGAAGAGAAGGTCCAAGTATCCGGTAGTGTACAGCGCTATCAGGCTGGGATCGCGATTAATGCTGAGACTTTCAGTATTCTTATCGACGGTATTTATAACGACAAAGTTCTGGCGGCGGTGCGTGAACCGCTGTTCAACGCTGTTGACTCACACACGGAAGCTGGTTGCCGTGATAAGCCGATTATCATCCACTCCCCAACCGACCTGGAGCCTTGGTACTCCGTCCGGGATGGTGGTTTAGGTATGGACTTCGACATGGTTACACAGACCTTCATGATGTTGGGGACCTCCACTAAGCGTGACTCCAATGAATTGATTGGGGCCAAAGGCATCGGCTCTAAGGCTCCGTTCACCGTGACCGACATGTTTACGGTCACCTCCGTCAAAAACGGTATGAAAACTGTTTACTCGGTGCATAAGAATGAGGGTATTCCAGAGGTTGTTCCTCTGCACGAGTCGAAGACTACAGAGGAAAATGGCGTTGAAATCAAATTCAACGTAGATCCTTCTGAGACTTCCAAATATCGCCAGGCAATCGTGAAGTGCCTGCGGTATGCAAAATTCCCGTATGAGATCAATGATCCGTTTGTGACCTCTGAGATCAATGACCGAACCTACCCGGTTCAGTATCGTTATGAGGACAAAGAAACAGGTTGGATGCTGGAAATGTACGGTTCCGTATCCCGCAATGCAGACAGCGTGGTTGTGATGGGCCAGCAACCTTATCTGTCGAACTATCTGTCCAGTAATAAGAACTGGCCTATGATGATGGTTTCTATTCCTATCGGGGATTGTGATGTGAACCCTGGTCGTGAATGGACCATCGAAGGTAAGAATGACCGTGGTTTCCGTGATCGCCTCGAAAAGTTTGTTACTGAGGCTATTGAAAAACGTGGTCAGGAAGTCGTGGAAGAGCTTAAGCAGCTACCTACACTGAAAGAAGTGCTGGAGTATATGAAGCGTGTCGGTGGCTACTTCTCAACCCGTTACGGGTCGGGGTTTATCGCAGACAAGTTCCATGACCACTTTGGGACTTTCAGTATTGACAAGTGCATAACTTATGGTGAGAAGGGTACTCGCCGTGAAACTGACAAGACTTACGGTTATGCTGACCTTATGAACGGTTCGCCACTGGTTTACAACGATGACGGTAAGTGCATCCGCACCAAATGTAACTGGCTGTCTGAGAACTGCTTCAAACGTGTCTACGTTACGGAACGTATTGAGGCGCTGGAGATCCTGAAAGACCCGTTCTTCGTTGGAATGGTGCATAAACTTTCCGACCTTGAGAAGCGTCCTGTCGTGAAGGGTGAGAAGAAGTACGGTGGTTATGGCTTGTACGAACCTGGTCACAAAGTGTGGGTTATCGACCAAGATGGTTCTATCAAGAGCGACCGTATTTCTCGCGCCGACTTTGATGATATCGAAGCCGCCATGATCTACAGTGGTGGACAGGTGAAGGGTAATTGTGATCTTGGTGCTGTTCAGTATCTGCACCGTAAACAACAGCCAGAGACTTTCCTGAAGGACTTGGGGGTCGAGGGCAAGATGTATATTGTGCCTCTTAATCGCAGTGGCTGGTTACCTGATGAAACAAGGATCGTTACCAAAGATGACCTTTATGAGCTTGCAAAACAGAATCTCATGGAGTATCATCTGAACCAGCGAACCAATTGCTCATCAACTTATCGCCAGTTGGTGAAGGAGCTTGGTATTTTTGGGGTTAAAGTTGAAACCGACCCTGAGTATAAGCCTAAAGTGAACATGTCTTATTCGCTTTCGAACATCAAGGGATATTACGCTCTGGAGAAAAAGGCTGAAAGGATTGTCAATGCACGTATGCGTATTGGTAAAAAGCTTTTGGAAGTTAAAAAATCTCGATACCCGCTGCTCAAGTATGTTGACCTGAAGCACTTCAACACACCAGAGATGATTGAGTATCGACAACTTATTGATAGCAAAGGAGAAACTAAATGAGTCAGTTATTCGTATCCCGTAGCGCAGCGCGTAAGTTTGCAGCAGACAACGGCATGAAGGTCGTGGACCGTGGTTTGTCTCCGGCTGTACTCGCAACCGGGCGCTGGATGGTTGTACCAAAAGACAGCCAAGGGGCATCTAAGCCCCCAGAGGTAGATATGAGTTTCACCTCGGAAGCCAAGCCTGCTCAGGCTTCACAGTTCTTCGCAAGCCGTGGTGATGCCCGTGATTTTGCAAAAGGGAAAAAGAATGCGAAGATCATTGATCATGCGAAAACATCCGATGGTCGTGATAAACACGAGGGTGTGGTTAAAGACCTCGGTAAGCAGGGGAAGCGCTGGGAAGTCGTCTTTGACGTTACCGATCTGCATATCGAGGCCACTGTAACCCTGTTGCCTGAACCACACAAGGTTCCTGTGACTGTGGTTGTTGAAGAGTCCGAGCCGAAGACGTACTTCGACGAAGAGACTGTTGAGAAGAAAGACCCTGTGGTCATCATGACTCCCGGCAATGTTTGCATCTCGATGCCTGATGGTACTCAGCACACCATCAACCGTGACAACGATATCTTCCCTGATGTGGGTCTACTGCTGATTGAGGGTGATATCGAAGGGGCTATCGCGCTGATCGAAGCAGGTAAAGAAGCCAAGGCTGAAAAGGTTGTCGATCTCGGCCCTGACCTTAAATTGCTGGATGGCGTTCTGTACTGGCACGGTCAGAAACAGGAAAGCACCCTGGCTGATCGCATTCTTAACGACATTAAGAATGATACGTTCGATGACCGTTATGTTAAGTTCATGCAGAAGCTGATGCACAACCCGTCTTATGCGTCTGTGAAAATGCTGTATGACTTTATTCAGCACAACGATCTTGAGATTCTTGAGAACGGTGATGTGAAGGCATATAAAAAGATCACCATCACAACCGATGGACCTCGCGATAGCTACACAAGAAAGGTTCCTAACTATAAAGGGCAAATCATTTCCATGCCTCGAAACATGGTGGAAGATAACCCTAACCAAACTTGTAGCCAGGGTCTGCATATCGCCTCTCTAGAGTATGCTGGTGGGTTCGGTGGCAACGGACTGATTGAGGTTGCGGTTAACCCTGCTGATGTGGTCAGTGTACCTTACGACTACAACCAACAGAAGTGTCGTTGCTGCCGTTATGAAGTCCTGACAGGTGCAGAAAAACCCGTTGGTGCGCCGGATGTGCTGGTTATCGGGACGATGGGGGAAATTCTGGAAGAGATTTACCTGGAAGAAGAAACTAAGGAGGATTGATGTCAGATTTTGGTGTGGGCGTTGAAGCTGCCCTTGGTGCTGTCATGTCGGGGGATAACGTATTCGTTACGGGACCCGGTGGTAGCGGCAAAAGTTACACCATAAAGACCATCCAATCGCTCTACGCAGGTTCAGTCCTCACAGTAGCCCCTACGGGGGCTGCTGCCATTAACGTCAATGGGATGACTGCACACCGTGCGTTTGGGCTTACAATGGGGGTTGCTACCAAAAAGGATACTGAAGAGATTAAGCCGAAAGTGAAACGGCTATTGAAGAGTAAAGCGCTAAAGATCATCATCATTGATGAGATCAGTATGTTCAGGGCTGATAAGTTGTGGGAAATGGATATGAAATGCCGACTCGCAAGAAAGCAACCAAATAAGCCGTTTGGTGGTTTGCAGATCTGCATGTTTGGTGACTTCTTCCAGAACCCGCCCGTCCTTACCGAGACAGAAAAGGAGACGTATTTCCAGTTCCATTACACAGAATTGGCTTGTTTCTCAGATACTTGGAAGGAACTCAATCCTTATCCAATACTACTTGAAAAAGTTTATCGCCAGAGCAGTGTCCATTTCTCAACGATGCTTAATTGTCTGCGTCGTGGACAGCGGATTCCAGAAATTGTTAAATTCATGAACACGCATTGTTATGATCATGGCAAGCCTCTTGATGCCATAACGATCACATCTACAAATGCTGCTGCGGATAAAGTAAACAAGAAGCGTTTTGATGAGGTCCCTGGGTTGCCTACGTTGTACACTGCGAAGAAATCTGGTGAGTTTACTCAAAAACCTGTTCCTGAAGAGCTTTACCTGAAGGAAGGAGCACAGGTAATGATTACAGTAAACGACCCTAAAGGCTTTGATGAGCCAGAGTATGTCAATGGTTCCCGTGGAGAGATAATCGAACTCGGTAAGGATAGTGTGAAGGTTCGTTTGGACTGTGGGAAAGTAGTTGATGTAGATGCCTATGTGTGGGAGAATGTGGAATATAACCCAATCAAGGTCAGGAATTCTGATGGTACAACAACCGAAGAGATTGAGAAGATCACTATCGGTGAATACCGTGCTCTCCCTATCCGTTTGGGCTGGGCTGTCACAATTCATAAAGCGCAGGGCTTGACTTTACCTGAACTTAATATAGACTTTGGTTATGGCGCTTTTGCACCCGGTATGGCTTATGTTGCTTTCAGCAGGGCTACATCAGCTAAAGGATTAAGACTATTGAAAAAGGTCAAAGAAAAGGATATTATTGTTGACCAACGTATAGTAAGATTTTATGAAGAGACTTTCCCAGGTAAATAGGAGATAAAATTATGGCATCATACTCTCGAAATGAGTTAGTCAAGAAGTTCCAAAAGGAACTTGAAGATTGGAACAACGCCCCAGCCGCAAGTGCGTTGAAGCCACCGAAGGATACTACACATATCCAAATGGCCTCTCTTGATGAGATGATGTCAGCATACGGCTACGTTCCTCGTCGTGTTCCACAATATCCGAACATTACAGATGGTCGTTTTGGTTACCAGTCCCTTTCTGGTAATGATTTTATCTCCCTGGAAGATGCGGTGTCATACCACAATAATGCAATGTTCCGTGGTAACCCTTTCAGAAAGATTCCTGATCGTTTAAGCTTCGCTCTTCAAAACCGTATTGTGGAGCAGGTGTCTGTACAGCGTGATAAATCCCGCTATGCAGGTGGTTCAGGTATTAAATCTCAAAAATTATGGGTGAAATTTTATGACATTTGAAGTTGAAGATTTTTCTGATCTGAAGAAAGTTTCAACAGAAAAACTGTTGAAACTTCGAGATGTGGCTAATGATAATTATAACGAGGCGCATCGTCACATGACAAAAGCCTTGTTGCATTTGTGGTCAATTAAAGACGAACTGGAGTTGCGTAAAAATGCTGAAAAAACTATTTAACTGGCTGTTTGCCAAGAAGGAAGAACCTCATCGTGAAGTTAATGTGTTCGATTTCACAAAACGTGAAGCAGGGCATGATATTACTCTTCGCATGATTGATGATGGGGAGTATGCAGAGGCAATGGTTTTCCTTGCTATTGATCAACAGGCACCGGGGGTTGGCGACTTTATTGTTGTCAATCTTGAACAATCCTCTATGCAGGGAGAGGTTGATTACCACATGACTTTTGTGGTTGAGTCTGTGACTTGTATTGCACTGGGTATTTCCCAGCTAACCCTAACCCGCTACGAAGGTGCAGAAGATGAGTAAGTCCCGTAAAGTCGAGATTGAATTTGAGTACAAGCACCCAACCGAAGGTGTGGTTGCAGTAGAAGCACTTTATACTGTTCAGAAGCCGGACTTTTACAGCAAAGAGAGCGATTGGGATTACAATGGTTTTCAGGACTTAGAACATTATGCTGTATTCAAAAACGGCACCCAGATCCTCGTTGACATTCCAGATGATGTCATGTACCATCACCTACGTGAACATCTGCGTAATGCAGAGATCGAAGGTTGTTTCCATCGTGAGGAGGAATTCTAATGGCAAAAAGTGAAGTTAAACTGGTTGAATTCAATATGAAGCAGACCAAGAAAGAAGAGGCTGAAGAAATTCTGGCAGGTCTTATTGATGAAGGTTTTGTCCTCATGGGGCAGCACGAAGCCGAAGGTTGGATGAATTTTACAATGGTAAAATCCGATAATTCACTAAACGTTGTCCTTAATACTGATGGCGGCCTTACACCTGCTCACCAGTTCCAGGTGGTCAATGGTGCAGCAGAGCGAGTTGTTCATTGAGGTCCGTATGAATAAAGTGGTGTGGAGCCTTTTCGATGGCTCCGGCATCATGGGGTGGGAGTATGCTAAAAATGGTTATAAGGTGTACTGCTTCAACTTTGATGCTGGGGATCATGGTGGTTATGAGTTGGTAAGGGTTAAGCATCCTAATATTCAGTATGTCAATTCTTGGATCGATGAGGGTTTTGATCCAGAGAAAGATGGGATTCCTAAGCCAGATATTATCTTTGCATTTCCGCCATGTACCGATATGGCAGTTAGCGGTGCTGCTCATTTTGCCTCAAAAGCAGCCAAAGACCCTCTTTTTCAGGTCAAAGCCGTGAATACAGCTAAGGTTGCAGCAATGTTAGGAGATAAGTACGGGTGTCCATACATGATAGAGAACCCTGTGAGTGTTCTGTCCTCCAAATGGAGGAGACCGAACCACATGTTCCATCCGTATGAATATGGGGGTTATCTACCCCATGATGATGTTCATCCGTTCTTCCCTGAGTATATTAATCCGCGAGACTCATACCCTAAAAAGACGTGTCTTTGGACGGGTAATGGTTTTAAAATGCCACCCGCAAAGCCCGTTGCGGTAGCGAAGGGTTACTCAGAACAGCATAAAAAGCTGGGAGGAAAGTCTGCCAAAACAAAACTGATACGTTCTTTAACACCCCGTGGTTTTGCTGCTGCGGTTTTTTATTCCAACCAGTAAGTGAGGCTAAGTGAAAGAGTTATTATTAGTTGGTGGTCGAGCAGGGCCATCAGATGGAGATACACGTATGCTGCTACAGGCTGACAAAGTGAGTGGCATCTACCCCATAGATCAAGCAAACCCGTCGCGAGCATTCACAAGTTACGGGACCCCTGCTGGACAAAGTACAGTGCAGGCTAAGTTTGGTCAATATTCGTTTGACTGCCGCAATGGTGGTTTTCAAATGTCTGGAACAGTAAAACCTGATCTTGCATTTGCAAAAGGTGATCCATTCACGATTGAGTTTTGGTCGTACAACACGGCAGTCGATAGTGCAACCTGGTGGATGTACTTTAACACAGGAACTTCTTCCTGTTTAAAAACCTATCAGTCAACTATTTATTTGCAGGATAACTCTGCTTCTGTACAGGTTGGTCCACTGTCACGCATACCGACGAACCAGTGGAACCACATCGCGATTGTTTACGATGGGACAAATCTCCAGTTCTATGTGAACGGAAACCGCATTGTATCGCAAGCATCTGCTGGCGGCTGGAGTACAGCTTCATCATTTGCAAGGGTGATGGGTGGTGAGGGATCAGCGAAGTGTTTCATGGATCAGTTTCGAATTTCGGGTGTTGCGAGGTATTCAGGTACTTCATTCACTGTACCTACAGCACCTTTTGATATGGATTAGGAGGTAAGTTGAAAAATGTGGTGATCGCAAAAGCTTCAACCCTACAAAAGTTGGAGGATAATTTGAATTTCTTTTTTGAGAAGGGGTATCACATCCAAGGTGGTATTTCCTTCCAGGATGGACTTTATATTGCTGTTGTTGTTAGGCCGTTTTAAGGAGAGATGATGGGGAATGGTCCGGATTGGGGCAGCATTGTGGAGTACCGAGACGGAAAGCTGTACTGGAAAGTAAACACCTTCTCAGGTAGAAACCACAATCATCCAGCGGCAGTTATTGGCAAGGAAGCTGGATCAATATCTGGAAAGGGATATTGCACTATACGCTTTCAAGGGTACAGGTGTTATAGGCATGTTATCGTGTGGCTGCTTCACCACGGACCAATCCCAAAAGGATTGCAGGTTGACCATATCAAATCGTTAAGGGAGACAGGCGGTGTTGCCGATGACCGAATAACTAATTTACAACTCCTTACAAGAGGTACAAATACTCGTAAAGGTGGTGGTAACATGCCTAATTCTTCCAACAAGTCTTCTGCAAGAAGAGGGGTTTCTTGGGATAGAGGTTATCCATCAAAGCCTTGGAGGGCAAGGATAACCGTAGACGGAAAAGTTCTCCTTAAAAATTTTGAGAGTTTTAATGAAGCCTCTCAGCAAAGAGAGTTGTGGGAAAAAGAGTATTGCTATGGAGGATTATGAGTAATTTTGATTTTTCGGCTTATCGACAAGGTGGACAGGAAAACCCGAAAGCACAAAGATTTGGCAATAACGGCAATCGTGGAGGAAGAGTGAGTTATCAGCAGCGCGAAGAAGAGACCCTGGAATCTGTAGTCAATGGCACCCGTATTCTGGCAGTTCCTGAAATGAGTCTCTCGCTTGATGCAGCGAAGTATTTTAAAATCCGGTCTGCTGTTTCAGCAAGCGACGGTGTAACCATTACAGCAACCTACTTGCCATATTATGATAAGTACGGTAAGCTTACTGGTTATAAGAAACGTGACTGGACACTACCAAAAGAGAAGAAGGGACACTTCTCTGTGGTCGGCACTGTAAAGGCAGCATCTCAGTTCTTTGGTCAGCATGAAGCTGCTATGGGCGCTGGTCGTAAACAGATTTTTGTTGTTGAGGGTGAAGGTGATGTGACTGCTGGGTGGCAGGCGGGTTTTGATTTTGTCAAAGCTTTAGCTGCAAGCCCCAATGCCCCGAAAGGGGTGAAGGATTGGGCGGCAAGTGTTCTGAAAGGTATCACTGCCATTCAGAACGGTGAGGAAGTTGCAGGTATTCCGACACTGCCTTTTGTCGGATTAAACTGTGGCACAGCTAACGCAGTTGACACCTTCGCTAACAATGAGAAGTTTATCCGTGGTTACGAAAAAGTAGTTCTTGGTTTTGATAACGATGAAGCAACAGCGCTGGAAAAGGAACGTAAAATCAAGAAAGGTAAGGAAGCGACAGATGATGTTGCAGCATTCTTGCTGTCAGACAATATCTTTGTAGCTCGTTACCCTAATGAACGTAACGATCCGGCTGGTGTTAAAGATATTCGAGATATGTACGATGCTGGGAAGGGTCGTGAAATCTGGAACATGTTTTCCAAGGCAGAAGACAGGTATGTCCCTGACAAACTGATCAGTCTGAGCAATATCACCATTGAGAACCTTCGTAAGAAGAAGAAAGATGGTGTTCCATTACCAGGTATGCCTCGACTTTATGAGTTGACAAAAGGCCCACGTACTGGAGAGCTTTGGACACTGACTGGACCAAGTGGCGGGGGTTGACAAACTAGCCCCTTCATGCAGTAATGTATGAAGAAAACCTTGTGAATTCGGTGAAAACCCTAACGTGAAGACGAGGGCAATACCGAGCGAAGCCGAAGAGTCTCTCCTTTTATAAGGAGGGATTATGTGGAAAAGTATAGAAAATTTTGATGGATACGAAGTTTCTGACAAAGGTGAAGTAAGAGGGAAGAGAGGCTCGATTATAAAACCTGATACCAGTGGCAGATACTACCGTGTTAGCCTGTGCCGAGAAGGGATAGTTACTCGGTGGATGGTTCACCGTCTTGTAGCTTTTGCATTTTTGGAACCCATAGAGGGTAAACCTTATGTGAATCACAAAAACGGTGATAAAACGGATAACTCAGTTGACAATCTTGAATGGGTAACCCAACGGGAAAATCAAGACCATGCTGTTTTAACAAGCTTGTGTCCTCGTGGGGAGGAAATATGGACATCTAAAGTCACAGAGAGTGAAGTTCTTCAGATAGCAGAAACTTTGCAACTTGAACTTCCAGTATCAGAAGTGGCGAGAAGATTTTCCGTTCCTTTTCGGATTGTAAAAAGAATTAAATACAGAGAAACTTGGGAATGGTTAACCTCTGAATACGAATTCTTTTCAGGAAGACCAAAACTAACCCTGCTTTCGGGAGAGCGGCAACAGATATACGACCTGTTGAAGTATGGCTTCCCCAGCAGAGAGGTTGCCAAGATGTTTGGTGTTTCTAAAACGACTGTATTAAACATCAAGAGAGACTTTTCGGAACGTGTAACGACTAGCCGTGATGAGTGTAACGGTGTACATCCAAGTGGGTGGAAGCGCAAGGCATCCTGAAAGGATGATGATATAGTCTGCTCTGCATGGAAACATGCAGCAGACCCCGATACGAGATAGGGGTCGGGCAAGGAATAACGAACCTTGCTGAACATAAGGAAAAGTACAATTTCTCGCAAGATCGAGTATGCAATTGTGGATTATCTTCGCAATATGGATATCCCTCGTCTTGACGGCTGGACGGAGCACGAGAAGGTTGCAATCATCCGTCTTGAAGAGGATGAGGAGGAGTCAGTAAACAGCCTGTACGCTGAAGAGTTGAAGGTTGACCCTAAAGCATTTGTTGCAGATCCTGAGCAGTTCCTGACTGAGGAAGAGCACCTTGCCATTCACCAACGGTGGATTGCTGAGGACAAGATTAAGATCTTTGACCACTTCGGTTCTATCCCGACTGATCAGTTGATTCAGAAGCTGAAACAGATGGTGTTCCTTGATGGTTGTAAGTGGATTATCCTTGACCACCTGTCGATGGTGATCTCCGGTCTTAAGTCAGACAATGAACGCCGAGATTTGGATAATATCATGACCGAGCTTGCGGCATTCTGTAAGCAGTATGATGTGTTCATTCTCAGTATTAGCCACATGAAGCGTAAGGAGCTTCAGTTACCGAAGGATAAAGACGGTAATATGTTGCCTTTCTGGTATCCTGTACGTAAAGAAGACCTGCGTGGTTCTGCTGCACTGGAACAGCTTTCCTGGATTGTCCTGGGTGTTGAGCCAGAAGAACTACCAGACCGCTCTCGTGGTCGTGTGCGTGTGGTTGTCATGAAGAACCGCCCACACAAAAAACTCGGTGTCGCAGACACCATGATCATGGACGAAAACGGACAATTCACGGATGCGTCTGGTTGGGTATGGGAAGATGGGATGTTCAAGCTGGACGGGGAAGTCATGCTTCGCCCTGAAGGTATGGTTCAGACCCTACAACTGGAGACTCCGGTGGGTAAGGTCAATGTACCAGCACCTGTCGTGGAGAATCCGGTGCAACTCCCATCGCCAGCAGACATGGATGAGGATACGCCGTTTTGATGATATATTAACCAACTGAGAGGTGGGTGTCGATACAGACCAACCCACCTTGCATAGGAGGAGCATGAAAGGTTTGTTTATAACGGACAACGAAGCTGATGGTCTGTTAGAGGAAGTAACTAAGTACCACTGTACCCTTCTGAAGGAATACGGTGTTAACAACTGGAATCTGTTTTTAGATCCTGCACACCCAGAGTATGAGAGCGCCGTAACATATGCTCGCAGCAAGACAGAAGCCAATCTCACGATCCGCTCATATGACGAGCTTGAGGCGTTCCTGAAAACTTGCCGTGGTATTGCGTGTCACAACCTTTTTGGTTATGATCTACGCCTCTGGAAGAAGCTGTCAGGCATTGAGTACGACATGTTCAAAGACCCTAAGTGTCTGGGGACGATTGGGGATACCCAAGTCAACCTGTACGATACTCTGTCTATGAGCCGTGTACTTTATCCTGACCGACCACTACCAAATGGCTGTCCTGATTCAGTTTTGAACCCGGTAACCGGGAAACGTGACCGTGTTGGTCCACATGGCCTTATGGCTTGGGGCTATCGTGTGGCGAACAAGAAAGTTCAGATTGATGACTGGCGTAACCAGCCGCTCTGGGAGTACGTTAACCGTGTGTGGGAAGACGTTCTGATCAACGAACTGACGTGGAAAGCATTGATTGATGAATCCACTGGTGCTCGTTGGCCCGATGACAAGCAGTTCATGTACACGGATAAACCCGAAGGTATTCGCCAGATTAACTGGAAAAACGCTCTTCGTCGCCGTATGCTGACGGATTACCTGATGATTGAGCAAGAGATTCAGGGTGTTCCGTTCAACAAGCATGAGGCGGAAAAACTTCGAGATCGCATTGATGTTATGATGAAAGAGATCGAAGAAGAGGTTGAACCGTTACTTCCTATGAAGGAGATGACAAAATCTCAACAACCTAAGTTCCCAGCTAACCCGTTTGATGGTGCTGGTAATATCTCCCACCACGGATGGAACTGGTTACAGTACAAGCTTGGGTATCCGGTTAACCGCGAGGCGCTGGAGTTTAAGGGTCCACCAAAAACCGCTTTCAAAAGTAATGGTGAGGTCAGTGCGGCAGGGGAAAGATACTGCATCCAGAACGGTGTTGAAGACCCTATGCACTTCGGGGATTTTATCCGGGAACAAAGGAATAAAGAGAATACCCTGGTGCCTCTGCCACCTGACCTGATGGAGAAGGCCAAAGAGGATTTGCGGAATGGTAAGATGCCTGACCTGATGGTCCCGATGAAGATCTCGAACCAGGACGACATCAAGAAGTACCTGATCCGCGATGCTGACTGGAAGCCTACCCTGTGGCGTGTAAAAGATGTGACCAAAGATCAGTTCAAGAAGGCCAGAACTGACCCAGAGATTGACGAATTAGTCAGAAAGTACATTGAGGAGCTTGGTGAATCAGAGTATAAGTCTTTGATTATTGAGCACTTAAATAACACAGACGACAAATTCAACATCTCAGAGCGCAAGTTTGATCATCGTCATGCGTCTGACAAGGCGTATGCGGAAATATTCAAGAAGTTCCGGCGCAAAGCTCGTCAGTTACCAACTTCACCACAGTTGAAGGATAACTTCGGCAAGCTATGTCCGAACCTCGAACGTATTGATGTTCACTTGGCAAAACAGATCGTTAAGTGGTTGTCACTGCGTAACCGTCGCTCAGTCCTCGACCCGATTGATGAGGATAAGAATGACACAGGTTTGCTCAACCACCCTCGCCTGGCGATTGATGGGAAGCTTCCTGCCCGTTTTTCTGGAATCACCAACACCGGGCGTTGCAAGCACACCATTTGTGCAAACATGCCTAAGCCAGATCCGAAGGTGTTGCTCGGAAAAGAAATGCGTGGATTGTGGGGTGTTACTGACGGGTATTATCAGGTCGGTATCGACGGCTCCAACCTAGAGGGCATGATCGCCGCATGGGGTGCATACCAGTTCGATGGCGGTGAATACTTGCGGATCATGGAGAGCGGAGACGCTCACGCACGAAACGCAGAAGCGTACACCAAAGCTTCAGGAACCCTCGTTACACGTAACGGCGGTAAAGGTGTAACCTACGGTATCATGTACGGTGCTCAGGCGGCGAAGATTGCAGCGATGTTGAACATCTCCCTTGACAAAGCTCAGGCGGTAATTGATGCTTTCTGGGATAGCAACTTCGGTTTGAAAGGTCGTAAAGAATGGCTGGAGAACTTCTGGGAAGCAACAGGGAAGCGTTATATTCCTGGATTGGATGGTCGTAAGATTTGGACCCGTTCTAAGCACTCGTTACTGAATGCTTACCAGCAGAACGGTGGTGCATCACTGTTTGACCTTGTTGGCATCCTGCTACACTGGGAACTGGTGAAGCGTGGGTGGTATGATGACGATGTACGTCGCCTGATCTACTACCATAAGTAACATTGTGGCTTTGTGAGGTAACTCACATCGAATAACTCTTTTAATTGTCGGGAAGGCTAAGGTTGACAGTTTTGGTAGACTGTTATACTATGCTAATCCGCAGCGAAGCTTGTCAGGAATTTTAGAGACAAGAACGTTCAGAGACTAATTCACTTAAAACAATCCAGCTATATGCGAGGAGATACATGAAAACTACCAAAAAGGATCGAGACATGCTGATTGCCATTACACTTGGCGATGGATGGTTATCCAAGCATGGTCATCTCGAAGTGTGGCACTCTATCCACCAGAAAGAGTACACATTGATGAAATATGAGAAGATTAAGAAATTTTGTCCAAGTGGTATTTTATACCGGAAAAACAGCTTGGGTAAGGAACAGGTGGGTTTTAGAACTAAAAGATTACCTTTCCTAAAATTACTTCGTCGTATTTTGTATCCTGAAGGTAAAAAAGTTTTCAGTGGTAGATTACTAAAGAGACTTGGACCAGAGCACTTGGCGATATTGTGGATGGACGATGGAAGTTTAACGACCCTGAAGAATAAGAAGGGTGTTAAGTCATCCTCCAGATATACGTTAAGTCTTTGTACTAGCAGAGAGCAATGTTTGCTAGTTGCTGACTGGATAAAATCTCTTACTGGCGTATGCCCTTGGATAAGAAGTGTCAGGGGTGGTAAATATTTCTCTCTTTGTTTTACAACAGGGGAGGGGAGGATTTTTAGCCAAGTAATACGACCATTCATGTGTAAAAGCATGATGTATAAGGTGAGCCAAGATTAATTCTTGGGTAAGCGACCAAGTGGCGTTGAAAAAGAGAGCATCCCTTGTGGATGGTTAGATAGTCCGATCCTACGTGAAAACGTATGGCAACACGTAATGGTGTGGGCGAGATTAACGACCTCGCTAAACTTTTGGATGAATACCAGCTCCAGGTTCCTAAGAAATACTTGAAGAAGTGGGAGTTTGATACCCTGGAAGATGCAAAAGCTTTCGTAAAAGAATGGGAAGCAAAAGGCCGCGTATTTGACGGGCATGAGTGGAGAAAGGCTGTAAAAGACGAGAATGGTGAAAATGTCAAGGATGCCGAAGGTAATACGGTGTATGAGGGCGTCTTTGGTGAAGATGGGAAGATACACATCCAGTATTGCCCTGTTGGTGAGATGGTGGTGAAATGTGTTGAGAAAGCTGCTCGTATGATGGGTTCTCCGGTGCATATCACAGGTGCTTACTTAACGGGTAAAAACTGGGCTGAGTGTCACTAAATTTAAAGGGGCAGACGCCCCTGTTCTTGGAGACTATAAATGTTTGAGATGATGCTTGCTACAAGTGAAACAAAGAAATCGATTCCTGTTGGTAATGTGGAATTTACCAACATATCTTCCTCCCCACAATCATGGACTGTCCCTGCCAATGTCGAGGAGGTCAGTGTACTTTGTGTTGGTCAAGGAGGGGCAGCACAAACTAATCCACTTCCAAGACGTGGAGGTGCGGGTGGAGACTTGGTGTGGAGAAACAACATCCCAGTTTTTCCTGGAGAGATTTTACAAGTGTTTACACAAAATAATGCAGATGGGACGACGCTTGTAGGTTTGTTTCGTGGTTCTGTACCACTAGTGGCTGCTGGTTTCGGGTCAGGACCTGAACCGTACACGGGGCAATACCCAGATATGGGTGATGCAGTGATAAATAAAGGCGGCGCGGGTGGGAATAATACCTCAGCCAATGATATAAAACGTTGCAGTGGCGCAGGTGGTGCCGCAGGGTATATTGGGAAAGGTGGTGATGGCGGTAATGCATACCCAGCATCAACAATGTACTCTCAAGGCCAGGATGGTCAGGGAGGCGGTGGCGGTGGCTCATGTGGTTATTACTTCTCTGGTTCCACATCTGGGGAGAACTCCGGTGGCGGTGGCGGTGTCGGAATCTATGGCGTTGGGGTCAATGGTCATGGAGGTAGAGGTGGATATTCACCAACAATAGCAAGAGGCGGGTCTGGTGGGGCAGACCCTACAGGTCGCCAGGGTGGTAAATTTGGGGGTGGGGCTGGACACGGATCTTCAAGCTCACCTGGTTCTTCAGCGGTGCGGATAATCTGGGGAAATACAGAAAAGAGAGAATTCCCAAACAATGCCCGAAAGGTATAAATAAATAAGAGGAGGATGTATGATTAAAGAAGGTCAGTTGGTTAGATTGAAATCAGGTGGCCCTGACATGGTTGTTGAGCGTATCTTTGAAAGACCGCTGACCTCCAACGGGGTAATCAGTATCGTTAAATATGCTGCCTGCTCATGGATGAATGAAAGCAATGTGAAACAGGTGGAAGACTTTGCTTTTCCTGCACTTGAAATTATCGGAGAGTGATATGAAAGTAAAAGGCACACAAACCACGGTGCAAACCGTGGATGTGGAACTAAGCGATGCTGCCATCAAGTCGGTTGTTTATGGTCAGACGATTGATTATCTTGCAGATGCTGTGGAGGAAAAACTTTTGTACCGCTTCCTCCACAGCTTGCCACCGGAGTTTGACGGTAAAAGGACGATCAGGGAAAGTTACCGATCTGGGAATAAAGGTAAACTAGCGCTGGTGCATGTGGATGCAGACTGGAATTACCACAACAATGTTGGAGAGGACAAGGAAGTTCGTTTATTGACTGAAGAGGAATGGGAACGTTACAAAGAGCTTTGTAATATCTCCAAGGTAATTAAAGACTTGCAAAAATAACGTAAAAGCCCCTTGACTTCATGGTTGAGGGGCTTTATTTTTAGGGGAGTTAAATAACCTGGAGGGTGGTGTATGTTAGAGGCAATCAATTATTTCTTTTTAGTGCTGGCGGCAGTGACATGTGTGTGGTGTGGCTTTGGCGCTGTCTTTTCAAAAAATGAAACACACCGCGCGGTGTACGTGGTTTGTGCAGTAATCAATGCTTCCTTTACGGTGCATATCTGGAGTATCGCCTTATGAAAGGTCACATGCCTTGGATTAAACCCTTGGTGATTGTCGGAATAATTGTTGTTGCGGTGTTTATTGTTGTTGACATCGCAGATACCGTCACCCATAATTGTAAGCCTAACGGTGAACAACGCCTCGCAAACAGTGCTGATGGAGTTGTCGTTGAGAACAAACTGATCTGCGACGGTGGTCGCGTGAAGTGGTCTCGTTACTAACCCTGAATAAATAATCTCAAGAGGAGATTCAAATGAAAAAATTAACGATTGCTCTGCTGGCTATGGCTTTTGTTGCAACCGCCCATGCGGAAGAAGATGATGATTTCCAGACCGAACCTATGTGCAAGGTTGAGGTGTGCAACAAGATCGAGCGTTTCTCTCTGAGCATTTGGTCTCATATGAAGGATAGTATGGGAGAGACCTGTATCGACACGGTGATCCCTAAAAAGGATGCTCAGGTGGGGAATGTTCTGAGCGAAGAGTCTCGCTGGTATCAGGGGTCATCTATCAACCCAACCAAAAAATCTGTGACCCGTGTGTCACAAGTCTACAAATGTCAGAAGGGGTGATCATGAAAAAGATTATCCTTGCCACCCTGCTCGCGCTTTCTTGCTCTGTACAAGCAACAGAGTTCTATACCGATACCTTGGCAAAAAGGATCACAGATGCAGGCAATGCTGATATGCTGGATGCTTACAAACAGGGTCTGGAAAGAGCAAAGGCTAAGAAAGATGCGGCAGAAATTGAAGTAAAAATTGCAGAATTGCAAGTGGCAGTTTCCAAAATGGAAAAGCAGATGATTATCCTCACAAACGCTGTTGAAGAAATGGAGAAAAGCAAATGACTATGACTCGTGGCCTTATCTTCGGAAAATTTGCACCGCTGACCAACGGGCATGTCGCATTTATTCGCCAGGCGGCTTCGCAGGTGAGTTGCCTGTATCTGTTCCTGTCGTATGACCAGAAATTTGTTGACGCACAACCAGAGTGGATTCGTCCAAAGTTGGGTCTTGCTGATCGCTATCGTGACTTGCTGGATGTTATTGCCGATGAGGGTCTGGATAACGTGAAGGTTGACTACGTTGATGAGTCGAATATACCCGGATACCCTGAAGGAGGTGCTGCTTATGCAAAACTGATCCGTGAAAAGCAACCTTTCGTTAAATACGACTTTGCTTTCTCTTCTGAGCCGGAGTACGAGTCTTACTTCAGTGAGTTCTTCCCTGAAGCGAAGCATGTTGTTATCGACGCAGAACGTAAAGCTGTTCCTATCTCTGCTACGATGATTCGTAACGACCCGTACAACAATTTCTATAACCTGGCATGGCCTGCACGTAAACGCTTCATGAAAAAGGTCGCCATTGTTGGTGTTGAGAGCACTGGTAAAACGACCCTGACACAACACTTGGCACACACATTCGGTGCAGCTTGGATTCCTGAAATTGGAAGACTGATCTGTGAGCGTGAGTATCACTCCAGTGAGCTTGCGATGAGTCGTGAGGATTACCTGCGTGTTGCAATGGAGCATCGCCTGAAGGAGATGGAGGTGGCTGGTTGGGGTGACCGTGGGGTAATGTTCTCCGACACCACAAATCTGATCACACACTTCTCTGGTGTTTGTGCAGATAAGATCGACTACTCCGACCTGTTGTTCCGGACACTGAGCCGTGAAGAGAGCTACAACTTCTACGATCTGTTCCTGTTCCTCACACCAGAGGTTCCGTGGGTTGCTGATCCTCTTCGTTTGCAGGATACACCAGAAAAGCGTAAAGAAACGCATTCTTTGCTTGACACAATGATCAGGGCATCTTATGATACAAGCAAGGTGGTGGTCATCTCCGGCAATGATTACGAAGAGCGTACTCAAAAAGCCGAAGAAGCTGTCCGTAAATTGCTGAATATCAAAGGAGAATAAGATGAACGTAACTAATTCAAGCATGAAGCAGGCTTTTGGTGTTCTGAAGGTTATTTTGGAAAAGGCCCCTGAGTTGGCTGAAGGTCTTCAGGCTTACGCTAACTGTCGTGAGCAAGGCTTCTCTATAACCAAGTGGAATCACAAGTGTGATAATGACCTTTCGAGGCAAGTTTCTTTCTCCGAGTGTCGTAACAGTGATCAGATCAATGTGTACTGGGGCCGACCAGGAAACTTCAACTACCAGACGAATGTGCCTGACGACGACACGTATTTTTCTCGTCGCAAATACTTTGGTTATGAGGAGTATGAAGAAGCGGCAGACTGGATCATCGCGTACCTGAAAGGTGACTTAGATGGATCAAAATAAGCAGGTTTTGGTCTGGAAAACCCAAGAAGGTAATCTTGTCCGGATCACCCATATGTCTGACGAGCATTTACGTAATGCAATCATCTGGCTACTGACAGACTCTTGTCTTGATGACAAAACAGAAGGTGTGCCGATAACTACGTGGGTAGAAGCAATGGCTGTGGAGTTAAACAGCCGGATGGTTGGTAATGGCTAAGGTTCTTAACTTTTACCATATTGGTAAGGTTATCCCTGAAGGTGCGGTCTACATGGGCCGCACCATGAAGAAATTTAACCTGGTGGGTCATAAGCTAGCCAACCCATTCCCTCTTGAGAAAGGTGGTGGGAATCGTGATGAGGTCATAGAAAAGTACCGTGGGTGGTTGTGGGAGAAGATCCAGAAAGGTGAAATTACTTTGCAAGATCTTCTTGACTTGGACGGGAAAGACCTTGTATGCTTTTGTTCACCGAAGAGATGTCACTGTGATGTAATCATGGCGGCAATAGAATGGGCCAAGGGGAGGGTTACAAAATGAGTTTGAAAAAAGATCACACTTATATCGAGATATATAAGAACATCGCTGGAGGTCACTCCCTTGTGATCTCTGATGATGCCGGAGGTTATCGTCTGGCAGGTACAAAGATAACTGGTCAACCGATAGCGCGTTTTGAAGTTTCTGTTGAAGAACTGATGATCGCAGTAAATAATCACCAAGGAGAATAACATGGTTTATGGTAGGGGTATAAACGACTCAGATTCTCCCTGTCAGATTTTCAAGTGGGTAGATGGTAGACAGGTTTTGGAATGGAGATGCCCTTACTATGAACTTTGGATAGGGATCTTGTACAGATGTTATTCAAAGCAGTTCCACAAAAGACAACCTACCTATGCCGGATGCCAAGTGGCGGATGACTGGTTAAGGTTTTCTGTCTTCAAAGAGTGGGTTTCTCAACAACCCCTGCACGAACAGTGGTTGAATAAGGAAGGTGATCTTCAATTTGACAAAGACATTCTTTTGGAGGGGAACAGAAATTACACTCCTGAAGCATGTGCGTTCGTTCCAAGATACATAAATACCGCATTAGCCTATAGTAAGAACAGCGGCCTACCTATGGGTGTAACCAAAAAAGAAAACAGGAAGGTCTATGAGGCGGGGTGCAGGGTGGACGGGAAAAGAAAATACTTGGGCGTGCGAGCAACCCCCCTTGCTGCTCATGCATTATGGCAAAAGCAAAAGGCTGAAAATCTTCAATCTGTGATCGAGGTATACTCCTCATCTGAATTTTATAATGAGCTTATTGCGAAAGCCCTGCAAAAAAGAGTTGACAGAATACTAAATGACCTCCAAAATGGAGAGGAAACAACTTACTTATGAGGAGAAAAGATTACATGATGAATCTATACGTAAAAACAACCTGGACCGACTTTTATGGTTGGTCGAAACTTGAATATCTGTGGCTGTTCATCTGTTCAGCCTCCATCGCTCTCGTGTCGATCATCATGGGCGGTGGGGTTATTGAATTTATCTCGTCTGTGACAGGTATTATCGGAGCGATCCTTGTTGCAAAAGGTAAACTTTCCAGTTATTATTGGGGCTTTGTGGCGACAGTGTTGTACGCATACATCTCCTTCACGTACAAACTGTACGGTGAGACGATTATGTACACTCTGCTATTTACTCCGATGCAGGTGATAGGTGGGATTATCTGGGCGAAAAAGCTGACTGTCTCTGAAGACGGTGAACGTGCGGATGTTATCAAAAAGTACCTCACCACAAAGCAGCGGTGGTTGGTTGGGATTGGAACGTTGGTTGTGATCGCCTTGTATGCAGAATTTGTAAGCCTTCTGAAAGGAAGTATGCCTGGACTGGATTCCGCAACAGCGATCCTCTCTGTTCTGGCAACCTATCTGATGATGGTACGTTATGCAGAACAGTGGTACGTGTGGATCATTGTGAACGTAGTCGCAGTCACTTTGTGGATTCAGACAGCGCTCCACCATGAAACTCAGGGGTGGGCGGTACTTGCAATGTGGATCACTTTCCTGTTAAACTCTATTTATGGTGCCTACAAATGGCGTAAAAACGAAGGAGCTATGTAATGATTGGATTTTGGGAATGGTTGACGATGCACAATAACTGGGTGCCGGGTACTGCCCTTTATATTACGATGTTTGTTTGGGCCACTGTCTTATCTTTCAGGGAAACATGGAAGTATAAAGTTATGGCATATTTAATGCTGGTTGTGGTAGTTGGTACGCTATTTAATGCCTTGTCAACTTATAGTGATGGTTATCGCATGTATAAAAATCACTGGACCACTTGTGCAAAACCTGAAGCTGTGGCATCATTCTATGTGTTCGATGCACAGAAAGAACGGTGCTTTAAACCAGTAGTGGGGTTTGCACCAGTTGATGATATGCAGGTGAAGACCTTAACACCAAAACAAATGGAGACAGGCGAATGGTTATGAAATCTGAGCGAACAGGTCAAAAATTTGTAGAAATGTACGAAGCCAGTTTAGGTGAGAATCCAAATCTGGAAGAGCAGTTGGTGCTGGAATACTTCAAGAAGAATGTTGAATATCTTCCTGTAGATTATGATAATCCAACCAGTTTCCATAAAGCCTTCCGTCAGGTCGATGTCTGCAAGAAGGGTTATCAAGATATGGTGATCTGGAGCCTGATGTCTGGTGGTGAATTGAACACAATCTGGTCTGTACTGGAGGAGTTTTATGCGTAAATTCTTTAAGTGGCTACTGAGCCTGTTTAGTTCAAACTCTGTAGTGACCATTGGCAGTGGTAACACCACCACAGTGACCCAGACCTCAACTGTGCATGTTCTGAAGGGACGTGACCCAGAGGGGGATTATAAGTACAAGCTTAAACCCCTGACTGAAAATGAGATCAGGGATATTGCTAAAAAGGCAGTGGCAGATGTAGCAGCTAAAAAGCTGGTAACAGAGGGCCGAGAAGAGCGGCTGAAAGAGATAATGGAAGAGTTGGATCGCCAGCGTAGGAACCGTCGCCCACCACCGCCTCCTGCACCCCCACGTCGCCGTGTGGTTGTGGATGATGATTCTCTCGCACGACAGAGACGCAGTGAAACGAGTTACAGTCGTAACGATGACGATAGCATTGTAACCAGCGCTTTTGTTGCCTCTGCTGTTTATCACTCGTCAAGTAGTGACGATGGTGGAAGTTATAGCAGTGGCAGTTGTGACTCCGGCAGTTCTTCAGGAGGATGTGATTGAAAATAACAAAAACGTTTGTTTGTCCAAACGGTCATTCCACTACCTCAGTCGTAGAGCACTTTGTATCCACGATTGACTGTGCCAAATGTGGTGTAAAAGCCACATATGTAATGGCACTGGAGGATGGTAATATGGTCGCAGGAACAACATCTTGTAGCTTCCCATCGTGGATGGATGATCCTTTTATTAAACCTATCAATGTAAACAAGGAGTTTATGTAATGAAATTTTTATCTGCACTGGCGCTTTTATTCATCGCCTTGAAACTGTGCGGGGTTATTGCATGGTCATGGTGGTGGGTCTTGGCACCACTCTACTTCCCGTTCGCGATTTTTGTGGGGATCATAATTTTGTTTTTCGCCAGTGTCTTTGGTGTTGCAGGGGCGGCTGCTCTTCTGGAGAAAATCAAATTAAGTAAGAAAAGATCTCGATAACTATTGACATACAGAGTTGAAAGGGGTAATATACCCCTTCACTCACAAACGGAGGATTGATGACTGAGGCAGTAACCCCTATCGAAACCCAATCAGAAAAAGAAAAACTGTTCTTCCTCGAACTCGACGAAGGTCAGTTTGGAACTGTTGTTTTTCTTTCCAGTGCCGGAGCACAGATGAATCAGTTCATCGGCTCAGAGCGTATGCGTGATGAGATGCTGAAGGTTATCCAAAGCGGCAACATCACTACTGTGGAAGAAGCTCTTGCATGGGTGCGTGGACACCGCAATAACCTTCTGCAATTAAACGGTGCATCGTCTTTTGCCCTGAATCTACTGAGTCAGGTTGAAGATCTGGTGATCGATAGACTTTTGGGTGTTAACAGTGATACCCAACAAGAAGAAACTAAGTAATAGGAGAGAGAATGAGCGTAATTAACGAATACAAAGATCCGATGTCCGGCAAGGTAAACCACTTCGCAAAGGGCAGCATCAAATTCATCAGCATCAAACCTGTTAAGAATGCAGATCCTGATGGTGTGAAACGTACCCATATCCCAGCGCGAAATGGTCAGCCTGCAAAGGTTATCGAATCAACACATACCATCAGCTTCTTGATGCAAGAGGTGGACGACAATAACAACGTTATTGATCCTCAAAGCCAGGGTGAGTGGATCGGCATGGGGGAGAAGAAGCTACATGCAAGCCACACCGACAAAGTGCAGGTTAAGCTGGACTCTGGTTACAAAGACATTCTGCCTGGTATGGTTGCATCTTTCCCGCTGAAAGTGAGCACGAACGGCGATAAGACCTATGTCAACGGCTCTCTGAGTGGCAAGACTTTCAACATTCTGGACGAAAGCAAAGCAGGTCAACCTGCACCACGTCAGCAGCCGCAGCAAAGTGCTCAAGGTCAACAGTCTGGTGGTGGGGTGAAAGTTTACGGCGAGATCACCGCTATTGCAGGGAATCTGGCGACTGTAAATGATGAGAAGAACGGCCCTGGTAATGTTGTTCTGTCTGATGAGCAACTGGCACAGGTACAGGTTGGTGGTCGCCTGACAGCTTTTGTAAATCTTGCTGATGGCACAATCCTGAACGGCTTTAAAGCTTACGGCCCAGTAGGTCAAGGAACTGGCTCAGGTGGTAAGAAGTCTGGTGGGAATTATGACCCTATTGGTGTAGCTTGTGGTCACGGTATCAACGGCCTTAAGGAATTGATGGGTGCAGGTTACAAAGTGAAGGATGAACTGGAAACAGTAAAAGCCATTCACCGTGCAACTGTAGACATGAAGGCTTTCGTTGCGGAGCGTACTGGTAAGGATGTTGAATCAAACGCTGTTGGAGCAAGTGCAGGTAATGCAATCCTTGTTGCATGTAGCCGATTCAATGCCAAATCGGAAGTAACTGAGGCAACGATCCTGGAAAGCGCCAAGAACGTGTATGTAACGCTCTCTGAGCCGTTTTATGAGTTCTTGACTAACGATGGTAAGCCTGCGGATCAAACCCAACCACAGACTTCTCAGGAGCCTCTGAGCGGCACTGTTGATGTACCACCTATGGATGCTTATGAGCCTCCGATGGACTTTGACGACGATATACCCTTTGCCCCAATCGGTCTGCAATATGGTAGAAACTTCATCCATTGCATTTAATAAAAAGAAAAGGAGCCTTTCGGCTCCTTTTTGTTTTATTGCGGTTGAGAAGGTACAACTGGTTCGCCGGGGTCCACAGGATCTGGTGGGGCTGTGAAGTCTGAAACACTGACATACGAATCATCAAATGCCTCAACCTGACCCTCCCTGTAAATAAGACGAACACCACAACGGGCATCACCAACTGCAATACAGGAAAGGAATCCACCCTCATCAATCATCACCACATCCGGATTTGTAGTTGTTAATTCTCCGTCTATGAAGTTAGTATCAACATTGGCTGGAGAAATTTCCATTCCGACAACGTTCGGACCTGGTGTATAGTCAGGACTGTTTTTATCCATGAACACGAACACATCACCAACTTCCTTTTGTGGGATGGAATCGGTAGTCACAGAGAAGATGGAAACATAACCGCCAGAAGTATCTGTGAGTGTTTTAGCATCCGCGCCAGACCCTGTTTTAGCAGTCATTGTGATGTCAAAACCACCCTCTTCAAGGAAGGTCATGATACCATTTGAGTCTACAGTTGCGATATTAGGAGCACTCGATGTGAACGAAATATCATAAATCTCAGCATCTGCTGGCTCAACAGTCCACGTAAGTTGACTTCTCGACCCTTTGATAGCGTATGGGATAGACCCTGTGGTGATAGCATCCGCAGTTGTCCCCCCAAAGGATGCTTCTGGGATGTTTGTGAACTCACCAGTGCTATCGGTTGACCCAAAGAAACCATAAAGGTTACCAGCGTAGTAAAGGTTCCCGTCATACACCATCCAATGGCTGATAGAGTTCCCCTGGTTAAGGACATCTGTCTTCATGTCTACAATGTATGTCAGCTTCGAAAGATCCCAATCCCTTCCTGTAGGAACTGGAACAAGGGTCGGTTCTAACACCATTGTTGATGGTGTGCCAAGGCCAAGTTGAGCACTTAGGTCACCAAGACCGTAAAGCTTGTTATCAGCAATCAGGAAATGAGACTGACCACCGTCGATAACCCTGAATGTCTCGAAAGGACCAATACCCTCTTTCTTAGAGTATTGGGCTGTCCCGATACCCCTCGTATATAAATAATGCTCTGTATCATCAACACCTGTAGAGGCGATAGCCATTGAGTTTGTTTCGTTCGCTAACCACTCTTTAACATAGACGGTTTCAGTCACAGAGGCAAAACTAACATCGATAAAGTTTTGTGTTTGTGTTGTTGAAGTACCATCTATCTGATGGGTGGCCCCACAAACACGGGGAAGTCCAATATTGTTCAGGTATGTCACGCAAGCATTTAAGCTGTAAGCTCTCACAGAGGATGCACTAATACTTCTTGGGATCGATATTACGGTAGTATTACCAGAGCCAAGGCATCCATTTGTGTTTGACCCGCTTCCATAAAGTCTTCCATCTACCATCTGCCAGAGTGTGTTACCGAGAGCACAAGAAACACTTTGTAAATTTGCGAGGGATACTGTGCCTGTGATTGATGAAGGGAAGCTTGTCCAAGAAGAATAGATAGACCCACTACCAGTGAATTGACTGGTGTCCCCACAATACTGCCAGCCACCATTGTTGTATTTGACAACAAAGGCTCTACCACCACCAAAAACATCAGCTACACCATTAGCCGCCAAGTGCCAATGATCCTTAAACGGGCTTATGTTCCCGTTTGCGCATTCAGACCACGCATTATCCCCTTGGGTATAGAGTCTCCCATCAATCAGGAGGATCGCCATTGACCTTTTGGTAGCACCACCAACCAGACCACGGGTAAAGGCCACCTTCTTAACACTACCTGGTGGTAGTGGTTCTGTTCCTCCTCCAGATAATGTCAAGAAGAGACATGGAATAGGATACATTAAAACCTCCTAAAAGAAAGGCTGTCCGAAGACAGCCTTGAATCATTACGGACGACGAACAATTACAGTGTCGATAACACCGCCTTCAACACCATTATAGGTTAATTGAAGAATAGTCACCGAACCAGCCGTCTCGTTAATTGTTTCGCTGTTTAAAACCAAGTAGTTAGGATCTAAAGTCACAGTGTGACCGCCAGTACCATCTTGAGTCAGGTAAATCACAGCAGAAAAAGCATCTGTCGGTTCAGGCCAAGCACCAATTGTTAAATCCGCATCCACTGTTACGTTGTAGATGTTGGAATCTCCACTTGGGGACCATGCCGCTGTAGAGCTATCAATATCCTCAGCAATAAGTGTCAGGAATTCAACACTTGCCTTGGTTAAGATTGCCGAATCCTGTACCGTAAGGCTATTGGCAGTTACTGCACCAGTAGAGGAAAGAGATCCTACGTTGATGTTCTGACCTGTCAAGTCAACAGAAAGACCTGTAACCGTACCCTGAATAACAAGGTTGTTAACTGTCGTTGTTCCTGTTGCGTTGTTAAGGTTGACATCACCGTTTACGGTCAGGTTATCCTGGACTGTAACATCGGCAAGTACGCTAAGATCCTCAATAAACTCAGACGTTCCTGTAACAGAGAGTTTTCCGCCAATTGTACCATCTGCTGTTCCGGTTGTAAATCCACCATTGAGACTGGTTAACCCACCCACTGTGAATGGACCAGTGATGTTTCCGTTACCCGCAGAGAAATCTTCGAGTGTTGTATTACCGTTTACGGTCAGATCACTTGTAATATCAAGGCCACCGATTGTTGCGTTTCCAAGGTTGGTAACACCACTGACCTGTAAGTCACCACCTACAGTTACACCGTCTGCGGTTGTAACAGAGTTTGGTGAAATATCAAGTCCGTTGACACTGAAGGTGATACCTGTTACGTTACCTGTAATATTCAGGTTTTCTACCTCAGTTGTACCTGAGACCTTTAATCTCGGTGCTGTAGGATCTTTACTTGCGTTACCACGGATATACACATAATCGAAGACGTTATTACCCACACCTGTCAGAGACATGGTTGTATCATCTTCAGCCACTGTTCCGTTGACAATAATGTCCGTCTGGATGCTGTGGGTTTGGATCGCATATGGGTCAAGGCGCGTCTTAAAGAATGTCGGATTATCTGCGTCTGTAAATACGAAGGTAAGACTTGACAACTCTTTTGTCAGGATCAGGTTCTGGAAACGACCTGTTGAGTTATCTGCGTTTACAGGGCCATTAAGGTCGATTGTCCCACCAACCACCAAACTATTGAGTGTTGTAGCACCTGTTACAGACAGGTTTGCAAAGGTAACACTACCACCTGAGATGCTTGACAAGGCGCTTGCAATAGCGGTTGTAACAAAGGCAGTTGTGGCAATTGTTGTACTGTTGCTGTTAGCCGCAGGGGTTGGAGCCTGTGGGTTTCCTGTCAGGATCGGGCTGTTGATTGGTGCATAGATAGATGCCATCGCCGCTGCGTCGTTGTACAATCTCCAGTTAACACTGTTAGCTGGGTTTTGTGGTAAAACGACAGGGGCGCTTGCTGTTGCGGTTGGTGCATACCACCATTGAACCCCATTTGTGCCATTAAAAGCATAAAGCTGGTTGAATACTGTGGTCTGAGTACCCGCGATCCACGGCATAGGCGGTGTTTTAAAGAACAGGTTGTCAAGAAGAGCTTTACGAACCGTTGGAATGGTGCTACCATCTTCAGTAACAACAGTTTCGGATGCCGTTCCGTTGACAACCTTGTGGAGGCGTTCAGAGTCTTCAACAACCTGATCGACAGCCTGTTCAAATTGAGTCATGTCTGCCACAAGAGTCTCCTTATTGGTCTGACTTTGGTTCTGTACGTTGGGCTTCTGTTACTCCCCAGCGTAGAGATATTAGCTTACTGATTAGTTGAGGTGCAGCAACTGTGGGTGCATAAATCCACATGTACCACTCGGTCAACGTTCCATTGAATCCCCAGTAAAGGAAAACTGCGGTCATTGAAGCCAAGCCGATATTGCTCCAAAACTTTGTGTGAGAAACCCTCTCAGGGTCTACTGGTGATCTCACAAGATCTTTAATAAATTTCAATAGTGATTTTAACATATTTCCTCAAGATTCTCAATGAACTAACATGGGTAGGAACCTTGCAAGAACCACGAGGCTTACCACAGTAGCAGTTTTTAGCCACTCTTTAACCGTATTGTCTTTAAATGATGCACAGAGGATCAATACTTCCATAACGGTCTGATATGAAGATTTGATGACAAAACTCAATGCAAGTGGCAAAAGATATGGAAATTGCATGACTATTATCTGGCAGAAGAGTACAGGCACTGATACGGAAAGCATCAGCTTCTTCTTCCATCCCGACAATACACACGCTGTGGCGAACAGGAGGGTTATGTCGAGCAACCAACATAATGACATATATAGAGACAGGTCAAAGAACTGGATATGAACTGAAAACCACCAGTACAGAATGTTCTCCAGAAGGATATGGATCATACCAAAAATAGACATGATCCTTATACCCTTGTCTGCATTAAGCAGCAGCACTGCAAAGCATAAGAAATACAGTGCTGAACTTATCATCGACGTTGATTCTCCATGAGTAGCTTGAACTGATTGCTGAGGTCAGCACGAAGATCGCCCACGTCTTCTTTAATGTCCTTACGCAAGTCTGAAACGTCATCACGAACCGTTTTGAGTTTCTTATCCAGAATCTCGTCAAGTTTTTCCTTAGTGACCATCTCTGCCTTAATCCTTATGATGTCTCTATCAAGTTCATCAAGGCGCTCTTGCGTTTTTTTGTAATCTGAGTATGTGATTCTCAGGACACCAATTAAAACAAACGTGATAACGCCCCAAACAGCTTTGAGGATAGCAAATAAGTCAATAGACATTATAGAATCCTTTTGCTCTTGGCTGGTCTTTCAGGCCACTTGATATTAGGAGCATCCTCCGGGTCTATTGCTAAAAGATCAATACGGTATGTCTTTAGCTTTTCGAGATACGCTTTCTGGGAATCCAAAGTAGGTCCTCTGGAAATCAAATCTTCAAGGGCTAAAATCTGGTTTGTAGCCCAAGACATTTCACTGTCCAGAAGAACTTCGGCCTGTGCAATAGCCTCTTTATTGTAAGCTTTAAACTCCCCAGAGATGAATTGCACAGCCCCTAAACGGGATTCAATACCATCAGGAACTTCATCAACAACAGCAACCTTCATTTGGTCTGGGAAGTATGCTGATGGATCAGAAGACACACACAACACGACATCACCGGAAGACAGAAGAAGGAACTTGGTCCCCTCTTTCAATTTTGTCAACTCTTTCACTATGTCGTACCAATCTTCCCCGTCTTTATCTTTCAGGAAAACTGCACCTGACTCCAGGAATGCGGCGTTCTCGTCCGTCTTTGTTGGGGTGTATAATGAAAATTCACCATATACCTTTGTCATAAATCCTCCTTAGTCCAGGTTGGAAACAGTTACCCATTGTCCGTTAATGAGATACTGTAGTGGTGCAGTGTAGTAAGTTGCGCCCCTCAATTCTTTCTTGTTACCGAAAGCCCACCCGGTCATGACGTGACCTGCATAAAATCTGGATTCACTTACACCTGTGGCAAACCTATTACCTAAACGGATCTGCTGAACAAATCCAGACAGGTTTAGTGTGACGTTACCGTTACCATCTGCCGTTGCACCATTGATTGCTCTCACAACGTTTCGTCCACCAACTGTAGCGGAGTTGTTGTTGACAACAAGGGAGTTAACGTTACACTGTCCGTTTACACTGGCATATGGGGTTGTTAAAGAGCTTGTTGCGACAACGTTGAACCCTTGAACGTTTCCTGTTGCCGTTAAGGTCCCTGTCCTGATTGTTGTGGACTGAATAGTTGGAGCATTCAGCGTACCGCTTACGGTAGTGTTTGTGAAGTTTGCAGTGGTTGCAGTGACGCTTGCACCGCTTATACTTCCGCTTGCGATAATGTTACCAGTTACCCTACACAGTGCAGCAGTGCCACTGATCGCATTCAACTCCATCATTGTGAAGATTGAGCCACCAGAAGGGACGAAGCGGAAACGCATACTATCGATGCTCGACGTACCTGGGGCATTACCGATATTATCACCAACTACAAAATCAAAGAATGTGGTGTCTGCTGCTGGGTTGGTGGTCGTGATGTATGCGTAATCTGATTCGGATGGTTGGAGGTTCAGGCGTGGAACAGATAATGCACCAGTCATGGTGTCGCCTGAAATGTTCACATATCTGGTATCAGACTCTGTTTTACTCCAAACATCGAGGTTTGTTCTTGCTGCGGCCTTGTCTGCAAGGTCTGCAAGGTTCTGATTCACACGTAAGAAACGACTGTCGAGACCAGGGATCTGCTCACCAGTGATATACTTGGCCCATGCAGTCAGCATATTTAAAACGTAGTTAAATTCTTCGACTGTTGGCTTTTCACCAAGGTCCCAACCTTTGTTCCACAGGTCATCGATAGGACGTGCTTTGTTTAATTCATGGGTGTTAGGAAGAACAATATCTCCATAAGCCCAAATCTCAATAGGTACTGTTGGCGCTGCCATTGTAATCTCCCTTAAATCAAGGTATTCTCTTCATCAGACACATACGTCAGGTGAGCAAGACCACCCTCTCCTGTTCGGCTTCCTGAGTGGATAGAACCGAATCCGAGTGCATGTTTATCGCCTGCGAATCCAAAAGCCGTACCAGTTGACTCTGTTAGTCTCAGGTGTGTTGGCATAGGCAACATGTCTTGAATCTCCTGGAGAGCAGTCTCCAATTCGAAACATGTTTTGGAAATGTTAATATCGAAACGGTAGTTATCACCCTTGTATGTGGTAAAGTTACCTTCCCCGAACAACTGGTTAAGGGTATCGATAACTTCAGGTCTTGTCCCGTGCTTCGCAGCACTTGCCAAAAGGATGATAATGATGGCACGATAGTTCATATCGCTCAAGCCATCACGCTCAATCCCGACCTGCTTCCCTATCTCATCAAGGTTGACACCTGTCGCATTTTTCAGTAATCTGCCCTCAGACAAGTTGACCCACATTTCATCAAGCTTTTTGAGGCGTTCCAGATAAACCGTCATAAATTTGACAAGGTTTTCTTTCTCTTTCAGAAAATCGCCAGGGAGATATTCAATACCTCCCTCAACGAAATCTGGCAGAGTATGGATGTGGTTGACATCCTTTAAATAGTCTGCCATACTTACCTCATTAGATGATTTGCTGGAATGTAATGTCGTCTGTATCTAAAGCAAAGACTTCTGTCATACCTGCAACAACATCGCTGTTAGTATAAGCACTGTCAGGTTGGTCAGTGTTCTTAACATCCACCAACAATTGCGTGAAGCGCCCTGGTGAAATAGAGGAACCAACTGCGGATACCAACTGGATGTTGTAAAGTGTATCTGCAATGTTGAGAGGATCAACAACGGCTTTCAATGCATCTTTGATAGTGTTTTGCTCTGTCACGGACAGGAGCTTTCCTTTATAACGAACACGGACTGCAAGCTCACGAGCCTGTGCTTTGCTGTGATAGATACGTTCCGTCTGATCATCCTCTGTGGTAACATCATAAAAAACATTACCATAGGTTGCGTTGGACAATGCGATTGTGTTATAAAGTGCTTCACTGATTTCTTCTGTGGAACCACCATAAACTACAGTCTCAAACTTATATGCCGGAACACCAAACTGGTCTGTTTCCCCTGTGTTGTTTGAGAATACACGAACCTTGCTGACGCCCTCGACGTTTAAAACGGCAGAAATAACGGCAGGTCTAGTGGCAGCAGCACCTGCTGCGGTGCTTTGTGAAGCACGAACCTTGTAATCAGTGTCTGTCTCAACATCGGAACCGTCATTAAAGGCGGTCATGTTGGTCATGCTGATAAAACCGCTTGGTGTCGGTGTGATATTCGTTACAGTATTTGCTTCACGAGAAATAGCCCCTGCTTCAGCAGCAATTACTTCAATGGTAATTGTTCTCTGGCCCACTACGGGTGATGAACGGAAATCAACACGACTGTTAAGTCCGATCATTTTCTTGTTAGCATCATACCCGATATACATCGCTCCACCCGCAGAGTCAATGAAGATCCTGTCTTCGTTTAACTGTGTGGAGTTGTCAACAATGAAATCCTTAATCGATGACATGAACGCATTTAACTGAGGGCTGTTAGGCACCTTATTACTTAGCGTCAAGTTCATTGATTTTGTTGAACCATCGTTCTGATTAATCATCTGGAACGTATAGTTACCAAGAACCCAATCTTGGTTAAGGATTTGTTGCGCCAGGATATTCCCTGCGACAGGAGTGTCCTGCGTGAGTACGAAGTTACCACTGTCAATGCTATATGTTGAAGAACTGTAAATCATGTTGTACGGGACGGTGTTGTTAACAACCATCTGGATAGTACCTGATCCTCTGGTTTTACCACGACGATAAATACCACGACGACCAAGCAGTTCATCAAGATAAATACCTTCTGCCCCTGCAAGTGTCTGTGCAGAATACACAGCCGCAGCCAGAAGGATCAACTGATATTCTCTTTCATTCAAAATTGTGGTAAGTTTGTCAACAACAGTGTTAGCCTGAGTGTTGAAGTTTTCACCAAAAGTTCGGATCAGCGACTGCTTGGTATCTGCGATTAAATCATCGAGGGATGGGATCGCAAAGCCGTAGTCATTTAATCCATATTGAGCAGCCACGAACGCCTCCTCTTGCTAGATTTTTGCTCTAAGATGTTGCTATTTTATCATATTGTGATTTAATTATAAAGGCTTATAATAAGAAAAGGGGCCGAAGCCCCTTGTTATTTAAGTCCTTTCGCTGTATACTACGGGATTTGTCGAAACAAGAGCCGTGTTATCAGGTGTGGCTGTCTGGATTGGATCTGCAATGTCCAGATAGAACGGTGTGATCCAAGCACCTTTTTGATATGGCGCTCTTATAACCGTTGTCTGGAGATCCGCACCACCGGGGCCTGCGCCTGGGATGGTGAGTTGCAACCCAGCAGATTTAAATGCACGAGTAGCCCAAGGTTGTCGGATACTTGAATCTGCTGCACACTCAATCGTTTTTGAGCCAACCACAGTTGCCTTGATGAAATCATTAGGTTCAATGTAAGAACCCCCTGTCTCAACAACAAACATACCACCAGTCTTCTTCAGAATGATGTCCCCTTTAACGAATTCCTTTCCTTGAGGAAAATCATCATTATCAGAGATATAGATGTTACCAGCATTAAGCAGTATGACACCTCTGTTTCCGTTTGTCTTTGAGTGCTGAACCACATCGAAGTTACAACCGTATGTTGTTAAGTGGTCAAAGCCTACCTGACCGAACTTACCGTTAGCGACACCATTATCATCAAGGCTATTGATATTAATGATCTCAGCAGAACACCAAGCCCAACGCTTCATCGCCCCGCCTGCCTCACCCTGTCCAGCCTCATAGTCGCCAATACCATCAAACTGTTTACAGCGGATGTCAGCAAGACGAAGTTTTGAGACAAGACCGCGATATTTGAAAGTGTGGCACTCAATGTCCTCAACCTTCACATCGTTGGTCCAGTCATCCATAGCACTAACTGGAATATCTACCAGTCCCGTATGAGTACGTACATTTCGCAGTGTAAAGTCACGGCACGGAGCAGCAAAGGTTCCTTGGTTAACACCCCACCCAAAATAAATGAATCGGGTAGCACCGTTGACCATTTCGCCACGAACACCATCAATGATATAGTCTTTGCAACCATAACATACGACACCACCGGATGCCAGCAGTGTTCCGTTAGAAACGGATGCATCAGGATAAACCTCAACGTTCTCGACCTTAAAGTCACGGCAAAGCTCGAAGTGGATACATTGACGAACTCGACGCATCTTAACGTTACGAATGATGATCCCACTAACATATTGGTCATCAGAGGCGTTAGCACCATACGGTCCCTGCCCCGCAACACCGATACCAATACCCCAGTTAGGAGAGTTATCTGTATTGTTGATGTTGTCGATGTTAATATCTTCGATTGTCAAACCACCCGCTTTATAGTGTCTCTGTACAACGTTACACTCAATAGCATCGCCTGTCAAATCGTTAAAGTTGAGACGGGCAAAACGTGCGCGAGTAACAAGAGCGCCTGTACCTTGCTGAAGGATACCATATTTACAACCTCTGAAATCACTATCCAGAATGTCAATTGTACCTTCTATAGGGAGGGCTTGTAGTAACATCGCTGCGGTGTTGGTATTGTTAACCCATGAGGAGTCTGTAATGATCAGACGCCCACCATAATGGCGAGTACAAACACCTGTGAAGGTCACCCAGCGGAATGTGCTGTTTGATAAATACATGTATCTGTTGCCGCCAGTCTGGTTAAAGCTTCCACCATACCATTCAACACCGTCGATATACACACTTGTCTCAAGAACAAGGTTCCATCCCCATGCAAGAACAGCTTTTTTGTTCTCTTTTGCGTATGCAGCTAACGCTGTTACAGCCTCTGTCGTTGTTGGATATTTCCCCATGAATTGTGCAGGGGTAACAAAACCATCGAGTGATTGAGCCACTGTTCCCGCTGGTCCACCGATAAAGGTTGAGCCATTAGCACCTGCAAGGTCTCCACGTAGAGATGGGTCGTTAGCTGACCACGCCCCTTCACCAACACCACCTGTAGTCTCCGGTGTGGAGTCGGCAGGAACAAGTTTCGGGTATGCCCCTGTCCATTGATAGATCCTGTTGGTTGATCTGTCGATCACCTGATCTTTGGGGGAGACAAGCGTCCCCCCTTCTTGGAAGGAAAACAGGCGCATCAACCCGAAACGGGAGAACATATCTGACCATGTTGATTTACGGGTTGCATCCGACTGGTCAACAACCAGGTAGTCTCCCTCGAAAGATTCCGTCGCAGTCGGTAAGTCTGAGACCTTGACGGTAGGTAATAGATCTGCCATTAAATCCTCTTATCTTGTAAGGTTTCTGTACATAGCATACAGACCAAATCCTCTTAACAATTCCCCGGCGTGAAAGCCGAAGAACATCCCATTGTCAGTATCCGCACGAGGAGCAACAGACCAACACCCATTCATCGGATGATTCGGAGTCAGAATGATGTAGTTCTCTTGGATAAGATCGAAACAACGTTCTGCTACCAAGTCGATGTTAGGGATACGATCACGCATTCCTGCCATCCCAAGCATAGAACACCCACCCATGAACAAGGCTGACATGTGGCTGGTAAAGTCATCTTCAGGTGCAAGCACCGTTCCATCAGGATTAAAGATGGTAGGAGTTCTTCCCTCGTTGTTGTCTTGGAACCATTTGAGATAATCAACCCAGTTCTTCGCAACAGTGAATAGCTTACTTGGAATAGCTTCTCCACGCTGAGACAATTCATAAACGCAACGACATACACAGAAGAATGCACGGGCTTCATATCCATCCCAAGCCTTTTCGTTCCAGTGCTTCATTGTGAAAGTGTTTGGCTCACCGTACTTCTTCGCATCCCAACGATCCCATACAAATGCCTGCGCCATTGGTCCAGGCATGACCGGATTGAAAGAGTTATAAAACCACATCTGCGAATCATAAAGGAAGTCAATGGTGTTATTCAATCTTGTCCAGTCGATGTTCTGACCTTTGAAACAATACAGCGTAGGGTACTGATACCCAGGGTACGGAAGACCACGCCAACCATCGTACAGTGCCGTGTTCGGGTCACTGATGTTGGAGAACGGGATCAGACCTGGGGTATAGTGGAGGCTGTTTGTCTTATAATCAATGATCGTACAGTCGCCAAGCTTCGCACTGTATGGGTTGTCTCCGGACACAGTGATACGGAAATACATAGTATAATCGTCACCACCTGTGGAAGTGTACAACTCAGGAACAGCATTCACACAGTACCAATCGATCCGTGCGCTAACACCATCAACAGGGTCGGTGTCAGGTGCCAAGTTAATCTGCTTCAGATTATGGAGATCGATTTGGTTTGGTCGTGGATCAGTTTCCGGATGATCTGGTTGATAACTACTTAGTACAAAACTGGTTGTCGTAAGCTGAAGTGTAGTCCATTCACCGTTTGTTGCCGGGATCATGGCCCACCATCTCCAGTTGTTTTCATCCGTAATCGTAATGTTGAAGTTATCAGCGTAAGAGCGATATGTAAACGCAGAAAGGTCTGCTGTTTCGCTATCTGTCAGCCAGAAACCAATCGTACAACCACCATCCGCATCTGTGATGAGGGTGCAAGCTTGGTCATTAATCCTTCCAAGAATACCAGTCTGGTACTCAAAGTCAACAACTGTGTTGTCACCCCAATCCACAACTATACGGGGGTCTGCAACAATGTAGTTACCACCACCCGGAGGTGTTAAACGAACAAAGTTTGACAGGGGGATGTCCATTGATACAATCGAGTCAGTACCGCGAGGAAGACCACAACGGTATGTCACCCGGCCTGTTTCAGACTTCGTTTTATTGAGGTCTAGTTCAGGTCTGAACAATAGCCCATTGCCAAGGTCGTCCTTACCTGCAAACTGAACACGCAACTTGGAGTTACCGTCAACACGGAACCAGATCGCCTGCTGTTCAAGGGTTGTTTGAGCAGATACTGCCTGACGAATACCAATATACCCTTCCGGGTCACGACTATACTCAGGGACCGCTGTTGAGGGGTAAGAGTAATCGTAGCTGATCCCGTCAGTGAACGGAATGATGGCAAAGGTGGATTTGCGGAAAAACTTATCGAAACGGTCAATGTCAGTATAATTGTCACAAACGATCAAAGACGACTGCCAGCAAAGCCAGTATTTTCTTTCTCCGGTGATCTGATACATAACATAGTTGGCATCACACCACCAAGTTTCAGCATCAGAGGCGTTGTCCTGAAATCCCATCTCAATAGGTACGTTGACTGGTCGGTTATGCCACATCGTGTTCCGATCCATCAAGTACCCACCATGCTCTACAGGGTTGCAAGTTGCATAGTTGAATTTGAAATTTCCTGTTACCGTGGTATCTTTGAGTTGAACAGTCCCCCACTCCGCCTCTGGGAAACCCTCTTCAAGAATATTACCGTCCCAATCAACTTTTCTGCCGAGTCTGTCAATGATCCAATCGACATCCCACTGAGACCCATACTGATCCCAATTTGTCGTACCATCTGCGTTAGCAGCATATACTGTGGCGTTAACGGAATTCCATCCAAGATTACCATCAAAGGCGAACCAAGCCTTGTCAAGGTATTCTCCCCAATGTGGAGCACCATGAGGAATTAACGTCTTACCATTTGTCCATGACATAACGCTACCCTTAAACCCACCGTGGGTTGGGTATCCATCGTCTGTCAGTGGGTAATGTGCAAGCCTTGGCTCTTTCCCGTTAATGATCCAGTTCGGGCGATACACTGCCGGAGGATCTGGGATTGGCTGACCAGCAAAGAACCAGTCGATATATGCTTGCCAAAAATCTTCTGCAAGTTCCAGATATTTAGGGTCGTTGGTTGCAAGATATGCATATGCGCAACCGAGGATCAAGACAGACTGACCCTCGGTAGTTGCATCACCGTTAGGCTGGGCTTCTTGAGCCGTCCAGTTGATAAAGTGACGGTTGTTAGCCAAAACATTCTGTAAGTTCAGGATGTAGTGCTGAACTGTCGGGTCAATGGTCTCTCCCTTGTTTCTTTCAAGGAACTGTATGTGACCATCGATCAATTGAAAAACATTATCAATGTTGTGGCGTAACTGTGCCATTACTCAACTCCTGCCATAATAAGGGAGCCGAACCAACTATTCCCACCATCATAAGTGACGAACTGAAAGATGTCTCGGACCCCGGTTTTATAAGAAAGAACTGGAACACGCCCATAATTCCACTTAATATTACTGGGCCATGAAACCAAATTCGCCCCTGTACCCTGTGTTAAGGATAAGGTAAACGACTGAGATACATCCTGAGCCGTTGATGGATTGGTAATTATGACAACGCACTGACCACCTGTCAAGTTGGCAACAAAAGAATCACCCCTGTTAAGGTTACATGTTGCTGTCCCTTGGACATTGCCAAGATTGACAACCTTACCTGTTGAACCGCCGCCACCACTGGCACCGAACTCTTGCCAGGCGTTCTCACTGATGCCGCCTGTGGTTGACGGGGAAGATGACATTGGAATTGTTTTCGGGTAAACACCATTCCATGTGTAATACTTACCATTCGTATCAAAGAATGCAAGGTCTTTCTTGGATTCAAGGAACCCACCCTCAGAAAAGAAGACAACCTTCATAATACCCATACGAGTCATGATGGTGTCAAGAGAAGCCTTCCTGGTTGTGTCTGCCTGATCCATAACTACATAGTCACCACCAGATACGGTGACGGCGGAAGGAAGGTCAGAGACCTTCACCGTTGGAAAAGAAACATCTGCCATTATTCACCCCTTAGTGGTTACGGTTGATGGACTTGCCATCCTCTGTGGTGATGATATTATTCTTATCATCAAGTAAACTACCAACCGGAATTGGGTTATCCATATCAGCACCAGACCAAGTATTCCACCATGTAGCATCGCCAGTGCGAGGAAGACGGAAGTTGATCAAGTAATAAAGTTTGTTAGCCCAGGTGATCCAACCATCGTCATCACAAAGAACGGTTGCACCTTCATCAGGGGTTGGGTAATAATACTCGTCTTGACCTACAAAAGCGAGTCTTACCACTTCCTGTTCTTTGGTTGTGACTTCATAAAAGGCTTGATAACTACGGGTTGTTCTATCCATAGTTGAATAGAAAGAGGTGATTTCAAGAACGTCAGGTTCAAGACGTGTTACCTCCTTGATCTTATTGTCAAGGACAGTCTTCATTACTTTTTTGCTTAAATATGCTCGGTATGGGAAACCAAATGTCTCATCGAAATACCAGTTACCAGCCCAAATGTTGAATCTTAGCCACAGGCGCTGACGAAGGCTGGTCTGGTTTGACTCGATAAGCTTAAGCCCCGAGGAGACATCAAGGTCTCCTGTAACTGGGTCCATAAGGAGATCTGAGTAAAGAGTTGCCATTTAAACCTCTTATTTGTTGGGTGGGTTGGTATTACCAGAACCACCATCATCTGTCCATGTGTAGAAGTGATTATGACGGACAAACCAATCATAGAAATCATTCATATTCACACCACGGGCTGTAATAAAGTTGCCATCTGGTGTGACTTTTGCCCCGTTCATTTCAATGTTCCCATCCACCTTTGCAGTCAGTGTTGCTGCACCATTGGTGAAGGACATTTGACCAGTTTTATCAACAATGAACGTTCCAACCGGACCAGTTAATGTGAAATCACCTTCAGGCGTCATGGAGAAGTGAACTTGGTCGTTCCACAACTCAACATTGTTTGGGTCTATAGTCATGGCGTTGCCATCACTATGAACACCGATAATGGACCACCCTGGAAAAAGTCCGTGGGTGGTCGTATCATTAGCGTCACCTTCATTGCGCTCAGAGAAGGAGAGACCAACAACGTCACCAGGCTTCACAGGAAGCGTCAGGCGAGCTTTTCCTCCATTAGCTGAAGGCATGGATAGCGGGACATCGAAAACCGCAGGATATGCGTCTACGGTGCCATCGTCGAAGTTTGTTGAGGCTAAGGGTTGGACAGTGGCAGAAGGGATTGCGTAATCCACATCAACCACTCTTGCCCTTAGTCCTGTGTGGATGTCGCGAGCTTGCCTTGCGAACCATTGGTTAAGCGCAGCATCCATACGTTGAATTGATGCCATTATTCCTCCACTACTCCACCACGGGTTTCTGCAAGACCGATCTCAGACACCCAATCACCACCCTCAAGTTGCCCTTTGTGGGTCAGGTACACAACTTTATAAAACCCTGTGTATTTCTGACTTTTCAGGTAAATCGTGCTTTCAGGAATGATCGCACCATTAAGCTCTGTCACCACAACAAGACCTGCGTCTTCTCTGATCTCGGCACGACTTGGACCTTTGTTGGTTTTTGGTTTCTTTTTGGATTTACTTTTCTTTTCCAGCCTACGCTTTGCTGGTTCAGGGTTTTGCGGGGTTGGTGAATCATGCATACCTGACTCTGCACTGATCTCAAAAACAGCCGTCTTAAACCTCTTGCCTTGTGTTGTCCAGTAAACTGCACCATCTTGAACACTGAATGTTGATCCAGTATTCTTCGCCAGCCTTTCAAGATTGTTCGCAGCGTTACCTGTGAAAGCCATTGACTGCTGGAGAGTCTGACCACCGAACTTAACAACCTTCCCAATTGGTAATTTCAAGTCTGAGATAAGGTCGTTAAGAACTGTATCAAGAGGAGTCCCCTTCTTATAAGACCTAGCGGTCTTTGCAGTCATAATGTTGGTCGTTGCATCACCCAGGATCATCTTTGTTTGTCTGGTGTGTCCATCCCATTTATCCTGGACAAACTCAACAGTCCCTGAAAAAATCATCTGGTTTTCACCATCAAACCCCGCCTCAAGAACAATGGCAATAGACTCTCTCTGGTTAGCATCAAGATAACTAACTGTTTCGTCACTCAGGTTATAAAGCGTGACATAACCTTTATTCGGGTCTTTGGAGTTATCCTTCTTCACCTCAAACTCGATGTTTGCAGCGCCTGTTTCGTTACTGACAACATACGCGTTTTTTGTATCTTGGTTGGTATAATCAGAGATGTTCGTTGGTTTCTGTCCAATATAAACAGGTTTGCCAATGGTGAGTCTGAATGTACGTGTTCTGTAAGTCGGCATCTGTTAATCCTCGTCTTCAGTTACCTCGTCGTCAGGAGATGAATAAAGGAGTTGCAAGTCAGACAAGAACCCGATATTGTATCTCCCCACACGTTTGGTTGACTGGGTGAATGAAAAGACACGCAGTTGCCCTGAAGGAATGTTTTCCAAATATTTAAAAGGGGCAAAGATGTCGAAAATTGTTGTTAATTTGAAAGAGATGGTTGGATCAGAGCCAACATCCCCAAATGAAACGAGCCAAGATTCATCTCTCTCGTTCCACTGGAATCTCATCTCGTATGTTTGACTGTCCAATACCACACGCATAGTTTGGTCAGCAAAACCATCAATATCCCATGAGAATGTGATCTTTGACATTATTTACCTACCGCCTTATCGTAATCAATAATGGAGCCTTCTGGAGTCCTAATCTTACCATCTGGGGTCATCACACCAACAACTTGGTCTTGCTTGGTAAAGTTTCCAGTATCCATTGAATCAGCAATTGCTTGCCATCCATCTTTGTTTGGGCCAGCAAATTTGGTTCGACGAGCAGTGACTTCAACCTCATTGTCGGTAGCTGAAGACTGCACAGACCCTTTCTGCTTGGTTTTACCACCAGACTTTTTAGGGTCCGAATAGATTGTCGCCATCGCAGTTTTGCCAAGGATGAAGGTGCGGAACTCCGTGAACTCAAGCTGGAAAACCAATGCAGCGCCATCAGAGTTGCTACGAGAAGCCTCCATCGAGGTTAAAATGTAATTCTCGATGATCTTATCTTCAGTCACCAAGGTAACGATCTGACGATCAGTGATAAGTCTTTCGAGGACCTCAAGTGCCTTTTCTGGGCGGCGTGAGGCAACCGGGTTTTGATCGTCTGTATCTTTATCAATGTAGTTGTTTTGGATAAGATAAACAGGAGATGAGTTCACCCTTGCACTGAAAGAAAATTTCCCATCTTCGATGACACCGTGGTCACTGAACTTTACCTTTTCTTCAACAGCGTAGGATGTCTTATCGACCGTCCTTGTGTAAGAGTGTTGTTCAACAACGTCGAAAATGATCGCGAGGTCGTTGGTGTAGTTCTTGTCCTTGAGTTCTACGTTTCTACCGCCGTAGTTCAAACCACTGGCGAAGAGCGTATATTGCACCTCACCGCTGGCTTCTTGGGCTGTGTTGACCTTTTTCTCGACGTTAGCCGTGGCCTTACCCTGTTGCGGTTTGGACTGGTTGTTGGATACAAATGCCATGAGTCCTCCCATTATACATGTTACGATTTTATCATAAATCTTGAGATAAAACAATAAAAAAGGGGCCGAAGCCCCTTTAAATTATTGCGGGACACCAAGGATTAAGTTGATGTTCCCCATGTTTGCAGCTTCGATCTGCTGGTCGATCATGTTCTTCATCTCACCTGCATCAATCTTGATTGTGATCTCTCCATTGACAGGTTCGGTTGGAATGACCATAGGAGCATTTCCTGTCGGGCCAGCACCAGGCATCATCGAGTTCTGGTTCAGGTAGTTGAGTCTATTCTGATCAGTCATTGCCCTCTGACCAGTAATAAAGTCCCAAGTTTTACCCATCCACGAGTTCTTGTAAAGATTACCACCTGCGGTTGTATCTGTGCCGTATGTTGATTCACTGTAATCTTGAGCTTGGTCGAAGACATAATCCCCGGCAAGCATACTTTCTCCAGCAATCAACCCATACAGACCAAGCCAACGTGCAGCTTTACCCATCTTACCGAAGCGTGGACCATTTCTTTTCTTCTTACCGCCGCCCTCGCCACCTTCATCATCCCCACCACCGAAGATCGTTGTTAGGAATTTTAAAGCTCCGGAGAGTCCAGCAATCTTCGAAAGAATACCGAACACACGGATCAGAGCAGAAGCAAAGAACAGAGCACCAACACCCCACCCTACCCATTTCCATGCAGAGGATAACTCCTCGCCATTCTTACGGAAGATCGGAATGTAACGTTCCATGATGCCTTGGATCAGCACAAAGGTATTGTAAACGGTATAGACCATCTCCATGAACCCGGCAGTGAACCCAGCAACGAATTGACCCAGATTTTGAGCCAACTCCCCGTTGGAGTCAAGGATTTTTGCAAGTTCGTTGAACGCGCTTGTTAACTCATCCCCAAATCCGCTCTGGAAAACCTTGTTCTGAAAGTCCATCCATGTTAAGGTCAGTCTCTGCATCGCAACACGGTTGCCCTGCAATGCCTTTTGTAAAGCACCACCTTTATTTGCAGCCTCGGAGTAATACTTGGCTACAAAAGGTAGGACCTTCGCAGCTTTCAACTCGCCCTTCTGCATCATATCGAGCATCTTGGTTACGTCGATGGTGGAATCATTGAAAGCCTCTTGGGAAGCCTTGATGAACACCTGTAAAGATCCCGGAATACCTTCAGCAAGTTGCTGCTTCAGTTCTTCCGCCATGATCTGTCCTTTACCCATCATCTGCTGGATTGCGGTAATACCACGTTGGTATTTGACCGGATCAACCTGTAAGGCAGTAGAGTATTCAGAGAACGCCTTGAAAAGTTCATCGTTCTGTGATTTACTAAGAACACCATCCGCTGCGATTGCCATTTGGGTGTAACCCTGCGATGCAATCTTGAGGTCAAGACCCAAGCGGTAAGACTGGTCACGAACAAACTTCATGCGTTTCCCAGCTTCTTCGGAGCTATCAGAAACCATTAGCATGGTGGCTTCCATGCCCTGGAAGAACTGACCAGCTTTAACAACGCTTGCAGCGGCATTGAATGCACCGTATGCTGCGCTAACGCTGATTAAAGTGCTACGAAGGTTTTTCAACCCGTCTGTCAGGGTAAGTGTACTCGCATTTGCCTTCTTGAGTCCAGTCTCCATTGCTGCAAGTTCAGCACGGAAATTTGAAGACTTCATAGTATTACTGTCAAGGAAGCGCTCTTTCAGAGAATCGTAACCTTTCAGTTTTGAGGCATAATTGTCACCATATTTAGCACGGAGGCGAACACCTGCGTTTGCAACCGTAGATTCCTTACCTGCAAGATAACGGGAATAACGCTGATCCTCAGCTTCCATTTTCTTACGGGCCTGCTCACGGACGCGGAGTTGCTCTTTGGTGACTTCCTTTTCAACTCTTGTTCCACGTTGCATCTGACGAACCTGTGCAGCGTGTAGTTCTGGGTCGTAAACTTTGTTTGGGTCACCAACCATGCCTGTAGCATTTCCGGCGTTCGAGCGTTTTGATAGTTGCTCTTGGAGAGCGGCTTGACGTGCAGCGGAAATTGCTGGATTTGTGCCGTAACCACCACCTGTCTTTTCCATCTCACGGAGACGAGCCTTTAGGCCATTGTAATCCGCTTGAGATTCTGGAGATCTTTTTGCGGTCAGTTGACCAACAGCCTGCTTTCTACGGGCCTTTTGAATTTTGTCGATTGCTTCACGGGCGCGAGCTTCTTTCTTAGCCATTGCAATAGCATGGGCTGTAGTTTTCGCTTGCTCTGCACGTTCCGTTTGTTGTAATCTTTTGTTGACAAGACGTGCCTGCATTGCAGAACGTCTTAATGTTGCTGCTGGATCAGTCTTACTGGAAGAGAACGCCCTGCCAGCTTTTTCCCATTCACTCTTCAAAGACTTCACAGCTTTCATGGCACGACCGAAAGAAGTCCTGTCCACGTCCCATGTGACTTTGTTGACTGTCTGGGTTACGATAATATTCGCCATTGATTCCCTCTCAATAAAAAAGCCAGGCTCCCGAAAAGGAACCCGGCTTGAGATTAACCTCTTCTACCACGGCGCGGCCTGTTTGCAGCTTGATTAGCCCTTGCTTTACTTTCTTCCTCTCTTTCGTGGACATCAGAAACGAATTCTTCCACATCGAGGTATTCATTCAGCTTGAGCAGATAGGCCATATCAGCAGATTCAAGGGAGCTATAGGATTCCCCCTTGAAGTTTTTCAGAGCACGACACCATAAGTAATCGAACCAAGTCAGTGAGCTATTTTTCTTTGCATAATCCATAGCTCTCAGGACGACTTTCGAAATTTTGGACGGTGTTACTCCGCTGCCACTTCCATTGCCTGATCCACCGAGTTCACTTGATGGGTCTGTCCCAGGCGTCCCAGAAGTCCCTGAAGGTCTGCGAAACCGTCTTTCGTGAAAAAACAGCCGTAGTTAATCTCCAGAACTTTAGCAACCAGCTTGATGAGGTCTAACATTTTGTCTTGGAACAGAGCGTCAATATCTACTTTACCCGCCATACCATCAACGGATACATCTTCAAGAATCAATGCGAAAAGTTTTTCGAGATCATCTTGCTCCATCTGTTCAAAGAGGTATAGAATAGCTGTAGGGAGGGCATCAGAAAGGTTCTGGCCTCCAGTCATCATGGAACCAGAAATGGTTGCCATTGGGACTGCTACATAACGACCGATCTTCGGAAGGTTTTTCATGACCTTCGTTGGAGACCAGTGCGTGATAATGAAGTTGTGACCTGCGAGGTCGATTTCAGTTGTCGGTCTGATATTCATGTACGCTCCTGCGTCTTTGTGGTTGAGTTATCCATGCGTGTATAAAGGCCACGTCCATGTGGCACACGAAACACTTAAACGATACCAGTCAGGCCAGCAAGACCGAAGCCTGCGGAAGACAGAGTATCTGGGCTTAACCAAGCATCAAGGATACCGATTTCCCAGTCCATCTGGCCCACTTCTGTTCCGTAGGTCAGGTCTGGTTGTTTCTGAATCCAACCGATGGTGCTGAGTCCCATACCCTGAGAACCTTCAAGAAGGACAGGGAAGAAAATCAGTCCGGTGATAGAGGCTTGTTTCTGCCAGTTTGCAAAGTTTCCGTTCCAAGAAGCAGTGTTCTGAAGGGAAACCGTCATGACACCAGATTGGTTACGTGACAGTGCGGCGGATAACTCACCATCAACCCCCATGTGGGGGATGATGTTATCTTCGTTACGGGCAACGACGATTTTAGTATCTGCGGCGAAACCAGTCACACGCTGGGTCATCAGGTACAGTTTGACTTTTTTAGGGTCATACGCATACGGCGTTAGGATAGCTGTATCCATTTATTACACTCCTGCTGTTACAGTCTGACCGTTTCCGGAATTAGACCCTGTTTTATCTAACAGAACGGTCATGCGGATCTTAACGAAGTGCAGTGGCGTGTTGTACACAAGCTCCACTTTCACGTTGTTCAGAGTACGAGCAGCCAGATCGTTAGTCGGGATGTTCGCACGAAGCGGGATTGTGATCACCGGATCGTAGAACACTTTGTTAACGTCATCGTATCCAGTAAGGATAGACCCGTTTGCAATACCAACGTTGATCGGGTTGTTCATCATGACAGATTTCAGGTTAGGAAGATCGTCATCACTCATCTTCATGGAGAGACCCATGTTAGAACGGCGAGACATGTATCCAAACACACTTTCTTCTGTACGGAATTTCAGCCAGTGACCGAAACGAACAACGTCAACGTAGTTACCAGAAGCACACTTACCTTCGTAGAAGGAACCAACACCGTTAATCATACGGTAGAAGTTCAGATTCTGGTCCCAAATGGTCATGCGATCACTCACACTCAGAGTTGGAGCGATAACACCTTCCATTGTCTTCAGGTGGATTGAGTCACCATAAGAAGGGTCGTTGGAAGCCATTGCACCGATAATTCCACCCTCTGGGAATGCGCTATCAGCAAGAGGATCGTACATGCCGATGGTAGTATCGTACTGGAGTGCTTTCAGTTGGTTAGCAATGGAGTTGCTACCAGCAGTCTTAACCAGTTCGTCAGCAGTTGAATAAACGTGCAGCTTGTAGTTTGCAGCAGCGAAAGCAGCAGCACCAAGGATTGAAGCGTTGGTGTGAGATTCAGTGCTCAGGAAGTACCAGTTCTCAGTTGCAGTCAGGACTTGTGGCAGAACAGACGACACAGTTTCACTTGAGGAGTTTGTGATTGTCATGTTACCGCTGTCACGACCAATACTGAAAGTACCATCATCTTTTGGAGCGATGGTTACAACGCCTGCGCTTGCCGTAGCAGTCAGAACAGTTGTCAGAGTTGCATCACCATTAAGGGCTGCTGCCAGGGCAGTTGCCAGAGAGCTTGGGGTAGATGCACCAGTCACTGAAAGAATAACGCTGGTCTGATAAGCTCCGGAAACTACGTTCAGAGCCACCGGGTTTTCGGTATCAGTGTTTGTTTGTCCTGTGAAGTCCACGATGGTATTGGTAAACGCTTGACGACCAATCATCAGGTACTGAGGACGGAATGTACCAGCAAACGCTTTTGTTGCAAAGGTGTAAGCTGGGGAACCTGGAGCGAATCCATCATCTACAAGCTGATCGAGTTCGGTATAAGCGCGAAAACGTTCAGGGAAGACGTTGTGGATAGCCAGGAACAGCGGGGTTTCAAACCCTTTGGTGTCGATTGGTTGAGTACCAAGCGTGACTGTAACGTCAACCACCTTGTCATTATAAGCCATCGGTTTCCTCTTCTTTATTTCTGTACATACAGTTATTGACCAGCACCTCTTTGTGCTGTATTCTGGGGGCTTGCGCCCCCTATACGATCACTAATAAGCCAGTGCTTATCAATAACCGAGTGGTTTTCTTTAGCCTTCTGCTGGGTAGTGATAAACGAGTTGAGCGTTGATCTTCTCCAGTTCTTCGAAAGCTCCGGTATCTGTTTCGATGAAGCACACGTTAAATGTGATCAAGACAACAGCACGGGTTTCAAACTTCTGCATATTCAATGGAACTCTTAAACGAGAAATTGTCGAAGAGGACGAGTATGCAAAAGGAGAGTTGGTTGGGAAATATTTGTCATAAATGAACGGTAGGTTCATTGCTTGCAATACCCTGCTTAAGGCGTTGGGAGCTTTACCACGGTAGGCTGTGAGGGTGTAAACAACCTCATAATTATGCACCGTCATGGCATTGCCTTGAGTATCAACACCTTCGTCAGACTGCCAGTCAATCTGGTCAACTGCCGTCAGGTCAACAAGAATGAATTCACCATCCACCTTGGGAATCTCATCTTCACCTGCCAATACAACTTTTCTTCCTGTGGTTTCTTTACAGAATGCTCCCACTGTATTGGTAAGGGCGTCAAAGATTTCATCCGAATTGGTGAATCCAGCCATTAAATTCCTCCGTTCGTCCCTTCGGGGACGGATACTACGTAAGCTCTGAAACGGGCGACACCTGTAGTCTGATAAGCATCAGATTTAATCACAGTGAACCACACCATTTCCCCACGGGAATTCATCAGCTTGATTTGGTCAGCAAGCTCGTTTGAGCCTTCAACAGGACCTTTGAGCATCACAGAGGAATAAACGGTGAAGGAGTCATACTGTCTACCACCTTCCTGCATCAATTGTGATGTATAATCTCTTGCAGCCTTACCTGTTAATGGTTGGACAACACACTCAAGAACATCAAACTCTTCATACTCAATTTCAACACCTTGGTTTTCGTATGGATTGCTTGCGTCAACTTTTGAATATTGTCTGTGTCGCCCTGTAAAGGTTGGGCGAGGTATTAATCTATTTTTTCCAATAAGTCTGTAACCAGCCATTATGCCCTCGACCCTCTGCTGTTGGATACTCTGAATGTTGTGGACTCTTTAAGGTCACCATAGTGGTACATCGCCTCACTGAATCCCTTGACATCGGCCCACGCATCGGATACTCTGTTATGAGGAAACAGACCGGAGTCGATAACGAACTTTATCTTTCTTGCACCTGCTTTGCCGATCTTGTTTAGCATCGGTGTCGGATTACGACCGCCTGAAGCAAGGTATCCGAAAAGTTCCTTCTGGAGTTTTTCCAGTTCCTTATTGAATGCAACTGCTGCGCTTGTCATAAAGGTACGGGCAGGAAGACCATTCCAACCTTCTTGATGGATTGCAGCGAGCGTTGCAGTATTAAGACCTGAGTAGTGAGGGTCGTCATAATAACCATATGAAACCTGACGCGAATCAAGTTGTTGGGTTGCTCTGAAAAAGTTCTCAAACTGGCTCAGATCTTGCTTACTTGTGAATTTTGGTCTCATAGCCACATCCGTTTAGGTATTTTACCACATTATCTTAGCAAAATCAACGACCAAGCGAAGGATAATTAACGAGGCCAGCGGTGAGGGTATCTGCGAGGAATTCCTGGTACACCTGTCTGGGGTACAATGCCTGCAACATCGAACGGACCTCTTGAGTTCGGGTTCCCTTTCACACGCCAGTGTTCATCTTGACGGACACCACCAATGATGACTAAACTGGAAACCGCGCTGAGACAACCGTCCACATAATCAGGATTGGCCTGTAACCAGGTCAGGAAATCTGTCCAGTTCTGGTATGTAGAACCACCTTTCACCTGGATTGTTTCGTCACCGATCTTTTCCAAGCGTTCTGTGATAGATGCCTCTCCAGAGTTTACTTCTTGAAGGATCAACCAACGTACCACATCAACGAGCGTGTTATAAACAACTCGCCACATGTCGCAGGTTGTTGATTGAGGGTTGGGCCAGTTTGCCTTAACCTTCTCAATAGCAAGAAATGCCAGAATTGTTTCGTCTGGTAAAACCTCTGGGGGAATGGACCCAAGGAGCAGTCGAATATATGCAATAATATCTTGGTCTGTCATTTTCGCTCCTGTTGGATTGCTCTTCTATTAATCAATATCTTATCACAAAATATTCTATTTGTCATTAAAAACACTTGACAAGACGTTAAGTTCTGTTATCTTTAAGTCATCAAACAAAACTGGAGAACATTTTATGAAACATACTAAGGCCGTTATCATTGGAATTATCGCTGGAGCACTTATCGGGGCGGGAGCTTTTACGTATGTAATGAAGCATCCTGATGTTAATAACATCAAAGCAATTGAATCAAGTTGGTTGTCTCCTGAAGAGAAAACTGCCAGCGTCCATCGACTTGTTCGTCTCGGTTGCGACCAACGCTTCAGGAAAGCATTCAAACCTGGCGTCTCAGTTGTTCAGACAGGTAAGATGGATGAGATAACAGAACAGGCTGAAGCATACCAGTATTTGAATGATGTTGCGATCCTTTATGGAACTGAAGGATTCAAAGGGGCGTACATCTGCACCTATTATAAAGACGGAAAAGACCCCGTGGTCAATGTGAATATGGAAGCAGGTGTACGTAAGCTTCTAAAATAAAAGGCCCCGAAGGGCCTTTTGTTACGCCATAATCCCAGCGGATTTAAGCTTCGCAAGCAGTCCGTTAAAGTCTGCTACCAGAGTTTCAACATCGGTTGCTACAGAATCTGCCTGTCCAGAAGCTTTCTTAACACCACCGAGCGTGGTAGTTGTTGCTGCTGGAAGTGTGTAACCTGCACCACCTTCTACGAGGTCAGCAACAGAGATTGATTTACCAGTACCAACATCGATAAGTTTGGTTGCATAAACAAGACCAGCTACACCAGAAGTTGCCATATTTTATTTCTCCTTATAGGAATGAGGAAGGTAATTGCGGAATATTTTCAACAGAGGTTGCCTGATCCACACTATCAATGTAAGTCCAGTAAGACTTCATCAACTCGTAATGAGATCTGGATACGCTGTTGATTAAAGCTGTCATTTCACTATGGGTGAAATCAGCCTTGTAACCATCGAGGAACTGGAATGGATAGACATTTGTGGTTTCAGAACCATCTGCATCCAAAACATTCTTGATGGTTAACAAAGTTGCAAGATCAAAACTCTTGACGCGAACTTGGTACTCCCTCTCATCGTAAGGATAAGGGATACCGATGTTAATGTCCCCGCTAAGAACAGTTTGTGCATCAGCCTTTCTCTGATCTTTTGCAGAGACAAGGTTGGCCGCAATTTCTTCTTCAGTGAAATCACGTACATCCCAAGTTTGTTCCCATTCTTGGGTTTGGTCATTGAAATGTGGAGCGCCTTCAGTGACCACATCCCCTTCAGGCATTTCTTTCGGAATTACCGGGAAGTAACCTAACTCGACAAGGTTTTCAGAATAGATCCAAGAACCGGTGCTCACGTTCGGATTATCCGCTCTGAAGTCAGAAAGATATACCGGATATTTCCCATCAGACGTTCTGATAAGAGGTGTATATGCGTAAACTACCATTTACTCTCCTTGAGAAGGGGGCCGAAGCCCCTTTATTAATCGACAGTCAAAGAGGTTGTACCTGTCAGGTTTGTACCGTCCCAGAGGATAGTAACAACCGTGCGGGTAGTTCCCAGAGTAACCGCTGTGCCGTTTGACCATGCTAGGTTGCCAGGCCACGTCAGTGACGCACCGGAACCAGAGAACACGATAACGATGGTCATTGCTCTGTTTGCAGGTAGGTTAGTGAAGCTCATGGTTTTGTTTGCTGTACCGTCAACCTTGAAGACTTGAGACACGCCAACATCCATAGCCCCAGTTGTAGAAGTAACCAGAAGATCGTAACGATCAAGTTTCTTCCACGCATTGTCTACACGGACATAATAGCCTGTATCTGCTGGTGCTTCAAGTACCGGAACATCAACCCACCCAGCATTTGTTCGAGCTTGCGGAATGGTAGAGGCTGTATCATAAACGTTTCCTCCACCCATGTACCCCAGAGAAGCCCATGCGGTAGCAGATGTTTTCTGGAAGTATTCCAATGTGGATTTATTGATGAAGTAATCACCAATTCGCCCATCAGCAGGACCTGGGTTACGGGAGAAGTTTAACCAAAGTGTTCCTTGGTCTCCTTTAATACCCTGGATACCCTGAATACCTTGTGGACCCTGTGGACCTTGTGGTCCAACATCACCTTGAGGCCCTTGGATAGGTCCCAAGTTCTCATAAGTGGTTCCAGTCCATCCCCAGAAATCTCCCTCAATCAAGTATCCCTGACCAAGCTCTCCAGTAGAAGGAAGTTCAGTGGTATTGTCGAGTTTGCCAAGGATTTCTACCCCAGCACCCATCTGACCCTCTGGTCCTTGTGGTCCTTGAGGGCCTTCTGGACCTGTCAAGTCACCCATCGGTTCCCATGCGGTCCCGCTGTAAACATAAGAATAACCTTTGTTCCCACCGGAAGTTACTGAATACATCCAGCCTTGTTCTGGGTTTTGAACATCAAGCAGGTCCTCATAAGTCGCAATAACACCTTTAGCAACGATACTTGCACCCATCGGTCCTTGGTCACCTTGGATACCAGGATCACCCTGTGGGCCACGCATGACTCCAAGATTTACCCAGTTAGTACCATCGAAAGCAAAAGCTTCTCCAGTGTCCTCTGTGGTGTAAAGATCTCCAGTTGCTGCGCCGGACGGCAAAGCTGCTTGATTGGCTACTGTACCTCTGGCAGTCAGTGAAACGCCCATTGGACCCTGTGGTCCTGTAGCACCTGCGGGACCTTGAGGTCCTTCATCACCCTGATCGCCTTTAGGCCCCTGTGGGCCATCAGCCCCAGTATCACCTTTAGGACCGACATCCCCTGTAGCCCCGGTGTCACCCTTGTCGCCTTTTGGACCAACGTATGGACCTACGTTTATCCATTGAGCATCAGCCTGACTCCAGACGTAAAGGTTTGGAACTATAATCCAAGCATCGCCTGGTGTTCCTGTTGCAGGAAGATCTGAAACAGCGCCTTTTGTCCCAAGAACACGAGCACCATAACCAGTTTCACCACGATCACCCTTCGGACCTTGAGGTCCTTGTGGACCGACAGGGCCAGTTAAACCAGTATCGCCCTTATCTCCCTTTGGACCGATAGGTCCTTGAATACCCTGTGGACCTTCTGCTCCAGCAGGACCCTCTGCCCCCGCAGGACCTTCTGGGCCTTGGTCGCCCTTTTGTCCTTGAGGCCCTTGTGGGCCGACATCACCTTGGTCACCTTTAGGTCCTTGAACTGGACCAATATCTTCCCAAGTGTCGTCAGATGTCCAAACCCAAACGTGATTGTCCGTTTGAACAACCCATGCATCAGCCACAGCATTACCAAATTCAGGCAATTCGTCAACTGTTGCTTTTGTTCCCTTCAGTTTTACAATTGCGGCATCGTTACCTTTATCGCCCTTGTCACCTTTAGGTCCTTGAGGCCCTGTTAAGCCCTGAATCCCTTGAATACCTTGGTCACCTTTCTCTCCACGGTCACCTTTATCGCCTTTAGGCCCCTGCGGTCCTGTGGCACCAGTAGCCCCTTGTGGACCAGCAGGCCCTACTTGCCCTACAGGTTGCCATCCGTCTGCATCGCCAGTCCAAACCCACATCTGGTCTTGGATGATGTAGGTATCGCCTTCCGTATTTCCTTGAGTCGGAAGGAGAGATGTGTCAGAAAATGCACCCCTGATCACCAATCCTATACCATCTTGCCCTTGAGGTCCAGCGAAATCGCCAAGATCAGCCCAAGTGCCTTTCACAACTGTCCAGTAGTGAGTTCCAATTACGTAAGTATCTCCCTCTTGCATGGTTGCAGCAGGAGGAAGTTGGGATGGGTCTCCAATAATTCCTTGGATGTAAATACCAACACCCGGATCACCTTGATCACCCTTGTCGCCCTTATCGCCTTTTTCTCCGGGAGGGACAAAAAGACCTTCTTCACCAGGGTCGGTCACTTCAACAAGAACGTTTCCGGTCTTGGTTGAAATAGGCACAACGATCTGAGGAGGAGCAACATACAGCTTTCCACCTGCCAATACAAGCAGGTTATCACTGAGAGGGCTAACCCCGACAGAAAGTCCGTCAGGGCCAGCTACAAGGGCGTTACCGGAAGCAGGATCTACAACAACAGCGGCCTTCAGCGGAGTAGTGGAGTTACCATTACCGAGAAGTGTTACTGTGGTCGTATCTTCTGTGTGGAATTGTCCATCGTCCACAAAGGTTCCACCGCCAGTACCTTCCGGAAGGATAGGTTCAGCGTTGACGACCTTATCATTGTAATCTGCCATTTTTACCCCTTATTTTACAGGCTCTAATTCTTCAAGCGCAGCCTTGAAGTCAGCCATCATGTTTTCGAAAGACTTGTTTTTGGCAAGGGTAATGCCTTTGGTTGCAGCGAGGTCAGCAAGTTTATCTTTGCTCGCTTTCTTGTCAGCTTCGTCGTTCAGTGCTTCTGCTTCAGCCAGAATTGCTTCGTAACCAGCAGACTTCACTTTCACCTCTTCAGTCTTGACTTCTTCACCTTTAGGGCCTACAATTGCCTCCACTGCCTTACCGCGACGATTCGGGTTTGGAAGAGGACTGTTGAAGAATACGATGTATGTACCCATGCGGAGGGTAGAGTGTTCTGCATCCACATCAAGTCCAGAGATCTCGGCAAGCGCCTTGAAGAACTCAACAGAGTTGCGGAAAGCCCTTTGTTCAGTACCGACACAAAAGCCGTTCAGAGGAAGACGGGCAGAAATACCAACATTCAGATCCGGTGCGTAAGTACCGAAGAATTTGAACAATTCCACCTTGTTAGGGAAAATACGATAGTTTTGATTAGCCATAAAATCTCCATTTGGTTACCTTAGTAAAAACCACTTGACACCGTTGATGAAGTGGCTATTATTAAGGCAGAAAAAGAAAAAGGGAGAGGTGAATAATCACCTCCCCCTCTTAGAGGTAGCAGTTACGCTATCTTATGCGAAAGTACCAGTAGAGCGAACAACCAGTTCCGGACGGGTGTTAACAGTCAGGAAGGAAGTTTCGGACTCAACTTTTTCTTCACGCAGGTATGCAGAAGATTTGTACCACAGGTACAGTTCCTGTGCAGGAGTGTTCGCTTCACGAACGTCATCTGCTGGTGCATAGTGAATCTGGAACATGTCGTCGATTCCTTGCGGCAGAATGTAAGCTTCACCATCAGGGATGTAGTTGGAGATATCCTCGATGTAAGTTACGTTCTTGTGAACGAACATACGGTTGTTGGCGTTCTCTGCTCCCTGACCCAGACGACGACGAAGCGGCTCTTGAGTAGAAGAGTAGTATTGATAAGCGTTCATTACCAGCGGATGAGCGATCAGCGCTGAGAACCACTTACGAGAAGCCAGAACTACGATACCGTAGTTGTTGCCATTGTCACCCGCATTGTCGATGATGTAAGCACGAGCTTCAGCTTCGAGAACGTCAGTCGGGTCGATTGCAACATTGGTGAAGTCAATGTTTGCAGTGTGCTGAGTAACACCCCACTCGGTGAAGTAGTTGTACTGAGCAGTCGGGTCTTGTGGTGCCCAAGATTTACCCATGATCGCCTGAAGCATTGCTTTTTCTTTCAGTTGTTCATGAGAGATGCGGATACGACGAACCACACGAGCAACAACATCTTCTACAGTCTTCGGAGCGTCAGTAGTGAAATACTTACGGAAGTTCTGTACGTCTGCCGGAGTGATCTGACGATCAAGTGGGAAGAACGGGATGTTGAAGTTTTTCAGTTGGGCCTTTTCAGTACCAACGTAGTTACGTTCACCCTGACGACGACGAGCCGGGAAGTCGGTTACAACTTCGTCAACACGTTCAATCTGAGCGACAGTCGAAACACCGTGGTACGCTGTGAACAGGTCCATGTTGGTGATAAGACGGTACTGACGTGGTACGATTTCCAGAGTTGCGCCAAGATCGACGATCTGGAAGTCATTAGAGCGTACTACTGCCATTGTTATTCTCCTTGGTGTAGATTAGATAGACGTTACTGGGATCTCAACAGAGCCGTCGTAATATTTATCGGTGATCTTCAGACCTTTGGCCTCAAGAGCAGCGATAGCGGCAGCGTTGATTGCAGTAGTACCGTCAGCGAAAAACAGTTTGAATTTGTTCAGGGTCAGACCACGAACCGCCACAACGAAGTTGTAAGTAGTACCAACCACGAAGTCACGAGGAGCATCGTAAGCAGGAACCAGATCACGGTCAGTGATTACACCGAATGCGTCAGCAGCAGCGGAAGCGGCAATTGGTTCGCCAGCGGCGTTCACAATCATACCTGCTTTCAGACCAGCTACGAACTCAATCGGCATTTCCAGGAAGCTGTAGCCCTGGTCAGAAGAGTCCACTTTACCCAGAACGATGTCAGAGTAGTACCCTTGGATTGGATTAGCCATTTATTTAAATCTCCTCGATTAGGCGTTTAGTGCAGCAGCTTCACGAGCGCGAGCTTTCGCTTTCTCGATGTTAGCCTGAAGGATGTCTTCGGCAGACTTGTTGATGTCATCAACAGTTGCTTCACCGTCTTTTCCGTGTTCAGCAGTGCCGAACTCTTTCTTCACGGTTTCAACTTCTGTTTCCAGTTCGCTAATACGAGCTTGGGCTTTTTCCAGAAGAGCTACTACCGGAGCGTTAGCTTTTTCGATGATGAAATCTGCCAGAGAAGCGTGGTCAGCTTCAGCAGCAAAGGTGAAACCTTGTGCTTTAGTCAGAGCGGCTTTCTTTTCTACTTCAACAGCGGCTTTGATGATTTCATCAGCAGCAGCAGCTTTAGCTTTGGCATCTTCCAGTTGCTTAACCAGGTCAAGGTATTCCTGAGACTTGGTTACATCAGTAACATTATCGGACACTGAGGTCTCCTTATTTTCTTTGGATGTATCAATTACAGGGTCAGTACCTGCTTCTTTGACGACCCCAGTCACCTGGAGATCTTCGGACTCACCTTCGGAGAAGGTCAGACCTAATTCGCTTACTCCCTTTTCAAACAGTTGCTGAAGCTTCAGAAGTTCATACTGTTTAACAAGGTCGATTTCTTCACCGCTGTGCGCTGCCTTGGCGATAGAGATTGACTCCATACGCCCTTCCAGCCATTCCTGGTGCTGTGCGTTCCAAGCTTGGACCCACTCATCATCAGGGTTTTCAGCGGCCTCATTTTCAAGTTCAGTTTCAAAGCCCAGCAGTTTGGCAAGCAGTTCTGCATCGTCGCTCCACATATAGAAGAACTTACGCAGGAACTCTTCGAAACTCATGGAAACGGTAACCTGTTGCAGCGCCTTGATAACGTCTTCGGTAATCTGTTCCGGTTTCAGGTCAGACTTCATCAGAAGTGATACTGGACGGAGGTTTGCAGAAAACCCTTGACTCTCATGGCAGAGTGCGATACCTTTTTCCTTAATGGACTTGGCTTTTGCAATTGTCATTCGCCATCTTCCTCAACATACTCGACACCGAAATCAACGTTGGTGATTTCTCCTGTTGCTTTGTCGATTGATCCGGAACACTGAATGCTCAGGCCACCAACAACGTTGGACTTTTTAAGGTCCCACAGTACAGGGTCGTTATATTTAACTTTAGCTACCCAGGTGCCAGCCTTGATTACTTGCTCGGTCCCGATAACCACCACATCAAATTCTTCCTGAATCCAAGTCTTCTCGATTGTGAAAGAGTCAGTCTCAATCATGTGGAAGAGGTTCTCTTTAACAATGCCAGCTTCGTTTGCCTTATCAAAAGACTCCTTGGCCTTAGCGATTGTCTCAGCAGACATCCATTCGCCGTGAGCGTCCTTGGCATCTGGTTCGTAGATAACTTCGTAAGAAATCATCTGCTCATCAGCGTCTTTCTGGATGCTCACAACAGAGGTTGACTTGTTGATTTCAGTCTTAACATTCATTTTGAGAATGTCTTTGGAAGCCTTCTCGATAGCGGCTTCAGGAGATTGGCCTGAAGCAATCAGGCCATTTGCAATACTCAGTACCTTGCTCTTCTGAACGAGAGACAGATCAGATACCGATGCAGGAAGGTCAGCAATACTTGTGTATTTCATCATTTTCCCCGTTGATAGTTATTTTAACACCGTTCATTTTCTTTTGCAAGCTATTTCAGTAAGTTGAAATTAATTATCCATATTGGATACGGAATTGTCTCTTGTGGAGGAGATTTTTCCTGTTCCATTACCGTTAGAGCCTGCTGTCATACCATCACCGGAGCGACTGGTATCCTGACCAAGGAGTTTCAGAAGTTCATCAGTTGACATGTCTTCCGGGATCTCTTCGTCAAAGCCACCAACTTCAAGAATCTTGTTGATAACTGTAGGAGTTTTAGGAAGATACCCAACAGCACCGATACGCTGAACGAACTTGGAGAAGCCTTCCATATCGACTTCTTGGATAAGGCCTGGTTTCAGTTTTGGCATGTCTTCGTCTGAAAGACGGATGTCATTCAGTGCCAGAAGCTGAGGGATCAGGTTCTTGTTGAAAGCCTCAACAATGATGTCGATGTCACGCTGAACGAAATGTCCGTGGATGGACTGCTTCGATTCAGATAAGTTGTAAGACCCCTGACCATCGTTACCAAGGTTGATGAATCCAGCGCCAAATCTGTCGAGGATTGCCTTCTTACGAGAGTTCACCAGTTCCTGTGTACTGTACTGCTTACCTGCACCGTCAATCCCTTTAAGAGACATCTTGTACTGTTCACCACCCTGAGCGTTCATATCTGAAGGCAGGATGAAGTAGGCTTGCTCACCTGCGTGGGCGTTTGCAGCATCCGCCATCAATCCTTGAACCATTTCTGATTCTGGTGATTTCGGGTCAATCGCTGCCTTGTTCAAGATCTGAGAAGGGATCTTGAGTTCGATGATACCACCAAGATCTTTGGAAGCACCAATTGTTTCGAGGTTCTCAATCAGAATCTTTTCACGGAAAGCACGGTAACACCCAACAAGAGGAGAAACACCAGCAGGGTTTGACTCTGTACCACCAAGACTCATCACCATCAGTTTATTGATAGGAATGAACACTTCATCCGCAGAGGAGGTCAGATTAGTAACCAGGCTCATAGCACTGGAGATTTGCGTCAGACCGTTCTGGAAGTTGGCAAAGGCCATCTTACTCTGGTAAATCCCTTTCAGGGTGCGCCCATCCTCATCAAAAACCCAAGGTTTTGAGCGAGAAAGACTTGATTGTGGCCTAAAGGCAATCTTATCAATGGTGATGTACCCAGCATATTTAGATGGGGCAGATTCAGTACGGTACACCTTCTCAAAGATGGAGAATCCATACTCATTAAAGGTTGCGGCACTACGAGCAATATCGCGAAGAGTTTGCTGGTTGGCAAGGTTCTTCAACGCGTATTCTACAAACTCGGCTGCATCTTTGGATGCCTTACTGTCACGATTATACAGGACTTTGAAATCATTGAAAGCTTTCGTTACGAAAACATACTTCGTATCAAGCGCCGTGGAGACAGTATGGTCCTGCTTCATAGCCTCGACGGTTGCCAGAAAACAAGGCCAGCGTAACTCTTCCACCTTCATAACTTCGGATTCTGCACGAAGCTGTGAAAGAGCACCAGAACCTAGTTCCCCGGTACGGAGACGACTAACAGCCAGATTTTCGTTTCCGGCTTTAACCACCTCCGATGGTTGTGCAAATCTTGTTGACACGAGTTATCCCCTCTGTTATATTCTCTTGTACAAGGTCGGAGCAACAATTTTCGGGATAACAACAGGTCTGACGATCTCGTTCTTCTCCAAGTAATTAATACCGGAGGCAACGGCATCCGCCCAGTCATCCTTACGGGTTGTTGTGCTTCGCTCACCATTAAACTTTTCAAGTTCAGTCATTAAGGCTTCATATGTCTTAGCATCGAAACTGCTTCTGACAATCCTCACCATTCCTGACTGAGCAAGTTTTGCAAAAGGAGTGAAGCGTGTAAGTTTTGATTTATTCCCTGGCGTCGGGTCTCTCTCAACCACAAACCCTTCAGCCAGAAGCTCACGAGAGCTGGTTGTGAACTCACTAATGCCTGCTTGACCGGGGTCAACGCTGAAGATGATAACAACATCATCCCCATCGTAATGGGCTTGCTTTTTAATGATCACATCACGTTCACCAGCTTTCTTACAGAAACGGCCTTGCGTTTGAGTGGAGTATTGACCATCATCAACAAACTCAGGGCAATAATCTCCTGAAAGATAATAAAACCCATCAGAGTCTTTACTTACCTTCACAGATGCAGTAAAGTCAGGGTATCTGTTACCAGATGTTCGTTCTGTACCTGCCTTGTCGTATGGTCTAACGGACGTAACGCCCAGTGGTAGGCAAGGAACTTCCTTGAGATAGGATCGCTGGAAATAGTTCGCACCTTCTGGACGAACTTTCCAGTTTCCGTGGAGTAGCTGTGCCTTTTCAATTTCCGGAAGACCCTCAAGGAAAGCAAGATAATCTGGGTTGTTGTCAAGCATCGGTGGGTTATCGAAGATAGTCGCACTGATGAATGAGAAGGAAAGTGGTTTTGGCTTCTTACGAATGTCCACACCGTCCCAATACTGCTCAATAAGTTCCTCTGCTGTATCTCCCCAGATGAACTCACCGTCACGACGAATGAACCAACGGATAATCCCGTCTCGCTCCGCAATAGGGAAACCATCATCGTCGAGATACCACTCAATCAACTCTTTAATCTTGTGGTCTGGGTCCGGGTTACATGAGATGACCATACGGCTTGGGTATTTGGATTCAGAACGAAGACGAGACATGAGGTATTCGATCTGAGACCATTCAAACTGTGTTCCTTCGTCAAAACCAACAAAGGTGTACTGTAGACCCTGGTGAGAATACTTATCTTTCTCGTATTCCATGTGGGACCATTTTACTTTAGCACCAGAAGGGAAAATTGCTTCCAGGTCTTTCTCCCTGAAGCGTGGTTTCCATTCCGGATCAAGCTGTGTATAAATGCCTCGTGCTGTATCATACAGACCACCACCACCCTTCAACTGAGGGGTGTTTCTACGGAACATGATGCAGTTCGTTCGTGGATCGTCGATGATATTTAACGGCATTAATTGAAGCAGGTAGGATTTACCTGACCCCGCCGCACCCCCAATGATCAGGATTTGTGCGTTGTTTTCCAGGATCATTTTCTGCTTAGGGCTGGCAGGTCCGAATGTTTTACTCAAAAGACCTCCATATTAAAGGCGTAATTTGGCCTATAGGAGGTAGTTTACCACGAAACTTGATAAAAATAAAGCCCTTATCACGAAATAAGGGCCTTGTCAATCACTTTTGCGGATTAAAAATGTTACGGACGTATTGTTGCAGAGTCCTTAACTTGCTGCGGTCGTTGGCAGCATTCAGGTTGTTGGTCTTCATGATCGCGCTGTTCTCTGAGTTTGAAGCACCATACTTCAGGGGAGTTGGCTCCACAGGATCAACCATTGCAGCAGCAGGTGGTTGTGCAAGAACCTTTGCAGGATCAAACTTCTCAACTACCGGAACAACCTCCGGCTTCGCCTGACAACCGACCAGTAGGGTGACTGCCATCAGCACTGCCATTAATGCTTTATTCATTTCACCCCCAAGCTTTCGTTGTAGATGTCAACAAACTGGTTGTCAAGCCCTTGCTTCTTGCCTGCATCAGACCTGCTGTAAGCGTCTTGCTTTGCGTTAAGCTGTGCCTGCAATTCTGCATTTTTTGCCTGCTCTTCTGCCAGTTTCCTTTCAAGGATATCGCTTGCGATCTGTTGTTCATCCTTGTAAGACTGATTCTCATCCTTGTTTTGCTGTTGCACATCCTTCCATTTTCGATCTGTATCACTCACCCCTGAATTGTAGGACTGCGTGATCTGCTCGTTATACCAGTGCTTTGCATACAATCCCCCGCCAACGAGGACAGCAAGCAGGATGACCACTGCGATTACCTTTAGATTGCTTTTCAGAAACTTCAAAGCCATTTCAATTTGTATCATGAGATTTCCCCATTGGTATCAATTACCCGCTCGATTTTGAGCAGAGTTGTATCTTCATCTTCGATCTCTATTGCAGCATCATTGTAGGCAATCTTGGTAGGGTCGCTCACAGACACCTCAAGAAGGACAGCGCCAGGTAAAGAGGTTTTTTCTCCCCATCTACCAGTTCTGCCTTTCTCACCCCAACTCTTGTATACGTTCAAGGCTTCCTGCTCGTCTACATAAAGGTTCATCACATCAAGGAAATCTTGTGCTGGTTTCTCCTCCAGAAGACCAACTTTGTGCCTTTGCTCTACAGCTTGCATCAGGTAGAAGTTGTCAGAAGGACAAACTCCCCACAGAGTTTTAAAATATGGCCTTCCAGTATTCTTTCGGAGGCGTTGGTACATGGTAAAGATATTTACCTCTTTAAGACCTGTCCAACCACCTTTACCACCCTTCTCAGAGTCAGTTGCAATAGCGCTGATGATTTTATCACCAGCACTATCCAGTTTATCAAATAATAGCTCAAATGAAAATGGCCTTTCTTCATCGAAAAGCTCTTCAACGTTCGTACCATACATACCACTCAGGTGGGCCTTGGCATCTTCCCAAGTTTCAATGCTCAAACTAGAAGCTGCAATGCCAAGCTTCATGGTCTCCCGGCGAGAGATTGTATAACCGCGAGCGCGGTACTTATCAGCACGAAGCATACTAATAATCGGGTAATCTGTCTTGGGATTCAATACCAAAACCTTCTGAGCGATGTGCTTCATGAAATTTTTGTCAAACTCCCACTGCTCTTTTGCAAAGCTGAATGACCCCATATTAATCGTAAAGTCAAACTTATCAAATATCTTCTGTGCATCAGGGAAAACATCAAAAGCGATACATTGCAGAACCGGGAGCTTTTTTATTGGTAAACATGACACTTTTATCGGTCATACCGATATTGTCAATGTTGTCAATCTTACTCTCTTTAACCGCTTGGGTGAATGCCTTAAAATCCTCATCAGACATATCTTTCCAGATTTTTGCCAAGGCAACAACTGACAGGCGTGTCATCGGTTTATCTTCAGATTTGATCACCAGGGTATTGACATAATCTTTAAAGCTTCCCGGATCGTCAAGTTCCCTGAAATATTTGAATGACCGTTTGGAATTGCCCCAATTATTAGTCGCCTCTGTCAGGTCTGATTGACCTTTCAAGAGGCTACGATCAGTCATGTACGCAAGGAAAACTTCCAGGTTCTCCCATGAAGGGAAGTAAAGGTCTATGTCGTTTACTTCTCGGTTGGAGAATAAGGATGTGAGTGTACCACCCGCAACACGGACATCGAGGCGTTTAAGGATCTCCATCAACCCGTTTGGAATAAGGCTACGGAGGATCAGGTATTCACGTTGGTATTCTTCTTTTGGAAAGATATGAAGCATGGTTTTCTCCTTTAGTAATTAAACCATTGGAGTGTACCAGAAAAAGAAAAGCCCCGCAATAGCGGGGCGAGGCAAAGGAGAGGAGATTGAATATTTATTATTATTAGAATAAGAAAAGTGGCGAAGGAACCTTTACTCGTCGAGGGTGTCTTACCGTTTCCACAGCCGAGACCTTCCTTAGTGTCCACTTAGTTATTTGGATGCGTGAGCGGGAGTCGAACCCGCAATCTTCGGCTTATGAGGCCAACATGATCTATATATCCGTTTCACTACCACGCAATTGTTTGGTGGGGCCGGGTGGACTCGAACCACCGACCATCTGCTCTTCAGGCAGGCACTCTACCAACTGAGTTACAACCCCAAGTAATTGGTACTTCCTGATGGAATCGAACCACCGACGCTTGCCGTGTAAAGACAACGTTCTACCATTGAACTAAGGAAGCATTAAAGTGGTGGGCGACAGGGGACTCGAACCCCCAAAATCCGACTTCTAAGGACGGCACGTATACCAATTCCATCAATCGCCCAAATATGTGGAAGCCCTACTGTCTTCCTGATCAGCCAGAATCCTTATCCAGCATTATCATCGGCCCTGTAGATCCTATCATGAACCAGGGAGTCGATGCCTTTATTTGGTGGAGAATAAGAGATTCGAACTCTTCTGATATCCTCGGTGCAAGCGAGGTGTCCACTCCAAGCAGACCCATTCCCCAATTGGTGCAAGTACAGGGATTCGAACCCCGATTCTCAGCTTCGTAGGCTGATGCTCTGTCCAGTTGAACTATACCTGCATTAATAATATAATGTTCTCAACCCTTCAATGAAGCCAAGAACCCATGCCCTCTTTTGCTGCCACTCAAAGTCTGAGTAAGGACAGTCGTCGATGGTCATGCTACCTGACATTGCGGCATCATAACCACGACAATAGATTTGATCAAGTGTCATGATTTGTAGTCTTCCAATATCAGATATTTAAAATGGTCAGCCCGGCAGGACTCGAACCTGCGACCCGAAGCATCCAAGGCTCCCACGCTACCAACTGCGCTACGGACTGATTGTGTAAGTTTTAATTGTCCCAGAATCTTACAACTGGTATCGCTGGCTAGGTAATAAGTTCTCCAAGCAAAGTTTTAATTTGCAAGGAGGATGTTTGGCGAGGCCGAAGGGGATCGAACCCTCATTTTCCGCATAGACAGTGCGGCACCATTACCTTGTCAGCCACGGCCCCATAAATTTGGCGACGAGTGAAGGATTTGAACCTTCCTTGAGTTTTCACTCACGGCTTAACAGGCCGTCGCCCAACCACTAGGCCAACTCGTCATTTAACTACTTTATCAGCTAAAACAACCTTTTGCAAGAATTATTTTCACTAATTTAAAAATGGTGGGTCTGGAGGGATTCGAACCCCCGATCCTCCGATTAAAAGTCGGATGCCTTCGACTTGCGTCACCACTTGGCTACAGACCCGGTATTTGGAGGAGAGTGGAGGAATCGAACCCCTACCGTTTCCAGCACCACAGGGTTCAAACCTGCTTGTCCACCGTTGGACGGCACTCTCCTTGGAGGAAGATGTCAGACTTGAACTGACACACCCCTTTCGGGGCTACTGTCTCTTTAGCAAAGAGATCCCTTACCTGATTAGGGTTAATCTTCCAGATGTGGCGGAGAAGGAGAGAATCGAACTCTCAAGCCGTTTTACCAGTCAGCACCTTTCCAAGGTGTTTTCGTCACCTGTCGATTTGCTTCTCCAATTTGGGGTGACCTGTGGGTATCGCGCCCACTTCCTCAACGTCACAGGTTGAACATCATCTCATAAATGCTTAGGCCACACATGAGCACTCTCAAAAGAAAATGTTCAAATTTGGCAGGGGGTGGAGGATTCGAACCTCCGATGTCGAGTTCAAAGCCCGATGCATTAGGCCAGCTATGCTAACCCCCTATTGGCGTGAAGGTGAGGAATCGAACCCCTTACGACTGGTTTTGGAGGCCAGCTTGCAGCCACTGCAATTATGTTACCCGCACAATGTTTGGCGTCCTGTGCGGGGATCGAACCCGCAAACCCCACCTTGAAAGGGTGGTGACTTTACCAGTTTGTCTAACAGGACATATTTAAGCGTCATATCGGATTCGAACCGATGCCACCGACTTGGAAGGACGGGATGCTGGACCGCTAACACTAATGACGCATAATTTTGGTGGGAGTAGCAGGCTTTGCTCCTGCGACCTCTCGATTATCGGTCGAGCGCTCTACTAACTGAGCTATACTCCCTTTGTTTTGGTGGCCCACCCTGGATTCGAACCAGGAACCCCGAAGGGCACGGATTTACAATCCGCTGCAATCACCGTTCTGCCAATGAGCCAAAATCTTTATAGCGGTGGACGACGATCAGCAAAGAAGCTGATGATCCAAACCACAATCGCTACGATAAATACAACTTTTGCAGCCCAAGCTGCTGTTCCTGCCAATGCACCAAATCCCAGAACTGCCGCGATTAATGCGATAACAAGAAACATCAAACCCCAATTCAACATATTAGTATCCTCATATTAAGATATTTTGGTTAACCATTTTGTTTGAAAGGAACGATGTCGGTAGTGAAAGGTTTTGATGGAGCCTTCTCCGGAACCTTATTACCGTCATCAACGTTTTTAGTTTCTTCTTCACTTTCATTTTCTTCATCGAAGTAATCAGACATCATTTCTTCGCCTTTTTCGATGACGAAACGTGCAATGTTCTCTCTGATGTTGTCCTTGGTGCTGGAATTCATCATCAGGTCACGTAAAACCTGGTGTGCGTCAGGAATCATGGCGATCATCTTTGTCTTCAGGTCAAGAAGATTCTTCTCAAGCTGAATTGCGTTTGACTCCTCTTTTAAAGGACGCCCTTTTCCACGACGACGCTTTGTAAGCTGTTGTTTTGCTGCCATAATTAACCCCACTCATTCATATTATCAGAGATGTATTTCTCTGTCAAGGGTTATTTTAACATATTTTACTTTAAATTTAAAGCTTTGGAGCACTGTGAGGGAATCGAACCCACGACATTCGTTTTGCAGACGAAGCTGTTACCACTCCAGCAACAGTGCTTGGTCGAGGCAGCAGGATTCGAACCCGCGTAAAGGAGTTTAGAAGACTCCTGCCTATCCGCTAGACTATGCCCCGTTAATTCTGGTGCAGGTGACGAGACTCGAACTCGTAATCATTTAAGCGGGAGATTTTAAGTCTCCTGTGTATCTCCATTTCCACCACACCTGCAATCATCGTTCCTGAAATAAGATACATCAAAATCTTTTCCAAGAGCAGGTCCACCGCTTTGTATATGCTTACCATATTTCCCTGAGCAAGACCTCGAACAAAAAGGACCAGATTTTTTATCAGATCTGTTCTTCCTTTGTGATTTTGACAATTTAAAGGTATTACCACACCAAAGACAGTTGCAATATATTTCCTTTGCTCTTAGAGCGCTCTTTTCTGCGTTAGCCTTTCTTGTTAAGACTTGCAGATTAGAGATGTTGTTGTTATTCACATCCCTGTCTATGTGGTCAACTGTTTCTAAATCTGGATCAAGCTCTCTTCCAAGATGCATCTCCATAAGATACTTTGGGTAGCTTCTTGTCATTTGCATACCGTCATAAAGATAGATGATCACATGTTGCCTGCCATCATCCCTAACATACGGACCTAAAACTTTTCTAATCTTATCGAGATACATATGCCTCTACCAGATTGGACCAAGGACGCAAAACATATTTTAAGCTGCATGGTGACTCCACCGACCTCCGTTCTCCGCGAACGGCGCTCTACGACCCTGAAACTTCTGTTACAGCAACGTGGCCTTTGTCGCTGAAACTCCATTTCGTTAGGCTCATTCTCCGCACAGATGATCAGTCTGTGAATCAAATAATCTGAGCTAATGCACTTTAAAACACGCTAAACATCTTATGTACGGGCTGAAGTCCTGAATATCGCCATATTCCCCACACAAGTACCAAGTGTTTGCGAGACACTCCGCCTGTACCATTCTGTAATAATCGGTTCTCGCGATAACCAATCTACGGAATCACACCCCAGTAGGTGCAGCAAGGTTTTAAGATTCTCAAACCCGTACATAAGATGTTTGGAGCCGGGTGACGGAATCGAACCGCCTATGTATTCTCCTCCCACTCCACGCTGGAGGGTATTTTCAGGTCTGGATGGACCTCGACCTTGCCAAAGGTCTTACCCGGCATTGGCTCCTCGTACAGGAATCGAACCTGTGCTTATCCCGAATCTTGGGACTGCTCTACCAACTTGAGCTAACGAGGAATTGTTTGGTGCTCCCAGTAGGAATCGAACCCACTTCTTCGGCTTACAAGGCCGCTGCATCGCCACTTATGCTTTAGGAGCAAGAATGCTGTTTCCGATTAACTGCCCGGAGGTGTGGTTAGCCATATCTTGTGAGCTAATTACCTTTGACCCAGGATTTCAATAATCAACGAAATTTTATCTTTGTGTTTTGAAAGTTTCAAGTTTAAACGTTAACCTTTGAACTTTAATCTTTGAGTTTTGAACTTTGAACTATTCGATCTCGCGATTCGAAGTTTGTTTCGTTCGGAGTTGTAGTCCGAAGAACATACGTCAAGGTATCATCCTATATGATTAAGTTCGAGGCAGTTTAACCTCCGGCCTCGGTAGAGGCAAGATTTTTCCAACTTCGCTAACCAAAAACAGCATTTAAAAACTTTACCAGTTAAAAACAGGAATTACAAGATCTTTTTCATAATTCCCGCAATTAATTTTAGAGTGATCCCTCAATCTCTACTTCAGTCTTCGCATTGATCTCTGACAGTGCAAAGTCAACGTTGGAAGTGAAGTCTTCGATCTCTGCTTCCAGAGAGCGGATGGTGTCTGCCAGACCCAGAGGGTCAACGATAGACGGGGTGCTGATCATGCGGGTCGGACCTTCTACGACCTTCAGTTGTTCAGCATCCGGAGACTTGTCACGACCGATGTACGGTGCGCGAGCCTGTTCCAGTTTCGCTTCGAACTCCATATTCTCCTTGTTCAGGCGAGCCTGAGCATGGTTGTACTGGGCTTTCAGCTTGGCAAGCAGAAGCTCTTTGTACTGAATGGTGCGTTTGCGTTCAATTGCCTGAGCAACTGTCATCTCCTGGTCACCAACGGTAACCTTGGTGGTTGCGTTGGACTGCACAACGGCAGCTTTCAGTTCGTCACGAACTTTCAGGAGGTCTTGCAGGCCCTGATAGTCTGCTTTCGCAGCTTTCTCAAAGGCATCAACACTGATCAGAGAACCAGGGATCTGACGGTTACCGTCAATACCTTTTGCAATGTGAACAGTGTTAAGCTGGTCAACACGTTTCTCGATTTTACCCTCGATCTTGGTCAGAGTAGCCAAAGCGCGGGTTACAGAAATCTTAGTAGACATATTATTCTCCTCTCATTTAATTTTGAATTTTAAAGTTACTGCAAATTATTTGCCGACTTCCTTGTCGGCACAGCATATTAGTTTTTGCCAGTGTTGACTACAACGCCTTGGCGACCAGCATCTGCCTGAGCAATAGCGAGACGGGTTTCACGTTCAGCTTTCAGGTCAGCACGAGCAGCTTCAAGCTGTTCAGTAAGCATTGCGATACGGTCATCTTTCGCTTTACTATTAGCAGTCAGTTCTGCCATTTCAACTTTGTGTGCAGATTCCAGATTGGACTTCGCTGCGTTCAGTTCGATTGCAGCACTGCGCTTAACATCAGCAACAGCGGCATTGATCGCGTCTTCGTTATTGTCCTGTGCAACAGCCAGTTCATTACGCAGTTCTTCAACAACAGAAGGATCGATTGCAACCAGACCGCGAGATTTCAGCAGGTTTGACAGAACGCCTTCTTCGTTTTCCAGAACCTTGATCTTCAGCTTGGATTTTTCTTCAGCCAGCTTTTCGTTAAACTGAACTTCAATCTGTCCCAGTTCCTGTTGTTTGAACTGAATCTCCTGACTGATCTGCTCAGAGCCTTCCGCCAGGGTTTGAAGATCGGCAACTACCTTGGAAAGGTTGGTTGCAGCAGCGGTTACAGCTTTGGTGGCACGTTCAGTTACGGAAATTACAGTTTTAGAATCAGACATTAAGTTCTCCTTTGCGTTAAATTAGGTTTTAAATACTACACTTACAGATTGTGTTTGTCAAGCGAATCTTTGATTATTTCTTCGGTTGTCGGGTTGTTTTCGAACCACGACCAGTAATGCCAAAGAATGATAATCGCACAAATGACAAGCATTGCCAGAAAAATCATGCCGCCGCTCATCGTACAACGTCCTTAATAGAATCACAAACTTCACCAACAACGTCTGCGGTCGGAGATACGATCATCTCATCGGCAGCGTGAACAACCTCTACTGCGACATCCACAAAAGGTTCTGCAACAGTTGCAGTAACAGCAACAGCAGTACCAACAACATCACCAGCCATGCGTAACAGAGATCCGAACATTTATTTGCTCCTTTATAAAGTTGGTGGGGCATGAAGGATTCGAACCTTCGACCTTCGGCTTAAGAGGCCGCTACACTAACCGCTGTGTTAATACCCCGAATCTGGCCCGTGTTTTTCAAGACGTTGCACGGGATCGTCACGGTTGCCACGGCCCTTTATTTTAAGACGCATCGCCGCAGCCAGCTTCGTCTATCCCCATGCCGGAGGAATTACTTCTTCTTACCTTTCGGCGCTACGGCTTCAACAACCTTAGCGTCTTTAGCTTTACCAGCGCGTTCACGCTTGGTCTTGCCAGTGCGAACACGATGTGAGGCAGAAATGACCTGACCACCTTCAACGCGGGAAACTGATTCCCAGATAGATACAACGTTGCCATCTTCATCACGACGCTTCTTACGAATAGAAACCGTCTTTGTTACACCGCCCAGACGAACATCATGAGGGGCAGAGTGGGTCTGCGTAGACTTGGACTCAAACTGGAACGGCTGTTTGATTGCGTCGATTGCAGAAACTTTCTTGTTTGCGTTTTTCTTAGCCATGTTTTATTTCTCCTCTATTTGCTAATGTCTCGTTGACGTTGGTAATACTAAACTCTCTCACTTCCTTTGTCAATCGTTTTTTAAATCTTTTTTCACTTCTTTATGAAGACCGAGTGAAAGGTCATAACGATCATATGTATGAACCGAGGTTGCCTTGATAGAATCAAATCGGCTTTTCCATGATTCTGACATACTTGGTTTTTCAATGATACCAAAAAACTCATATACACGTTTCATTGCATCTCCTGTTTGGTAGTTCTGGCAGGAATTGAACCTGCGACCTCTTCCTTATGAGGGAAGCGCTCTAACCAACTAAGCTACAGAACCATTCCGTCTTGGTGAGATGAATACTAATGGTTAAAGAAACCATTGTCAACACCTAAAATGAAAAAAAGCACCGGATTTTTATTTCCGGTGCTTCTGGTATTACTTGCGATATGAAGTCGCCTGGTTGTCAAGACGCTGGTTAGCTCGTGCAGCGTCACCGCGAACAATCAGAACATCCTGCTTCATCACATCAACGTCAGATTGCAGTTGATCAACTTTCTGGTTGAGAGTTGCAACATCGCCTGACAGTTTTTCAAGACGCTCAGTTTTGTGGCTGGTGCAACCAGTTACTGCCAGTGTCCCTACCAGAACCGCGCCAAGAATAGCCTTTTTAAACATTTTATTTCTCCTGGGTTATGTGCAGCAGTAGTATCTGCATGATCTATTTTACTGCAAAAGGTCCCAATTTACTTCAGGAAATGTCCGAAACAGAAACATTCTGTTTACAAACATTGCAGGTGGTTACCTTCTTTGGACCCATGAACGGAAGGCCGCACACATCACATTCAGTGTGGTAATAAAAATTACGGAATGTATCAGTGGGCCAGTCTCTGTCGCTCAATTCAAAGATTGAGTCAAAGGTCTGGTCTTTCATCAGAAGAAATACCCTCTCCGAAACCTACGAAAATATCTACGTCTTCAGCCTGGCGAATGCCTTCACCGTAACCAATAAATCCGTCAAATTCGTCTTTCATCTTTTTACTCCTTTTCGCTTTGAACGTGTAATCGCCGCTTCAGCACGGCGCTGCTTGCGGTTTTTATACTGTCCGGAAGATTCGGAGAGCGTACTTGATTGTGGAATCACCGTCAACGGGGTAGAAATAGTATAAGCCGCCTTCTTCTCCGAAGGATGCAACGTATTGCCATGCCTCAATGCCAAAGCCAGTCGTAGAAAAAGCGATGTCATTAGCTTCTTCAGTCGCTTCGTCAAGGGTTGGGTGGTGTGATTCGTGCTCAATGTACTCTCCATTATCTGATTTATGTACAAGCTTTAATTTAAACATAATGACCTACCGTTAAGTTGTTAAGAATTTCGAGTTGATTCGATAGCTTAGATCTTATCAGTGGTCACTATTTTTGTCAATCAAACAATCCCTGATGCCTTGACACCACGACGATATTCTGCTAGTGCTAACGTCTTGGGGTCAAGCTCTTCCTCATCTTCCTTCGGATTATCAATCTCAAGGAAATGTTCCTCCAGACCATCAAGGATGTCCGGCTCCCACGCCTTCTTCTGGTCTGTGTGTACAGATGCACGATTGAAATCATGACGACTAACTGGATTTCGCACTCAATATCTCCTTTTCTCTATCTCGCCAAAATATTGCATCATCAAGGTTCCTGAATGTTTTATTTCGTTTTTCAGTTCCCCATTTTATTGTCACAACATAATGCTTTCGTTTTTCAACCCACGTTATGTTAACATGTCCAGTGTTTGAAGATGCAGTGACATTCCTATTATTCATTTCGCGTGTTGCTTTCTTCAGGTTTACCCACGCATTGTTGGTCCTTATCCTGTCATCATGGTCAACAAATTCAGGCATTTCTCCAGTCATATAGAGATATGCAAGTCTATGAGCCAAGTATAGTTTTCCATCAATACGTATTACAACATAACCGTGCTTTCCAACGCAAGAACACTCTGTTCCACCAAGGCGGGTAGCGTCTTCCTTTCTTGAAAAACCCTCTTTTAACCATGTGAAAATGCCTGTCTGCGGATCGTAATGCAAACGGGTTTTGAGATACTCTTGCGTTAAACTACGCACAGGATTCCTCTTCCAAATCAATTTTTCCTGTTTTAGTGTTTACCCACACTGTTTTATCCTTGCTGGCGTTCATCTGATGACCGCAGCCAAAGGAAATGATGCAAACGCCTGGGCCGTGGGCCTCAAGATCAGCTTCAAATTCCTGTTTACAGACTTTGCACTCCATCATTACTGGTCCAAACATCTTAGGCTCCTTAATATAATACGGGTTTGTTGGTGTGTTATTACACGTAAGGCAATCTCGTACTGGGACTTCATGCCACTTGCATGGATTTTCCATAGCCTACCTATCAGAAAAGCCCCCGAAGGGGCTGATAATTTAAAGCTGAGAAGCTGCCCGATCACGAATCTGTGTCAGGTCTTCGTCAATCATCAACTGACCGTCTCGGAAGACACAACGGAGTTCGTTATCACGAGACTGTACCTCATGCACCTCCAGATTGTCAACCAGTTTTAACTGATTGTCTTCATCACGAATAACCTTCAGGAAACCTTTTGCAGATTTCTTACCGAGGTCAGTCTTCGGCTCTTTGACAACCATGATCTGCTTGCCGTCGATAACTGCACCCGTTGCTTTCACAGCCATACCCAGTGAATCACGAGTTGTGTACTGGGTTGTGTAAGAACCAACACCGTACACGATGTTACTCGATGCAAAGCCACGATCTTTCAGTCGTTCAAAGATATCTTTTGCACGAGCAACAGTGATAGAGTCACCGTAGATCAGGCCGACATGACTATCAAGAACTTTGTACCCTTTGGAGTTAACTTCTCCACCAAAGATTTCCCACAAACATTCTACTGCACCTTTTACCTCATGATCTTCAAGACCTGACTCTTGGAAATCAAAGAATGCATTATCTTCATCATCTACCAGAATGCGATAATATTTACCCTCAATCTTAGCAACTTCAGAGTTTGAATCATCCTGTAATGCTGTGTGAGCATCTGACCAGTCATCGAACTCACCCAAGCAGCGATACCCGGCAATAATATGCTCAGGGATACCTGAGTCAGGACGAAATACAACACGACCTTCACGAGAAAGAATTTCATGTTTCAAGATTGCTGCTGCTTTCGTGATAATCGCCCAGAAGTCATAGCTATCTGCAACGTAGGAAACAAAACCTTTCGGAAAAATTTCCGTGATGTAGCGCTTCAGGAACTCGACTTCTGCAAGATAACGTTTATGATCAAGGCTCAGGAATTCTTGATTTGCTGTGTTTTCTTCAATCTCATTAACGATGAAACCGATATTGGTTGTTGCAACACTGTGTTCAGATGCAGGGATAGACCCAGAAACGAACTTACCTTTCATGTTGTAATAACGATTTGCATACACAATCGCGGGAATGGTATCAGTACCCATAGAACTGATCAGTTGACCAAATTCACTCTGTGCTGCGTCATGTGTCCCACCTTCACCACGATATGCAAAACAGTGGTTCTGGAAAGGAACATGCAGATTATTATCACATGTTTCAGCAGCCCATTTCTCAGACAGTTTACGATATTGCCAGAATGTTGTTGCAGTTGTGATTGTTTTCCAGGTTTCTGCTGACATCACACTTTCCAGGAAGTTCGGTAACCAGTAAAAATCCGGATGGGTATTCTGGATAGTGAACATTGGAACCTGCACCGGAGCCAGAGTGCCTTCTGGTAAAGCACGGATTTCCAGAGGTAGATAACCAAGATCGTGTAGCTTCTCAAAACCCCACATTTCCACCATACCCGGTCCAATACTCAGTTCGCAAATTTCTTTATAATCTGAAATCGCTTCTTCCTTTGAGCGTTTGAAAAAGTTTTCATTAAACATATCGATCAGGAACCACTTGATGAATCCCTGAATACCAGCAAACATCACACGGTGGTCATTGTCTGCGAAGTGGATAAAGTGCTTTGCGTTACGGGCGGTCATATTGTCCTGAACAATTTCAGAACGTTTGTCATACATCGAGATGTGACTCGGTTTGTAAAAATCAGCGAAAGTAATCGGGCTTTCTTTATGCAGCATGTTTGTTTCTCCTCTGTGAAATTTGTGGGTGCATTCTTGCACCCGTTTTATACTATGTCAAGAAATTTTAGAAGTTTTCTGTCCAGTCGTGATATGCATAAATTTCATCTACACCACCATCAAGAATGACCTGCTTGCCGAATGAGAAAATACCGTGTGTTACATAAAGGATAACACGTTTTGCACCATTCTCCTTCAACGCTTGTGCAAGGGCGATGAATGTGCGACCACCATCACAAATGTCATCAACGATGACACATTCACGACCAGTAACATCCCCGAAGACAGCAGTACCTGTGATCTCGTTAGTTTTTACATCACGGACCTTACCTGCTTCAACAAGCGGAAGACGGAGATGTTCAGAAACCTTCTGCGCTTTTTTACGTGCTCCGGCATCTGGTGCGATAATCGTAACATCCCTACCAGCAAGTACATCACTATAGGATGCTGCAAGTTCATGTTGGTGCCGAATACGAACATTGTTCAGAAGTGCAGCAGAAACATCACTGTGCGGGTCATCTACGATAACCTTATCAAACCCAAGTGAGTTAACGATGTTTGCAAAAACCTTGATGGACAATGCCTCGCCAGGTTGCATAACACGATCTTGACGCGCATAGGGGATGTACGGCAGGTGAAGGACATACTGTGCATGAATATCAATGTTATCAAGTCGAGAGCAAGCATCTGCCAGCAGAGCAAGAGCCATAACATCCGCAGATGTCTTGATTTTTGCTGTGATGTCAACAAAACCAATGTGACCTTTTGGTGCATAACTTAAATCGATCTTAACCTGTTCTTCACCACCCTTGAATGTAAGGCGATCAACAGGGACTATCAGGTTGTTCAGACGAAGTTCTAAACTCATTTTATTTCTCCTCAATTATTTGAATAGCCTTTAAAATATCTTGCTTGTGGATTGTCTCTGTGAAGCCGTCAGGTAACCAATCTTTTTCACAAACAAATTGTGGGATCGCACTCAACACAATCTGCTCAACTTTGGCAGCTTCAGCATAACTTTTGAACAGCTTGGAGTACATCAGTTTGTGCTGAAACAAACTTTTCTTTGATTGTTGGCGCATTCTTTCGAAAACATTAAATGCTATACCAACTTTTCCGATTGTTAAGCCTGGGCCTGCAAGCTCTTGAACATAAACGTAGCAGGTTCTTTCAAATTTTGGATTTGTAGAATCACCAAACGAAATACTGTACTGAATACTCTCCGCTCCACTGTCAGAGATGGCGGTTTTCTTCTCGATCCAACCCTTTTCATACAGAGAAGAGAGTGACCTACCAACAGTGGCTCTACTCAACCCTGTGGAGTTTATGAAATCTTGGTAAGTATAAACCCCAACACCATTCAACCCCATAAACATCAAAAGAACCTTTTCAGAAGCACTTATCTCTTTCGATTTTATAACTTCAAGCATAACATCCTCTATCTATTAACAATTATGTAATGCCTTGGTTTTGCATTCCCTTTAGAATCTTGAAAACCAGAGCGTATGCGGCGAATGTATCCAAGATACTCTATCTTTGTCAAGAACTCTGATACTTTCGGTTGTGACTTCTCACTCAACCCAAAAAGATGACACAAAGATTTTTGAGATGGAAAGAATACCTCATCACCACCATCAGGGTTTAAACTCTTGAAGTAATCATACCTCCACCACAATTTTATCAACCTTTGCAAATCTTGTGGTGAGAGACGGTCATCAAAAAGCCACTGTGTCGGGATAGTGACGTAAGAGCCATCCCTTATGTTCACAGTGTTATCACCAATCTTTATCTCCACCACCATCTCCTATTTATTCCAGAACAGATATAATTAGAATGTACACCAACGTAACGCAGATGTCAACCTAATTATTCCCAATCGGGAATGTCTAATTATTCCCAAAAAGGAATACAATACTAACCTATCAATTAAACTAACTTATGATCTTTTAAAATCAAAACAATAAAACATAAGATCTATATAAAAGATCTTTAAGTATGATCTATATATTCTACAGTCATAGAGCCAGTGGCTCAGTTGGGTCAGTTGGGTCAGTATGGATGAACAAAAATCTGTTGTCAAGAGTTGACTTCTCGTTTTGTTCATGTACAATGCTCCTATCGTTTTAGAGGAGAGTGTTAATGTTGTCAAGTAAACAAGCTAAAGCTGTTGGAGATATGGTGTGTGGTAAGAGTCGTCGTAAGGCGATGCCTACAGATGAAGAAACCACACGATTGATGATGGTACGTGAAGTCTTTCATGAATGCAATAAGGATCAGAAAGTTTGTGTGGTGTTACCAGATGGTAAATCTGCACAGGAGGTGTTTGGAAATTACTACGACTCTGTTCGTGGTCGTCTACGCAGACCAAATGTGGTGGTGACTCAGATGAAAGACTTGACAGTGGAGCACATCGAAGGTAATAATTGTGTGGTGGATCTGAGTGAGATTCTCATAACGCTCTGAGAGCCTCTCTGAGACGTTTTGTTGGTGTGGTGGTACACTTGGGTTCCTCACACCATTTTAATTCAATACAGGGCCGCTCAGAGGCTCTGAGGGCTATTGTGGAGGATTATTTTGAAGCTTAGTCACATATCTGGTGAAAAATCTGTATGCAGAGAGGCTTTTATGGCTCTCAAGAACATCATGGCTGTCGCTGAAAAGCGGTTCAATACAAAACTGTATCTCGACAGCCGTGTGGATATTGGTAAGTCGTGGTTGGAGTCATGTGTGTACATTCATGGTGATCGAAATGTCGTCAACTTGGTGTGCTTGAAGCTTATTACTTGGCAGCACAACAATCTGCCCCGTGGAAACCAATACCTTCTGTACGCATACCCTGCGGAGGACATGGACAAATGAAAAAAGACATCAAGAAACCTGTAAGGGAAAAATTCGATACAACAGCTTTTGTTTTCAATACAAAGGTTGAGATCATCAAAGAAGCCATTCAACGCTTGCACGATCAAGAGGCAGATCCTAACGCAGAACCACTTACAAAAGATGAAATTTACTGGCTGGGGTGGTGGGAACTAAACATGCCTGAACTGGAAAGGCGTGGACTCACAGAGGTTATGACGTGCGCCCAAGAGAACGCCGCTTTAGGGCTGTATAAGAAAACAACGAAAAGGAAGAAAAAGAAATGACTAATATCGATCATGTAACATCAGATACACATTGGTGGCATACCAATATTCTTGGTTTCCCATCCTGTGATAAGTTCCGTAAAAACCTGTACGGACCGAAAGAAGATTCAGCGAGTGTTGTCAAGATGAATGACGACATGGTTAAAACATGGAACAAACATGTGAAACCTGATGATGTTGTTGCACATTTAGGTGATTTTGTGATCGCGTATGGTAAGCATGTGGAGCCGAAGGTTCGTGACATTCTTAGCCGAATCAACGGAAAGATCATTTTGGTTGGTGGCAACCACGACAACCACACGACAAAGCGGGTATTTCGCGAGTTTGGTCACGAAGTTGTTGACTATAAAGAAATTGATTTCAGCACAGGAAAAGAAAAAGTTCGGGTGTGTATGTCGCACTACCCGTTTGCATCTTGGAATAAAGCACACCACGGATCAGTCATGCTCCACGGACATAGCCACGGCTCATATAAGGCACCTGGTGGACGAATCCTTGATGTGGGTTGGGATGTCCACGGTCGTCCTTTGACGATGCTTGAGGCCGTTTCTGAGTGCCTTAAAAAGCCTATTTACGATATTCATCACTGAGGAGATGGTATGCACAACCAAAAACGCAATTTCTTGCCTAAGAAAACATCAAAATCTTTTTACGCCACAATACATATTGCTGGCAGTTACAACCAGGCGGAAAATCTTTGCCGACACTGGGTGATGAGGGGAGCATGTGTGCAGATTTCCCCTTGTACTTATGTTTATACTGGTGGTGTGGAAGACGGTATGACTGTGCGTATCATGCAGTATCCTCGTTTTGAGCGACCAGAACATGAAATTCTTGACATGGCTGTTGAACTTGGGACATACTTGGCTCAGGAATTATGCCAGGTAAGCTTCAGTGTTGAGACACCGTATAATACAACGTATTATCAGGCAGATGGTTATGAAAAAAGATCTTAGCTCCCCTCTTGGTATCAATGACTCTGATATAATTACACAGAGGGTTGTTGATGGAAAAAGGATTTTCCATCCTGTATATCTTAAGTGGCGAAATATGTTGCGAAGATGTCTTGTAAAGCACAATAAACACCAATATTATGAAAGTGTATCAGTATGCGATGAATGGTATTACCTTTCCAATTTCATTTCGTGGGTTGGTGATACGGATGTTGCTGGCCTCTACTTGGATAAGGATATCCTCGGTGACGGAAAAATATACTCACCAGAGTCTTGTGCATTCGTAACACAAGAATGTAATCAATTCTTTTCATCTGTTAAGAAAAATGGCAAGTATATGATAGGGGTTTCCAAAGAAACCCGCCTTGCGGACACATTTTACTGCCACTACAAAGGAAGGTATATTGGTAGTTTCAGAACAGAAACCGATGCTCATAAAGCTTGGCAAATTGAAAAGAGAAATCATGCAAAATCTCTTGCAATCTCAGAACAGGATGTTAGAATAAGACAAAAGCTGCAAGATATTATTGCAAAAATTGAATATGACATCCTAATGGGAGAAGAAACATGCTCTTTAACGTAGACGATCTGGTCGCTAAAAAGCTGGTCACCAAGAAGACTTACACTGATGGCCCGTTCGCTGGCCTATCAGTTCTGAAGTACAAAAACAATGTCTTCTGGGATAATCTGTGGAACACAGATCCACGTCTCCTGGAATGCCGTGGCATGGTGGTTGATTCGGATGACAATGTGGTTATCTGGCCTTTCACCAAGATTTTCAATCACTTCGAAAATGGCACAGACCTTCCGGCAGACAAGGTGGTTGATGCAGTTCGTAAAGTTAATGGATTTATGGCATCCGCTGGTGTGTATAAGGGCCAGCTTGTGGTGTCAACTACAGGAACTCTGGAATCAGACTTTGCAGTTCTGGCGAAGAATCACATCATTGCTGAATGCAATGACATTGAGCACTTCATTAAGTGGACAGAAAGTGCAAAGGCGACGTTCATCTTCGAAATCTGTGATCCATCTGATCCGCATATTGTTGATGAAGAGCCTGGGGCGTACCTGATTGGTGCTCGAATCCAGAACCGTGACGGCACAAGTTTTATGCTGCCTGAAGGTGCTCTTGACGGAATCGCGAATGTTACTAAATTCAAGCGTCCTGAAGTTCACCAGATGGTTAAATTTTCAGATGTTGTTGAAATGTCAAAGCATTGCAACCACGAAGGTTATGTTGTGCGTGAGCCAAACTATCCGTTCAGCTTACTGTTGAAAATCAAATCCCCTCATTATCTGGCGAAGAAGTTCTTGATGCGTGGTGGTGATAACAAGTGGGATATGATCTGGGATCATCCAGACAACGCAAAGCAGCGTATTGATGAAGAGTATTACGAATTGCTTGACCATATTCGTGAATACTACACCAAAGATGCTTGGTCAGCTATGGATTCACAGCAGCGTCGTAAGATAGTTGAAGATTATTTTACGATAGAAGATCTCTTTGACCGTGGGAGTCGTTTTTATGTTGGTGTGGCTCGATGACTTAAGGGACCCCGTTAATTACGGGCATCCAGATGCCTTGTGGATAAAAAATTCGCAGGATTTTATTCAGTTTCTCGAAAATCGGTCAAAACCATATCGTCGTGTCACGGAGTGGCACTTCGATAATGATCTTGGAGAAGATTCTGATCATGATGGGTATTGGTGTTTCCTGGCGCTTGAGGAAAAGATTGTCTTCGGAAAGATGCTCTTTGGCCCGGTCAAGCTGTTCGTTCACACATCGAACCCTTCAGCAGGGCATAAGTTTATGCTTGCAAAAGATAGTTTGGCACGGTATGGTGTAACCATTCTGAGAAACAATTACTGAGGAGAGGGTATGGAAAAGACATTAATCATCCTTCGTGGGGTTTCTGGTGCGGGTAAATCAACCGTTGCAGAACTCCTGAAGAATGACAGCAATGTTCCACATTACGAAGCGGATATGTTCCACTATGTTGATGGTGAGTACCGGTGGAAGCAGGAAAACCAGCACAAGGCGCACGAGTGGTGCCAGAAAAACGTTCGCCTGGCAATGGATATCGGTTATGATCGCGTGATCGTTTCAAATACCTCAACCAGCGAGAAAGAAATTAAACCGTACCTTGACTTGGCTAATGATTATGGATATCAAGTAGTTAGCTTGGTGGTTGAAAACCGTCATGGTAACGATTCTATTCACAGCGTTCCGCAGGAAACACGAGATGCTCAAGAGCGTCGTCTGCGTAACTCGTTGAAATTACAATAGGAGAAATAAGTGAGACGTTTGATTGTTATTTCTGGTGCTGGTTTCTCTGCTGAGAGTGGTGTTCGAACTTTCCGTACTGATGAGTCAACAGGTAAGGCGTTGTGGGATGAATACGATCTGGAAGAGGTTTGCAATATCCACGCATTCCGTGGAAACTTCTACCATAAAACCCACATGTTTTACAATAAGCGTCGTGCTGAACTGCCGACTGTTCATCCGAACCTGGCTCACCTTCGCGTTGCAGAGTGGTTCCAGCGTTATCCAGGGCAGGTTGTTAACTTGACCACCAACGTTGATGATCTTTTGGAACGTGCTGGTGTGCCGAAAGAGGATACGGTCTACATTCATGGATACCTGAAGGAAATCATTGTCAAGGACAACCCGAAAGGAAAGCCGGAGATTATTGATGTAGGCTATAACGAGGTTGATCCTGATCAGTATAAATGGTGTAAGCCCAATGTTGTGTTCTTTGGTGAATTTGCACCAGAATACAGCAGGATGTATGACATCCTTGACACCCTTACCAATGAAGATATGGTGATCGTTGTCGGATGCTCAAATACAGTCATCAACTTCAACTGGGAGTTGTTTCCTGCTGTTCGTAGAGGAACAAAGGTGCTTGTGGTAAACCCACGTATCAACTATCTTGAGCAAGAGCAGTATGATGCTCATGGTGTTATGCAATTCCGTTGTGGTGCTGTAGAGGCTTTCAGCAACAACAATTTCATCAAGATTGTGGAAGATCATCTTGAATGTAAGACAGCATTACAAGGTAAGGAGAAATAATGTCGATTGCTTTAGATACCCCAACACTGTACGCCATTAACAAGGACGGATCTTATCAGGTCTGGAATGTTAGAACAGAGGGCGATGAGGTAGTTGTTGAGTTTGGTAAAGAAAATGGAAAGGTACAGCAAAAACGTACCAAATGTGAAATGAAAAATGTTGGTCGTGCTAATCAAACAACTGCTGCATTTCAGGCTGTGCTTGAAGCGCGATCAAAATGGGAGAAGCAAGTACGCCTTGGTTATCGTGAGACAAAAGAGGCGTTACAGACTGAGGAGAACTTCTCTCCCATGCTCGCACACGATGCAATTAAACGTTCAAAAGCATTAGTTTACCCTGCTTATGTGCAGCCTAAGCTTGATGGGGTACGCGCCCTTGTAACTCTTGACAAAGATGGTATCCCAGTATTTAATAGTCGCGGAAACAAGACGTACCCTGTTCAAGGTGCATTGTTGCAGCAGACAAAAGAACTTGCAGAGCATACTGGGTTTGACAAATTTGATGGTGAACTATATATTCATGGTCTGAGCTTACAGAAGATTGTTGCTCTGGCTAAGAAGTGGCGTACACCTGAGCAGATCGAGGTTGAGATTGAAAAGGATTACCAATCAGATCTGAAACGCTATCAGAAAGCTATTGACAACGGTGAGCAAGTATGGAAAGATTTTGATGGTGATGAATACGATGTAAGTATTGAACCGGTGAAAGATGTTGACCGATATGGCGGTTACTCAAGTTTGGACCTTGAATATCACATTTTCGATATTCCTGTAAACGCAAACAGCCCGTGGCATTCAGAGAGCCATGATAAAAACCGACTATCTGATCTTGTTAGCGTGATGTATTCACTTGATTGTGAGGTCAATGCACCAAAAATAAATGTTGTTCGTGGTGAGTTTGTCCTGAATGAAGATGCGGTTAAGCGGTTCATTGGGCGATACATGCAAGAGGGTTATGAAGGTGTTATTATCCGCAACTTCAAAGGCGTGTATGAATTCGGTCAGCGATCTTCCGACCTTCAGAAATGGAAGCTGTTCCAGGATGGTGAAGCGAAGGTGTTGGACTCTGTGGAGGACAAAAACGGTGAGGGCGTTCTCCTCTGCGAAGAAAAAGACGGAACCAGATTTAACTGTAAGATGAAGGGGACGCGTGAAGAACGTTCTCAAGCGAGAATGTTACTTCTGGTCGGTAAGTTCATCAACTTCACATTCCAAGCAAGGACTGACGACGGTGTTCCTCAGTTCCCTGTAGGGCAGAGTGTACGAGAAGTTGATTCATTAACATGGGAGCCTGTATACTGATGGCATTTTATAAGAGAAAACCTCAAGAAGTGGAAGCACATGTGTTCAATGGTTCGAGCACAGGTGTTGGTCAAGTGACAAAGTGGATGGAGACTGGTGTCTGGAAAGACTCAGAGATTCACACACGAGACATCCGTAACATGGATGTGAATGGGACCCAAGCTTTTCCTGGTGATTATATCGTTAAGGTTGGCGACCAATTCCGTGCAATGTCACCACAGGATTTTAGCGACCTGTATGAGCCTGTGACCGATGAAGATCGTCTACCTGGTGATTACAAGGCTAAGAACGTGGTGATGGGTGATAAGGTTGAGATGTGGGGCAAAGAATATCTCGTCAAAGGGGTCAAGGTAAGTGGTGATGACACCATTCTTGAACTCGACGATGGGTCTAATGTCCAGATCCGTGGTGAAACTGCTGTAAAAGTCACTGAGGTACGTGCATAATGATCTGGTATGGACTGGCGTTGCTTGGTGCAACAATACTCACTGGTGGCGGGATTTATCTCGCCTACCGATTCCGTAAAGATAAGCTCGATGATTTTATCGACTGGACTCAGGGAAAGATTAAGCGTTTACTGATTGTCTGGGCGGTTGTATTGGGTCTTGTGACGCTGGCCCTTATCAAACCGTTGTGGAACACAATGACATGCCAGTTTGATGGCATGGCATACAAGGTTAATACCTCCTATTCGTGGTATAAGAACGGGAGTTATGGCGATAAGTGTCTTTTCGTTGCAAAGAACGGAGCGCTGCTGCCATTAAGAATTATTCGTGATCAGCCTGATGGTGATCATGCTTCAGATGTTGTTAATTAAGGAGAATAAATGAACTTCGGTGTAACTTATGAAACCCTACTGTCAATGACCAAACCGAAAGATATGGTTGAGTATGGTCGCCATGTAGCTCAATGGAACCACATAGCGCGTGTTGCTCGTGGCGGCAAGGCGACTCCGGTTGATCTGCAATTCTCTTTTGTTGTTGAAGAGTTCAAAGAGCTTATGAAGGCTCTCAGCGAAGGTGACCGAGTTGAGGTTGTTGATGGGGCCTGTGATCTGTTCGTGGTCTCATCCTATGCTTTGTGGCTGCTTGAATCTTCTGGTGTTCGCTGGGAGAAGTGTCTGAAGCCAGCAGAGGGTGCTCAGTTCAACATCGGTGAGATGGTAGAGCTTATTTTCAACACCCCCTTGTCTGTGGAATCAGTTGCTGCTATCTTGCAGCAGTCGGTGGCATTATGTTTCCGCTTAGATATCAACTTGGATTACAACATGCGTCAGGTGTTATCCTCTAACGACTCTAAGTATCCGACGATGACACAACTAAGAGAGGCTCACCCTACTCTGAGCTTATATAGTGACGATGAGTTGCTTACTGCCGAATGCAAAGCTATTGAGAAACGATCCAACGGTCGCTACTCTTCTGTGAACGCTGTACGTAGTGGTGAAAACATCGTGTTCTTCGATGGAAAGGGTAAGATCATGAAGCCAAGCACTTTCGTAGAACCGAAAATTATTGCTTGACAATAAAGAAGGGGTCTGTATAATGGACCCCATCAAGACAGAGAGGAGAAATAAATTGGAAAAAGATTTTGACGAAGTTTGCAAGGAACTGTTAGAATTGTCAAAACGTCTTAATGTTCAAATCGTTATCGGCAACAGGCCGACATTCAGGCCGAAGCAATATATGATCCGCTTCACAATGAAGCGTCGTTGGGGCGGTGTCAAGAAGTACGCTTATGAATGCACTCTCGAAAATCTGAAGACGTATGTAGAGCAAATCGAGAAAGCTGGCGGAAAGATTATCGGTATCGAATAAAAGTGTTTGACAAAAAGATTTAAATAGCTATACTGAACTGACTAAACAAACAGAGGAGAAACAAAACTATGCCACGTATGCCTAAAATCAAAGTAGAACTGAAAAACACCCTGCCTTCTGACGCTGTAGAGCGTGAGCGCCTGAAAAAAGTTGTTCAGGAAGGTGTTGATGCGAAGATCGCCCAAAAAGATGCGGCGAGCCAGTTCAAAGACATCGTTGCGGTTGAGAAAGACAGCCATAACTACGACCCGAAGTTCATCAAGACCCTGATCAATGCTGAATTTGACCGCCAGTATCAGGCAGGTAAAAAGCGTAAAGATCTCGAAGAGCAGGTTGAGCAGATGACCGAAGCTGATATTCTGTTTGGTCGCGGGAGCAACTAATGAAATATTACCTGAATGGTGTTGGACTTTTTGTTTTCTTGTGCTTCATCTTCGGGTTCGCAGTACCGACTCTGGTTTCAGCAAAGGATACACTTTTAGTCATGGGCGGTTTCGCCCTTGTATTCTCCGCCCCAGTTGTTGTATGGTACTGGCTCCGAAAGGTGTTTATTAAACGTGGAGGGGTTAATGCTGCTAAATCTTAAAGCGTCTACGTGGGAAAAGTTGCAGGCTCTGGCCCGTTCCAAGAATAAGTCTGCTGCTTCTTACGTAGCAAAGATTGTTGATGAGTACGTTGACGAAAACGTAAAAACTGAATACAAAATCAAAGAGGAGAACCAAACTAATGCTTAAGAATATCAAACGTGTACTGTTTGCTGGCCTGATCGCTCTGGGTGCAATTGGCCTGACTGGTTGCGAACGTGCCACCGTGCCTGCGGGTTACGTTGGCGTAAAGGTTGACCTGTATGGTGACGAAAAGGGTGTCCAGCAGCAAGAAGTTGGTGTTGGTAAGTATTGGTTGACCTGGAACGAAGAGATTTATCAGTTCCCGACATTCAACCAGTTGAATAACTACGAGCAGCCGTTCAACTTCCAGACCAAGGATTCGATGACGGTATCCGCTAAAATCGGTGTTGAATACTTTGTTGATCGCTCCAAGGTCACGAAGATTTTCCAGACCTACCGCAAAGGTGTTCAGGAAATCACTGATGTAAACATTCGACAGAATATCTCGGATGCCTTGATCAAAGAAGCTGGCTCAATGGACATTGGTACGCTGGCTGGTGATGGTAAGAGTCAGTTGCTTGAACGTGTTACCAAGCAGCTTAAGTCCAAGCTTGATCCGATTGGTATTGTGATTGTAAAACTGTCATATACCGATGACCTGATTTACCCACCGCAGGTAACAGCGTCAATCAACGCGAAGATCGAAGCAACTCAGAAAGCTCTGCTGCGTGAGAACGAAATCCAGCAGACCAAGGCTGAAGCTCAGAAACAGATCGAAGCCGCTCGCGGCGAAGCTGAATCTAAGCGTCTGCAAGCTCAGGGCGAGGCCGATGCTAAAGTGGCACTGGCAAAAGGTGAAGCAGAATCCATTCAGATGCGTGGTGATGCTCTGCGTAAAAACCCGGAGATCATGCAACTGGAAGCCATTAACAAGTGGAATGGCGTTACCCCGGTATATATGACCAGTGGAGCACAAGCCCCGTTCGTTACTCTGCCAGCAGGTAAGTAACAGTTGACAAAAGGCCCGGTGATGATTATCATCGGGTCTCAACATATAAAAAGGAGATACAAAATGATCCGAGTAAAATTCTTCATAGCAGTATTACTGCTCTCTTCCCCGGCATTCGCCACAGTCAACACCCTCACCTTGGTGGACGAATACACCGATGGAAGCTCCAAAGTCTGCATTTACAGTGATGGTAATCGCACAGAATCCTTTGTTAAGGATGGCGCTGGTTCTTGTCCTTCCAAAAAGACATTCCACTGAGGTGATTTTATGAAAAAGTTCTTTGGTCTGCTTCTGTTTTATGCTTTTACGATGTTGTTGGGGTGGTATACTGGCACCCTCCTGTTCGCATTTTTCACATGGACGGCCCCGGTGTTGGAAATCCCCGGATGGGCTTTAAGGGTTGGATTCTTATGGGTTCTGGGTATTACCGGGTTCATGACATGGAGGGGCAGAAATGAGAGTAACGGATAAGTTTGTTTTCTTTTTCACCCAATACGATATCTTCAGTAATCATTATCGCTGTGCCAATCCTTTCTGGATTCCAAAGCACCAAGCGGTTGGTGCAAAGTTCTGGACTGTAGAACACTTCATGATGTATGAAAAGGCTATGCTGTTTGGCGATACAAATATCGCGGTTGATATTGCTAATGTTTATCACCCCCAAGAGGCTAAGAAACTTGGTCGGCGGGTGAAGAACTTCGACAACAGCAAATGGGAAGCGTTTCGTGAAAATATCGTTGTGAATGGTCTTTATGCCAAGATGATGGCTAATCCCACCATTAAGGATGCGGCTATCAAGCTTCGTAAAGAAGGCAGGGTCTTTGTTGAGGCATCTCCCTACGATGCAATCTGGGGAATCAAGATGGCTGAGAACGACCCAGGAGTAGAGGACCCAACCAACTGGAAAGGTCTTAACCTTCTCGGAAATTGCTGGCACAAAGCGATTGACCGAGTAATTGACACTATGGAGGTGCATTGAAATTAGAGATTGAACTGGTTCCTAAAACAGCTTGGTTCACTAACTTACGCTCTCACCTCTCTAAGTCCAATTGGGATGTCGTAAGGAAGAAATGTTATGCAAAAGCCAATTATAAATGTGAGATTTGCGGGGGAAAAGGAACCAAACACCCCGTAGAGTGTCACGAAATCTGGGACTTTGGCAATGGCAAGATCACGCTAAAAGGTCTGATCGCACTTTGTCCATCCTGCCACGAAGTCAAACATATTGGTTTGGCGGGTATTCGTGGTAGGGGGGAAATCGCTCTTCGTCACTTCATGAAGGTCAATGGTGTCTCCAGACAAATTGCAGAACAGTACGTGAAAGAGGCTTTCGCTTTATATCACGAACGCAGTAAACGGGAAAAATGGGAATTGGATGTCCGGTATTTGGACGAGTATTTGAGTAACGATTGAGAGGGCTAGTGGGATATCCGTATGATAAAGATTGGAAAAATAAAGTCACGAATGACTGTGTGATCGCTTTAGACCTTGACCAGACTTGCTTTGTGTCTGCCGCTGGCGCTGAGAAGCGTACAATTAAGGCAACTCACATCGCTTCTGGTCGGTCAAAGATCTTTAAAAACAGAACAGAGTTCTGGGGTTCCACCAAGAAGGTGGTTGGCGGATGGTTGAAGGACCAGAACGCCAATATGGAAGTGAAGGCGAAAGCTGAAGGCCGTGAGTTCACCCCTTGGGGAAGAGATGACTTCTTAATCGAAGATATTCAAACCCCTGAACCAGTGGAACACTGCCTGCATATCCTGAAGACAAAGATTAATGCTATCTTTGAACATTTGGGAATGGACAGCAGCAATGGCCTTGGTGTGCTCGGCGGGGACAACAACTTCCGTCTGTTGTTACCAGCACCGGAACGTTACAAAGGAAACCGTGAAGACACCCTTCGTCCTTTGCTGTTGAAGGAAACCCGCGAGTATGTCAAGAAGAAGTATAATGCCAAGGTCATTGATGGTGTTGAGGCAGATGATTACCTGTCTGTTCTGATGTATACCGGATGGGAACACTTCCAGGCGACTGGTAAGTTCAACTACATGGTTGCGTCGTTCGACAAGGACCAGAAAGGAACACCGGGTTTACTTCTTGATACGATGCGTGATAGCGAGGAGAAAAACTGGAAACACCCGATCCCGATGATTATCGACGATTCTATGGGTGAGATCTGGATGGAAGGAAACAAGGTCAAGGGATGGGGACGTAAGTTCTTTGGCTACCAGATGCTTTGCGGGGACAGTTCAGACAATATCAAGCCTTATCAATGCTTCGATATCTCTGGGCGTTTTGGAGATACTGCTGCATTCAACCTGATCGGGCATCTTCAGAACGAGAAGGAAATGTGGACGGCAATCGTTGACCAGTACAAGACTTGGTTCCCTAATGGGGTTGAGTTCACCTCTTGGGATGGTTTACAGCGCAAGATGACCGCAGGGCAATGGGCTTCAATCATCTTCCAGATGGTTTACATGAAGCGAACTGCCAACGACCATACTACGCTCACAACTGAACTTCGTCGCGTGGGGGTTATATGATTGATAAGATGATCATGGATGCTGTAATGAGGGACACCCAGGCCCTCTCCGTGTCCTCTCTGAAGCCAAAATTCATGGTTGGAACAGGGCTGTGGAGAATGCTGGAAACAGATGATGGGGACTATGTTGTCTTCACGGATGACTTCCTTGACCCTGATAAGGCATTCACTGTGCTTCTTCTGGAGGATTGTGAGCTTGTGGAGGGGGAGAGATTAGTTCTCCTGACAAGCGTGGCTTATGGAGACCTTGAGTGTTCTCTGGTGTTGTTCAAGGACCAAGCTGTAGGAGACTCCGATGAAGTTGATGTCGGTTGACCAAAGCCTAAGTCACTGTGCTGTCGTAATATGGGAACATGGAGTTCCCGTTTACAGGGAAATGATCAGGACAGGCTCAACACACAGTAAAGGGAAGAGGCAGAAGGATGTTGTTTATTTTGACAACGTTTATGAGCAAATCCGTTATATTGTGAACAAGATAACAACCTTGGCAGAGGAGCACAGAATTGACCACTACGTCATGGAAGCCCTCAGTCTTGGTTCTATCGGTAGTGCAACTCGTGATTTGGCTGGCCTTTTTTACTGCATTGTGTACGCATTGTACCAGTTTGGTATTTTAGGGTATGGTTCAATCCACACTGTTGCACCAACATCTGTGAAATCTTTTGCAAGAGGTCTTTTACCGGAAGAAGAGCGCACTTTTGTGAAAGAAAAGGTTGACAAAAAGACAGGTAAGAAGGTATACTCAACGGGCCAAGTGAAGATGGAAAAATCGCATATGGTCAGGGCTGTTGAGTGCGACATGCCTGGCTGGTTAGACGGTCTTACGCTCGCGGCTGGTAAGGCGGATTATGCGGATGCGTATTTGATCGGGAAGAAGTTCATGGAGGGAGTATCCGTAGAAAAAGGGTAAGGAGTCCTGCATCAAAACCCAAGGCAAGGAAGAAACCTGTCGTAGTGCCATTGACGCCAGGACTTTGGGTAAAAGATGCAAGACAAATCGCTGCATTCAGGGAGAAATTAATCCTTGAGCAGGGGGGTCTTGATCCTGTGCTTGGGGAGCCACTTCGCAAACCTTGCTTGGACCATGACCACTTCGATGGTAAATGTCGTGGAGTCTTGAGTCAGTGTGTGAACACCTTCGAAGGATATGTGCTGAAGGCATGGATGAAGTACGTGTCTGCGTACACAGATACGTCTTTGTCCACAGCGCTCCGAAATCTTGCTGACTATTTGGAACAGGATTTTAGCGGGTTCCCTATCCATGCTGCGTACAAAGACGATATGCTGAAGTTCTTGAGGAGATGTACCAATGACAAGATCATTGAAAGGGCGGAGACTGACCTCGGCCTGATCATCCCCAAAGGTACTCAGAAGCATGATAGCATAACGCTTTACCTTACAGAGTTTGTCAGACAAACGGAGGAAAGATTTGCTGGACAATTTGAGCAAGCCCCTGAAGTTCTATTACAAGAACTGGCGGGGTGAATACGGTTATCGAACCGTGATGGACCCGATTATGTGGTTCGGTTCCACAGAGTATCACAAAGAGCCGCAGTGGATGATCAAAGCATACGATGTTGAGAAAGATGCCATCCGTGACTTTGCTGTGAATGATATTGTTGAATTTATCCGAGAGGTGTAATGCTGAGTGCAGAAGAAATCCTTGAATTAAAAGCGAAAGGTATGAGCAACCGTGAAATTGCTCGTCGTTATCTGGGGAAAGAGAGTAAGGAATCTCATATCCGTCTGATCCTGAAGGCGCACCAGTATGATGCAGAGGCTGCTCAGGTGATCACCGAGACAGTTGTTCGCAATCCGGGCGCGAAGATCTTCCTTGGTGACGTAGAGGTATCACCAACGCTCGCTTGGGTCTTTAACCGATTCAAGGCGTTTGTAACACCTTCCCACGTAGAACATGAGCCTTATATGTACACATGGGCGGGTAAGTGGTTGGATAACCCTGCGATTATCAGTCGCAAGCTGCCGGATTATGAGACGTTCAAAACCGATATCCACGACGACCGTGAACTGGTTGAAGAACTGTGGCATATCCTTGATGAGTGTGATATTTTCATTGCACACAACGCACGTTTCGACAAAGGATGGGCTAACCAACGGTTTGCTTTCCACGGTATGAAACCGCCGTCACCGTACATCGTGATCGATACACTTGCAGAACTGAAGTCGGCTTTCTCCCTGCCGTCCAACGCTCTGGAGGCCGCGTGTAATTACTTCGAGCTTGATGCCCGTAAGCGCCATCACGAAGGGATCACCTTGTGGATTCGTTGCTTCCACGGTGAGGTTGCAGCATTCGAAGAAATGGAGTTTTACAACATCGGGGATATTCCGACACTTGAAGGTATCTACTTGAAAGTTAGACCTTTCATGAAGAAACACCCGAACGTGACGCTTTATAACGAAGAAGACGACAACACTGTCCTTCGCTGCGTTCGTTGTAACTCTGATAAGGTACTGCCTATGGAAGGTAAGGTGGGGACAACCTACCTGTCAAAATTCCAGGCATATCGCTGTGAATGCTGTGGTTCTGTTATGCGTGACCGTCGCAACATCCGTACCAAGGAAGAGATGGCTAACACGCTTGTGAATATCATTTAAGGGCTTCGGCCCTTTTGCAAAGGAGAGAAGAATGAGTAGAGTTATCAGCATCAAAGTCCCTGACTCGTTTGATAATGACTGGTTGATAAAGCAGCTTCGTGATCTTGACATGCGTCTGGAGGAGTTGGTTGAATCGGAATCTGATGAAGAGCGCTTTAATAAGATCGGGGCCTGTCTGGACATCGTTAACGCTATGCAAGAATATGCGGGGTACTGATGGATATTATCGTTCTGAATGCACCGCCGTTGAGCGGTAAAGATGACATCTCCACCTATCTGTGCGATGGTCACCCAAACCTGCACCACGAGGAAGTTAAGGAACTTCTGTTTGAAGTGGCTGTAAGGACTGCTGGCATCTCTCGCGACCTGTGGGATGCTATGTACACTCGTCGTTACAAGGAGGTCCCCAGTCCCTACCTGATGATTGATGGTGTGAATGTATCTCCTCGTCAGTGGATGATTCACTGCTCTGAGAAGGTGATCAAACCACTCTTCGGCAAGTCTGCGTTTGGCAAGGCAGCGGTTGAAAAACTGAAGCAGAATTATGCGAACGATGAGGTTATTGTTTTTTCTGATGGTGGTTTCCCGGAAGAAATCCGAGAGCTTTCTGATCACGCTTATGCAACTGGTGGTGAGTTTTTCCTTGCACGTATTCACCGGAAAGGCTATGATTGGGGTAACGACAGCAGGAACTGGTTATACCTTGACGGTATTCGAGGTCATGAAAAAGACTTCGATAACAAAGAGGGTAAGTTGACTGACTGCGCCGAATCTGTCCTTGAGTGGGCGAGATCAATCAGCTATGGAGAAGAGAATGCGTAAGCCACTTAACATCGGTATTGATGTAGACCTAACGTTCGTAGATTCAGGCACACCCTGGCTTCAATGGATGGAGCAGGTATACGGTGTAAAGGCAGATTATAACCTGCCGGATATAAACCCGCAGGGGATGGATTATTATAATCTGTCAAAATACTTCCCTCCTGCGAAGGTTAATCAGTTACCTCCGTATGAGTTTTGGGAAGATCCGTACCTGTACGACAAACTGCGTCCCCGCGCCGGGGCTGTTGATGCAGTTGCAGGTTGGGCGGCTGCTGGACACTTCAACCATTTCGTGTCTTACTGCAAGAAAGGCCATTTCTCGTCCAAGGTAAGATTCCTGAAACGAGAGACAGAGGAGTTTTTCAGCATTGAACCTGGAAGTGGTCACGGTTTTTATGCAACAAAAAACAAAGCTGGTATTAAGATTGATGTCATCATTGATGACCGTAATGAGTTCCTGAACCAGTTTGGGCCAGAGGTGATTAAGATCAAGTTCAAGACACCTTATGACCAATCTGAAGAGCTTCGCGTCTCTCTCGATCTTGAGAGCGATGACTGGAACGTCATCAAAGACTTCGTGCTGGATATTGCTTAATGAAGAGATGCCCCACAGGAGACTTCGTTGTCCACTATGGGGATTGGGTGGAGGTATTCACCGAGGACGGAACCTTCCTCATATCCTTCAAAGCAACAAGTGACATGTGTCAGGACATCCTGACACGATATCTGGTGTTTAAAGCCGGGATGGACCCGGAAACACCTTACCGAATCAAGAGGAGAGGCAAATGAGTCTTAAACCAGAATCTTTCGACATCATCAAAAACGAACTTCTGCGTCGTGCTGAAAAAATCCCACAAGTGCTCGGCCTTGATGCTGTAGGGATCAATGCAGCAGACCTTGGGATCACCGAAGATTTCGTTTCCCGTCTGATCACTGAGGCATACCTTGGAATATTCACCACCGACGAGGTTGAGGAAATGGTAGCCTTCCAGCAAAAATTCGCAGATCGCAATCTCATTCTTGAGAAAGTTATTGAGCAAGCATTTGCTAAAGTTTTAGAAGAAAACAAAGAGTCGCTGTATAAGAAACTGGAAGGAGCACAATAATGAAAAAAGCTGTAGTTGCCCGTGTTGTCGCGGATAGTATTTCACCGCAGGGTCGCCGTATTACAACTTTTGAGCTTGAGTACCCTCGTATCATTCACAGCGAACTGATGACTCACCGTCTGTTCAGTCGGAACGCTATGAGTAGCCGTGCAATCCCGATCAAAAAGATGATCGAGCAGGTTCAGACAGACCCTGCAATGCCAGTTAAGTTTGGAAAGAATCAACCAGGAATGCAGGATGCTGGTGAGCATGACGCACAGCTTGGTGATGGGTATTCGGCTGAAGATTGGTGGAAACTCGCAGGATTAAGTGCGGCACGGTTTGCAGCAGAATTCGCAGATGCTGGTTACCACAAACAGATCGCGAACCGCCTGCTTGAGCCTTTCCAGCGAATGAAAACGGTCTTGACAGCAACTGACTTTGAGAATTTCTGGTGGTTGAGGGTAGATAAGGATGCCGATCCAACCATCTACGCTTTAGCAGAGGCCATGAAAAAGGAATTTGACGAATCAGTACCTGAATATCTGAAGCCAGGGCAATGGCACACCCCTTATGTTGATCACCTATACACTGTAGGAGAGCAGGCAAGTGAAGACACATTTGATTACTGTGTTCTTGACGAGAACAACAAACCAGTGATCTTGACAGTGGATGAAGCTAAGGCTATTTCTGCATCTTGTTGTGCTCAGGTGTCTTATCGTGTGCTTAACAACACGAAAGAGAAAGCTTTAGACATTTATGGGAAACTTTTAAGCGGTAATAAGGTACACGCTTCTCCTTTTGAACATGTTGCAACCCCGATGAAAGGTGAGTTCAGCCAGTACGGTTATGACCCAAGCATCAATTTGGCGGAATACCCAGTTTCTTGGGAAGAAGGCATTACCCATGTTGATCGCAAAGGTCGCCTATGGAGTGGGAACTATCGAGGCTGGATTCAGTTGCGTCAATTACTGCCTAATAACTATGTTGAAGGTTGATGTAGCTGGATATGAAGGGATTTATCAGGTAGATACTGATGGTAATGTTTGGTCTCTTGAAAGGTGGGTTGAGAAAACTCGCCACGGAAAAAGAACAGCGCCACAGTTTGTCCCTGCAAAGAAAAGAAAGTGTTCTGAGCATGGCACAGGCTATCTGACTGTTAGATTGGCAAACAACGGTGTTGTAAAAACTTTCAGGGTGCATAGGTTGATTGCTGAGGCTTTCCTACCTAACCCACTCAACAAGCCATTTGTGAATCATAAAGATGGTGATAAGAGAAACAACAAGGTCTCAAATCTTGAATGGGTAACCGAGAAAGAGAACACTGAACATGCTATAGAAACAGGGCTGAAGCCTGAAAATCTGAGAGATCCCATGACTGGGCGTTATGTGAGCGAACAACTGGAAATAACGTAGTTTCTGGTTGACAAAGTTTCCAGTAATACGTATCTTGGATGTATGAATTGCGGGGAGAAAATACTCCCCGATTATAGGCAGAATGGAGATTACATGAGTAAAACAAAACGCAAACCAACCCAACATATTTCGGTCACTTTGGACTTTCTGAGAACCGTACCCGGATTCGATGTAACCCAAGATAGTGGACTCCGTGCTGCCCTTTATGCAGTAGGCTTCCAAGTCACCGATAGTGAAGGGAATCCTAAGCAAGTAACAATGCTTAACATGAAAAATGTACGATGTGCGAATTTGCCCTATACGTACCGTAAAACAACAATCTTTGTTGGTGACATGCGTCCGGATTATCCGTATGCAAAAATTTATAACGGTGTTGATATTCTCGACGTAGGGATTTACTCCGAGCGCGACATGGAGTTCGTTCTTGATCTCCCATACGATATTCCAGTGAATGAGAAGGTTAATACCCGTAAGTACACCAAACGTGGAGATCGTCCAGATTCGTTTGATATTACGTTCGATAGTGAAGATGAAGCACGTCTCAGTGACGCATTTGGTCTGGGGGAATAATGAGTAAAGAGAAGACCAAGTGGAAAGACCGTGGCTTCGATGACAAGCATCACTACGCCGGGTGGCTCTACTTCAATGATTTAACCGATGACAGCAAGATGTACGACGATGTTTACTATGATGAGTATTCTGGTAAAATAGTTAACGTCACTACGCCGGGTCAGGATGATAAACCAGACGAAGACGTTGACGAAGCTGATAAGTATCTTGCTCAATTCGAAGAAAAATAAGGAGAAAGTTTGATCAATACAGTTGTAAAGAGTGATGGAACCAAGGTGCCGTTTGAACCAGAACGCCTGAACAAGGCAGCGATCTTTGGTGATGACGGTAATGGTAACTGGTCACATATCTCTATGGACGCCTACAAGCGCCTGTATGATGGTTGCACCACTCGTGAAGTAAACCAAGCATTGATCGATGCCTGCGTGAGCCGAAAAGACGAAGCCCATTCAAGGATGGCTGGGCGAGTTCTGATCGGGCAGATCTACAAAGAAGCTTATGGCGGTTTCAGCAAGATCCCTGCTCTTTATAATTTCTATCACGAGATGATTGAGAAGGGTTACTGGGAAGACATGGGTTATGGTCAGATGGAGTTGGTGGAACTTGAGAGTGTCATTAATCATTCCAAGGACCTTGACTACGGCTACGCCGTCCTGAAGCAATTCCGTGACAAGTACGGTATCAAAGACAACATCAACGATGTTCTTTTTGAGTCACCGCAGATGATGTTTATGGGTATTGCGATGGCGGTAATGAAGCGTATGCCTCGTGATCGTCGTATCAAGGATGTCATTAAGCTTTATACGTATCTGTCGGATCTGAAGATCAATGCTCCGACACCGTATCTGAACGGTCTCCGTACCGGACGAACTGGATATGCGTCCTGCTGCATTATCAAGGCTGACGATACAGCGAAAAGCATTGGTGTTGCTCGTGAAGTTGCGTATACGATGACAGTTGCACAGGCAGGTATTGGCTACTACCTCTCCTCCCGCTCAATTGGTGACGGCGTTCGTGGCAATACGATCAAACACATGGGTAAACTCCCATATTACCGTGGCATTGATGCCGGGGTGAAAGAAAACCGTCAGTCCACCCGTGGTGGTTCTGCTACGATCTCTTTCCTGGCCCTTGACCCGCAGATCGAAGAACTGTTGCGCCTTAAGAACCCGCAAACAGTTTCTTCAAAACGTATTAACACAATGGATTACTCCATTGGTATTAACCAGTCGTTCATGAACCGTGTGGCGAAGAACCTTGACTGGATGCTGGTATCTTACAAGGACGCACCTCAACTACACGAAGGTATGTTCAAGATGACCATGCAGGAATTTGATGCAGAAGTTGCTCGTGTGGCAGCGGATACTAAGATCCCTAAAACTTGGGTGAAGGCTCGCGATCTGGCACTAGAGATCATTACCCAACGAGCAGAAACAGGTCGCCTGTACGTTTACTGGCCTGACGAGATGAACCGGCACACGCCTTTCCTGGAGACGATTTATTCCTCCAACCTGTGCCAAGAAATCTGTCTGCCTACCAAGGGATACAAAGATATGCGTAACATCTTTGATACCTTTGCAGACGATGGTGAGGTCGCTCTTTGCTTCCTGTCATCTCTGGTTGCTGGGCGTGTTTCTCCGGAAGAGTACGAGGATGTTGCTTACTACACCGTTCTTATGATCGACAACGTTATGGATATCATGGATTATCCGTATGAGAATATGGAACACACTGCCAAGTCTCGTCGTTCAATCGGTGTTGGTTTGACAAACCTTGCTCATTACATTGCGAAACACAAGGTTGCTTACGGCTCTGCTGAGAGCAAGCAGTTGGTTCATGACCTGGCAGAACTGCACAGCTTCAGCTTACATAAGGCAAGCCTGCGTCTTGCAAAAGAGCGTGGTGTAGCTCCGTGGATGAACAAGACCAAGTACCCACAAGGGTGGTTGCCAATCGACACCTACAACAAGGCAGTTGATGGAGTTGTGAAGAATCCAAGTCTCAAGCAGGATTGGGAAACTTTACGACAAGAGATTATCGAAGTTGGTGGTATCCGCAATAGTGTGTTGGAAGCTTATATGCCGAACGAAAGTTCTTCTCTGGCGACGAACACTACTAACGGGCTTTACCCGGTGCGAGATCACATTATCTTCAAGAAATCACCGCAAGGGTCTGTGCTGTTTATCGTGCCTGAGTATGAAGAACTGAAGGATTACTACACCTCTGCGTGGGATATTAACACCAACGACCTGATTGACATTTACGCCGTCATTCAGAAGTTCGCAGGGCAGGCGATTAGTGCTGACCTCTACATCGACTATACCCAGTTGAAAGACGGAAAGATCTCGATGAAGGACCAGATCGGTTACCTGATCCGTGCAACGAAGATGGGGATGAAGACTTGGTACTACTTGAACTCGAAGGTTGGTGCTGGCGACTCACTCACCGCAGAACTTCAGGCGAAGAAGCAAGCAGAGGAAGAGACCCGCAAGGATTATCCACTGATTGCAGACACCTCGGTTGAAGACCCGTACTGTGAAGGTTGTGCATTGTAATTCTTATGGGGCTTCGGCCCCTATTTTTCCGGAGGCGAATTAATGGCAGTATTCAACGCTGAGAACACCGCTCATAAAACTGGTGATTATCCGCTGTTCCTCGGACAGCAAATGGGTCTGTATGACTCCATCTACAAAAAATACCCAGCCCTGTTTGACCTGTACAAGGCTCAAAAGGAACAGGATTGGTCTGAAGACGAAGTTGAGCTAAATCAGTCAATCACTGACTTTGCAACCTGTAGCAAATCCACGTATGATGTCATGGTTCAGACCCTGATGTGGCAGTGGGAGGCAGATAGTGTTGCAGCACAGGCGATCATCTGTCTGTTTGCACCTTTCATCACAAACAGTGAACTTTTCGCCATGATGATGAAGCAATCTGAGATCGAAGTTCTCCACGCCCTGACTTATTCTGATATCGTCCGTCAGTGTTTGCCAAACTCTCGGCAAATTATTGAAGATATTCAAAACAATCAGGCAGTTCTCGAACGTTCTGGTGTGATCGTCAAGTACATGCGTGAACTTGAAGTTCTTGGAGCACATTATCGTCTCGATCCTGAGTCTGTAGACAAAGAACAGGTTCGACGTTGTATCCTACGTGCATTGTTCGCGCTGATCGGTCTGGAAGGGATTGAATTTATCTCCAGCTTCGCGTGTACCTTTGCCTTGGCAGAACAGGGTGTGTTTGTTCAGGTCGGTCAGCTTGTCCAGAAAATCATGCTGGATGAAATGCTGCACACCAAGATGGATTTCGAGGTTATTGATATCCTTCTGAAAGACCCGGTGTGGAAGGCTAGTTTTAATGCCATTAAGCACGAGATCAAGGAAATCCTTGACGAAGTTCGAACAAAAGAGTATGGTTGGGGTGATTACCTGTTCAGTGATGGTCGTGCAATCATCGGATTGAATGCGCCGCTCCTGAAAGACTGGACTGACTGGAACTGTGCTCCGATTTATGACTACTACGGTATTCCAAAAGATTTCGAAGCTCCTAAGCGCGATCCTCTGCCGTTTATGGATATCTGGATGAATCCAAGCCGTCAGCAGAACGCAAACCAGGAGCAGACAAACACGGATTATCGTTTAAATGCGGCAGTCAACGATACAGACGGTGAAGTCTGGGACTTTTAAGGAGTAACATTGGACAATTCGATTTTTGATTTCGGGGTTGCTTACGACCCCACCAAGATTCATGTCACTTTCGATGGTGAGCGTATTATGGGCCTGGATTGTGATGTCAAGGTTTCATGCTCTCGCCGTCTGAATGGTGTGGCCTGTGCTAAGGTCTTTATTCAAGGTCAAAGCCCTTGGGTTGTCCGACTGAAAAAGCTTCTGGGTGAGCAAGGGCGATTGCAACTTGAGTACACCGGAAGTGGACCATTCCACGACAGTTGTAACTTTGTGGCTGATATGGTTGTGAAAGGTTATGACGTTGATTATACTGGCAACATCCCAGTTTTTGTTTTTACCTTCGAAACGGAGAAATAATGAGTATCAAAGACAACATTTTCATTATCTACGGCAAGGACAATTGCCAACACTGCGTCCGGGCAAAAGAGTTCGCTAAATCCAAAGGTCTGGAGTTTATGTATCTGACCTTGGAAAAAAACTACACCAAAGAGGAACTGGTGGCAAAATGCTCTCCAGTGATCCCGACAACCGTACCCCGTATCTTTATGGATGATGAAACCAGCACCCGGTACATCGGAACAGCCGATGAGTTCATTGCATACGTCAATGCAAACATCTGAGGGGGTAGATGAGTGAAAGTAGTAAAACGCGATGGGCGTGTTGAAGACTTCTCTCTGGAAAAAGTTAAACGAGCGGTTGAGGCCGCTCTGTTAGCAACAGGTATGGACCCAGAAGCAGCACATCACACTGCGGTCCGTATCGGTCAGAGGACTTTCAAGCTATTCATGACGACACCTGTGAGACATGTTGAAGATTTCCATCGTGAAGTGGAAAATCTGTTGATGGAAGAACCTCTACTCCGTGACGCTGCTCGCGCCTATATTGAGTATCGCCATGATCGTGACAACGCGCGTGAAGGAAAGGGAAAACTTTATGCAGATATCACCGGATTCTTGGACCAATCCGCAGAAGAGTTCACCCGTGAGAATGCAAACAAACCAAGCACGGTCGTAAACACGCACAGGGACCTCTTAGCGGGGATTTTGAGTAAACATGTGGCATTGACCCAGATACTGCCTAAAAACCTCGCAGAATGGCATACAGAGGGTTTTGGACATATTCACGACCTTGATTACCTGGTAAGCCCTCTGACAAACTGTTGCTTGGTAAATTACCGGGACATGCTTGAAAATGGTTTCAAGATCGGCAATGCTAAGATTGAGAAGCCGAAATCAATTGGTGTGGCAACCACTGTATTGACACAAATCATCCAGGCTGTAGCGTCAAGCCAGTATGGTGGACAGACTTGTGCTCACATCGACGAAGGTCTGAAGCAATACGTTGAAATGAGCTTCATGAAGAATGTGAAGCAGTTCCAGAGCCACAGGAACGCCGTTGGTCCGACCAACAAAATGGTTTATGATGCAATGCAGACACTGCTTTATCAGGTCAATACCCTGATGAGCGTAAATGGTCAGTCTCCGTTCATTACGATCAGCCTTGGTTTGGATACATCAATGTTCGGTAGGATGATCACTTATAATTATCTAAAGGTCCACAAAGAGGGCCTCGGCGCTGATAAGGTGACCCCAGTGTTCCCGAAAGTTGTGTTCTTCCTGAAGGAAGGTGTAAACATGAATCCTGGCGATCCGAATTATGATCTGAAGTTGCTGGCTATGGAGTGTTGTGCTGAGAGAATTTACCCCGACTTCATCTCAGTACCGTTGAACATGCAAGTGACCGGATCTTCGGACGGCAAGGTGACGAGCATGGGTTGTCGAAGCTTTTTATCTCACTTTGCAACCGAAAATGGAGAAAAGTACGATGGACGTTTCAATCTTGGCGTGGTATCATTAAACTTACCCATGATTGCAGCCGAAGCAAAAGCCGGAAAAGGTTTCTTCACAGAACTGCTTGATAAGCATATGGAAATGGCTTATGAGGCACACATGCTTCGTGTTGGTCGTCTGATGGATGTTACGGCATCCCAGAACCCGACATTGTTCATGGAAGGTGCTCTGGCAAGGCTCGGGCCTGATGAGAAGATCAGTAAACTCTTCTATGACGGGTACGCCTCCATTAGTATCGGGTTTGTCGGCCTTTATGAGGCTGTGGAAATCCTTTATGATGAGCCAGTACGCAAGGAGATGGCGATGAATATCCTGAAGTACATGAAGGATATCTGTGCAGAGTTCAAGGAGCGCAGTGGGTTAGGTTTCAGCCTGTATGGAACACCTGCGGAAAGCCTGTGTTATCGCTTTGCAAGCAAGTTACAGGAGAAACATCCTGGTTTGATTGAAAGAGATTACCTGACAAACTCTTTCCACCAACCTGTGTGGCTCAACAGCGACCCATTCAGTAAGTGGGATTACGAATCAGGTTTCGCAGAGATCAGTAACGGCGGTAATATCGGATACGTGGAAACCCCGAACCTGAAGCATAATATGCAGGCTCTTGAAGCGCTTATTAACTATGGGTACGAGAACATTCATTATTTCGGTATCAATCAGCCAGTGGATCAGTGCTTTAAATGCGGATTCAGCGGTGAGTTCAAGGCGACTGCAAAAGGATTCGAATGTCCTTCTTGCGGGAACCATGAAGAAGGAACGATTTCTGTGATTCGTCGAGTTTCCGGATATCTGTCAGCACCAAACTCACGACCCTACAACAAGGGTAAGATGGAAGAGGTGCTGCAAAGGGTGAAACACGTATGAATTTCTGTGGTTATGAACCAACAGACCTCGTGAACGGAGAGGGGGTCAGGTGCTCCCTTTGGGTTAGCGGTTGCAGTCACGGATGTCGTGGCTGCTTTAACCAAAAAGCTTGGTCGTATAACTACGGTCAGCCTTTCACCAATGCGGATGTTCTCAGGATCATCAAAGATATGGGAAGGCCATTTATCAAGGGCTTGTCGATACTCGGAGGTGAACCACTTGACCCGCAAAATGTTGATGAGGTCGTAAAAGTTATCCTGCGTGTCCGTGCAGTATTCGGAGATAGCAGGGATATCATGGTGTGGACTGGATACACCTTCGAAGAAGTCCCTGAAAGGGTTAAAAAACTTGTTGACATTATAATGGACGGCAAGTATGATGAGTGCAATCCTACAACCAAAAGGTTCAGAGGTTCTGACAACCAGAGGATGTGGGTAAAAATAAACGGTGTATGGATAGAGGAGAAGTAGATGAGTAAGAAGACACTGCGTAAGGCATACCAGAAAGAACTGGCACTGGAACTCCGTGGCAAAAAGCGTAAGAACAAGCGCACCACTGAAGACGAACTGATGCAACTGGTAGCTGACGCTGCTGCCCGTGGCAACTACTGAGGTACTCCATGACTGACGTTATCAACGAAGAACAGACCTTTGTGCCACAATCGCAACTGGAAACGCTGCTGCTCGGAGATTCGGAGGAACTGGCCCGTGAGTTTGTGGGCCTTGTTTTCCCAAGACTGATCAATCAGTTTACGGAACAAACTCAGTATCAAATTGAAGCCCTAAAGCAAATGAAGGCTGACGCACGTAAAGGCCAGGATGCTGCGATGGAGAAAGAGCTTAATGCTGCTCAGGTTAAGCTGAAGAAAGCTCTTTCTGAAGAGGTTATGCAGAAGGTGATGGATACGATGGTTGACCTTCTGAAAGAAGCGCTGACACCGCACGAGCTTGCTTACGCGATCTACCAAGAACGTATCACCATCAAGATTTCTGGGATTGCCGCCCGACTTGAAACGGCTTTTGAAGAGGCGCTCGGAGAGGGCTAATCCGAAAGGAGGTCTTCAATGAATGCTGCAATTGCGGAGATTCAGCGTATGCTGATCGAAGGTGGGTTTAGCGTCGGCAAGTCTGGTGCTGATGGATTGTACGGACCCGCTACAAAAGCCGCACTGCAAAAGTGCATTGCACAGGCTACCAGTGGAAACAATAAAGGAGGTACTTTGAAACTCACCCAAGCACAACTGGACAAAATCTTCCCCGTTGGTGCAAGTTCTGGGAGGAATGCAAAATTCCTGAAGCCGCTCAATGACCTGTTTGAAAAGACAGAGATTAATACGGTAAATCGGGTTGCAGGATTCCTGTCTCAGATTGGTGTGGAGTCGGCGGAGTTCCGGTATGTACGTGAACTCGGTAACGATGCCTACTTTGACAAGTACGACACTGGTCCTATTGCAGAAAGACTTGGAAACACACCCCAGAAAGATGGGGATGGTGCCAAGTACAAGGGGAGAGGTCTGATTCAGGTGACCGGACTCGCAAACTACAAGGCTTGCGGTAAAGCACTCGGTCTTGACCTCGTTAACCACCCTGAGTTGCTTGAACAGCCTGAGTATGCAGTTGCCAGCGCTGGTTGGTATTGGGACACGAGAAACATCAACGCCGCTTGCGATGCTGATGATATCGTGAAAATTACCAAGCTGGTAAACGGTGGTACAAATCACCTTGCCGAGCGCACAGCCTATTACAAAAAGGCAAAATCTGTTCTAACCTCGTAAGGAGAACCAATATGGGAAGAAGCAAAGAGGCTCGTGCATTAAAACTTTCGGCTCGTCAGCAACAACGTGCAGAAAGACAAGCAAAGCACCACCCGAAATTCGATGAGGAACGTAACAGCGCCCCGGCTCTGGTTGCTCTGAATGAAAAGCAGCAGGATTACCTTCACAAATTGCAAACTTGCAATATCATCATTGCGAAAGGTATCTTCGGGACAGGTAAAACCTACCTGGCATCCGCCCACGCTGCCGACTTGCTACGTAGAAACGAACTCGACAAGATCATTGTCGCTCGTCCATACGTGCAGACGGGTAAAACCTCCGGCTTCAAACCGGGTACTTCACTGGAAAAGCTGTTCCCCTATGTTCGTAACATGTTGGATACCATCCGCAAGCGCATGGGCGACGGGGCATATTACAATGCTCTGAAAGACGGTTTAAATGGGCGTATCGAAGTTCAGGAATTGGAAAGCATCCGTGGTCGTTCATTCGACGAAAAGAGCTTCCTGCTGATCGACGAAGCCCAGCAGAGTACCCCAGAAGAAATGCTGAGTATCATTACTCGTATTTCCGATAACTGTACACTCGTTGTGATGGGTGATGCCAGTCAGAAAGACATTTATGGTCAGTCTGGCCTGGAGTGGCTGATTGAGTTTACCCAGCGACACAACCTTGCAGGTGTGGGTACTGTGTCCTTTGATGACCCGAATGAGGATATCGTTCGTGGTGGTATGGTTCGCGACATCGCTCTTGGCCTGATGGCTGACCGTGACGCAAAACTGTACACGCCGATGGCTTCTTAACAGGAGGAATATGGCATATTATACTGGGGTAGGATCACGCGAAACACCCCCAGAGGTTATCAGCGTCATGGAAGACGCTGCTTTCCGTCTCGCCAGGCTCGGATTCACTCTTCGAAGTGGGAAAGCTGGAGGAGCGGATGCTGCATTTCAGAGAGGGATGCAAAAATATGACGAAACTCTTGACAATGGAAAGAAGAAAGAGTATCGTACACGCTTGGCAGAGATTTACATCCCTTGGGACGGCTTTGCTTCAGACAATGAAGACCTTTGGGACTTCTGGGATTATCCCTTGAGTTACCTTGATCATCTCATGCCTGAACAAAAGCATAAAAGGGATCAGTTGGTTGAGGAAATCCATCCGAATTATGAGGCTCTGAAAAGGAAAAGAGGTGCTTTTGCACTCCATTCCCGTAATGTGCATCAAGTTCTGGGAGCAAACATCCTTGATCCAAAGCCCTCTGCCTTCTGCCTTTACTATGCTTCGGAAGATAAGCATGGCAACCCAAAAGGCGGAACTGCAACGGCTGTCAATCTCGCCAAAAAGTATGGCGTGAGGACGCTTAACCTAAACACTCCGGAGCGCTTGGCCTTGCTTGAGCAGTTCCTGACCAGTCTTGAGAGGAAACGAGGTGTCCAGGTTTAGAGAGAAGCTGAATCAGTCCTACTGCCTTGTGAAGGTTGAAAGAAAGGGCTGGGTTCTGGCTAAAAAGACGGGAAAACGGATTTATGTTACCGAAGCAGGTGGGGAGATTCGTTATGTTTGCACCACAGATGACACGAATCAGTTCAAACATCTGACTGAATCTCTAGAGTACGAGTCCAAGAAAACTCTTGTGGTCGGAGATACAGTAAAGCTGGACAATTTCGGGCTGTTTTACATTGTGGATGCAGGATACCGTGGAGATGACGGTGAAGTTAAGTACCTGATAGCTCGATAGGAGGAGTATGACAGTTAGTATTCATGGGGTTGTTTCCCATCGAAAACTTATGGAACTGAAGAATTGTGGTGTTGTCGAGCCTGAATTTTTCGAGGAAGAAGTAACGAAGCTTTTCACCTTTTACCGTAAGGTAATAGCACAGAGTTTGTACGAGATGAATGATGGGTTTCTTACTCGTATTATCTACAGCGAAAAGGTGGCTGAACGTGATGCTCGTTGGATGTTTCCGGACAGACGTGATCTACTTAATCATCTGATTTATCTGGATCATCAGGGTCGTGAATCGAGTTATGTGAATATCAGTCCGAAGGAACTGAATGAGTTCACATTGCTGCACACAGCAGCGTTAGCCTCTGAGAGGGCAAGAAAAGTTCTCGTGACATTCAAGTACAGCGATCAAGTGCTTGTGGATGACGAGACAGGGTACTACATTGACTGGCTGATGAAGAATGCTTACATTCTGAAAGGCTACATTGCAAACGCTCGCGAGGAGGATTAACATGGAACAGAACAAAAACTTTTTCGGTATGCTGCCGGGGATGAGTGGGAACATTTATAGCTACCCGGTCCACTCTCACGATCACGTCATCTACATTGATGATCTGTCATGGCTGGAAGACCATCAGGATCGTCTGCAAGTTATCCGCCAGGCAAGCCCTGATGACACGATCCGGGTGGTGATTAACAGTCCTGGTGGGGTAGTTTCTATCGCTATGGCGTATGTCAGTGCGATCCGTGAGAGTCAGGCACAGATCGTCACCCATGCCGAAGGCAACGTTTGTTCTGCCGGGACAGTTTTGTGGCTGGCCTGTAAGGATCGCACAGTGTCACCACTGACAGAGTTCATGTTCCATAATTATCAGGGCGGGACTTTCGGTGATGGTGCAAACATGTACGCTCAGATTGCATTCGAGAAGCATTATTTTGATCGTCTGATTGACACCTTCTACACCGGGGTTCTGACCGATACTGAGATTGCAACCATCAAAGGTGGTGGTCAGGTGTGGATGGATGAGATCGAGATCGTTAAGCGTACCACTGCGGTGCTGTTGGATGAGAAAAACATCAAACGTATGCAGCAAGGTCAGAACCCAATCATTTCCGGGGAGAAGAAGGCTAAAGAGGAGAAAAAGGTCGTTGAGAATGTTGACCTGAACAACCTGCCAGAAGGTGAGCCTGAGAGCGTGTTTCTGAAGATTGATGTTGACGGGGAAATGTTCAAGTTCGATGTATCCACGCTGAGTGCAAAAGATTTTGATGCCTTCAATGTGGAAGAACTGCAATCCATCCTGTCTCAGATCGGTGCGCTGGCAGCAGGCTCTGAAGAACCTCTGAAGGTTACCACTCGAAATCGCCAGGAACTGATTGGTGAAATCCTCAAAGCCTCTGAGGAAATCGTTGCAAGTATTCTGGAGCAAATGGGGAGCTAATGTCTGCACCTTTAAAAAAGAAGGAAGAGCGCAGGGCATACGATGTCTACGAAACCCCGACTTGGGCTGTTGAGGCCCTTTTAAAGGTTATCCCGATTGATTACACCAAAACTTACTTGGAGCCTTGCAGAGGCTCCGGTAGGATCTACAACTTCCTGCCTTTGGGAAGCGCGTGGGGTGAAATCCGTCAGGGCGTAGATTATCTTAACACCGAGTACAACCACGTAGATATGGTTGTGACCAACCCACCATACTCTTTGGCGCAAGAGTTCGTCACCAAGGCACTTGGAGAGGCGGATGTTGTGATCATGTTGTTGAGGATAGGATTCCTTGAGAGCATGAAGCGTTGGGAGTGGTGGCAGGAGAACCCAATCAGTTCTCTTTTGGTTCTTTCTCAAAGGCCATCATTTACAGACGATGGAAAAACCGATGGCAGTGGTTATGCCTGGTTTGTTTGGGACAAGAAAAACAAGCTCGGCCTGAAGCCATTTTATTTCCTGGAGGGACAGAGTGACGAATGTCGCAAACAAGATGCGAGAGATCGCAAACAACGGAGAAAAGCAAACCCCGGAGTCACTGAAGGAACTGTACGATCAGATAGTGGACGGGATAGCGCAGTGTGCGAGGAAGGGGATGTACGGGATGGGACTTTCTCTCCAGTTCCCGGAGGAGATGAATGATTATCTGCCCCATATTGTTGGCGATCTTCGTGGTGGCGGTTTCACAGTCGATATCATCAGCTACCAACCAACAAAACAAGGCACTGCAATAAACTTTTTCGTAACATGGTAAATAAACCCGCTTCGGCGGGTTTTTTCGTTTTTGTACTTGACATGGAGAAAATAAACACTTAAGCTGTTTTCCAACAGAGGAGAACAACATGCGATTTTACATTTACTACCGTCCTTTAGAGACCATCCGCTTCGGAGAATACATGGGTGACCTTATCCATATCTCGACAGAGGAGAAGGATTACTGCCCTGACGGGAAGATTTGGAAAGTTAAACGTTGCAATCGCCCTGAGAGTGTGTATACTCGATTAATCAAGATGTTGAAACACGGCGGGATGGAGGACGATATGGTTTATCCACTCGACGGAAATAGATCACTAAAAGATCTGGTCAAATACATGAACCAATGGGAGAACAACAAATGAAACAAAGTCTTACCAAAGAACAGGCCCTGATCATCACCGGGTTCACAGGAATCCTTTGCTGTCCGTTCAACCTGTTTCACGAAGATGTCGAAAAGCGCCTGGGCCGATCCGTATGGACGCACGAGTTCGGCAGTAAAGAGTTCTCCGCAGAACTGAAGGATGTTTATCGTGAAGACTTCATGGCGACGATTTACAAAGGGGAATGATGATGACCGAACTCAATGCCCGTGAAAAGCTTTTGGCGATAGCTGATTGGCTGGGATGGCAAAACGAAAACCTTTCATTTGGCTTGAAATCCCCAGAGGACGCTGTTAAGCTGTACAACTACTGGCAGGAACATGCAGACAGTCTCCCGGAAATGGCAGACGACGAGCAGGACGATGAGGGACGCTGGTTGTTTATGTTCCGTAAGGCAGCACTGGGTTATGACCCGATGGGCCACGACGCTTCTATTTTGGAAGCCCTTGGGGAAGAAAAGTACGACGCTGAAAATAAAGACACCGACATCGGCTTTTACGACATCCGACAAACAGTGCGTAAAATGTACATCACCGATGCAGAATGGAAGTTACAAAAGCAGTACGGCCTTGTCTAAACTGAAACAAAACAGGAGAAAATAAATGATTAATAAAACATACACCGTTGTTAAAGACCTGTGCAATGAGAACATGGGGACACCCTCCACAGTGGGTCAGGTGGTAACCACAATTGTGGAAGTTCCTGCTGATACCGCTGTAGTTGTGTTCGACCAAGAAGGCCAGTTTTGTTTCACCTCTACAGTCCGTAGCGATGTATTTCTTACCAAAGGTGGAAAATCCAGAAGCAGAGATGGGTTTGGTGGTGGAATCCTAAACCGAATTTTTGCTTTCCGTATCAACGGTGTTTGGTATGAAGGCAACGATGTGTACACCGCAGAAGAACTGGGGATCACCGAATGAATCTCTATGCAAAATTGACTGACCCCCAGAATGGTTGGAATGACGACATGGAAAAGGCCCGTGAATTTTTAAAAACTCACGATCAGGAAGAAATTCTTCTTGTTACTGAAGTTGCTATTGACAGGTCGAGCACCGAAGTGGTATTGTCTAATCACGGGCATGGTTGGAACAGTGTGCAATTTACCTTCTTCATTGAGGGTGAGACTGGTCTTGAAGAGTATGACATCTTCAGCAACAAGAAATCATTAAGACAAATTTATAAAACATATATTCACGAAGATTTCTAAGGAGAAAAGATGAAGGTATATTTGGTAGGTGGCGCAGTACGTGACGGTTTGCTGGGCCGTGAAGTCCACGACCGTGACTACGTGGTTGTGGGTGCAACACACGAACAAATGATTGAAAAAGGGTTCATCCAGGTTGGCGCTTCCTTCCCGGTATACCTCCATCCGGAGACCAAGGAAGAATACGCGCTCGCTCGAACTGAACGTAAGGTTGGAAGCGGTCACAAAGGTTTTGAGACCTTTTTCAGCCCTGATGTAACACTGGCAGAAGACCTGTCTCGTCGGGATCTGACTATTAATGCGATGGCTCAGGATCTGGATACCGGAGAAATCATTGACCCGTTCGGTGGTCAATATGATATCGAAAAGAAGGTCCTGCGACACACAACGTTGGCGTTTCTTGATGATCCTCTGCGTATTCTGAGAGCTTACAGATTCAAAGCGCAGTTGGGTAAGGAATGGGATCTCCATCCGGAGACCAAATCTCTTTGTTACCAGAACCGTCACGAACTTGAAAGTATCAGTGGCGAGCGTAAGTGGAAAGAGATGGAAAAGGCTCTTGGGTCTGATAACTTCCGTTCCTATGCTGAAGCAATGGCAGAACTGGGCGAGTTGCCAGAACTGGAATCGCTGCGTGGTGTAGAGCAACCTCCGGAACACCATCCGGAAGGTGACGCATTCATACACACATTGCTGTGCCTAGATATCGCAGACCAGTACGAGGCAAACCCATACACGAAGTTTGCAGTCCTGTGTCACGACTTTGGCAAGGCCGTGACATTCTCCAAGTATGGGAACCTGCTCGGTCATGAAGAGGCAGGGCTTGCTCCGGTTGATGCACTGTGTGAACGTATTCGTGTGCCAAACGATTTCCGTGACGTTGCTCGCTACGTGACTGAGCACCATACGCGTGTTCATTGCATCGCCCCTCGTGGTGGAAACAAGGGTGCAAAACCGCGATCACTAATGAAGCTTTTCGAAGCTGCTGGTAACGTAAAGAGCATCAAGACAGCTATGAAGGTCAGCGCCCTGGCTGACGCATGTTTCTGTGATGCAAAAGGCCGTGGCCCGACAAAGGCAGCAGAACCTTACCCACAGGGCTACGTTCTGATGGATGCTTTCCGGTGCATGGTGGCGGTAGATACCAAAGTAATCTCCGCTGAAGGTTTGAGCAAGGGCAAAACAGGGATTGAGATCGGGGAAATGATTAGGGTGGCACGTATCGACGCAATCCGCAGCGTCACACAGCGTCAAATTGCCTGGTAAGGAGTTCTGTATGAAGAAATCGGATAAGGAAGAGTACACATACGAGAAACATCACTTTTACGCTGACAAACACGCAGGGAAGCAGGTTTGTGCATGGTGCGGCCTCGTGGCCTTAAGGAACAAGGCAAGCGACTGGTGCGTGGATAAGGGATGCAATTACGCATTGCATCCATCGTACAGAAGCGCCATGTTTAAGTTCACACAATTTTTCAAATAGGGGAAAAATAATGCCTATTGAGCTTGTAATTTATTTGTGCATTGGTATACTGGCTATGTTGACGATTCTGGCGTTGGATTGGTTTTGTATGGATAAGATAAGTTCATCATCCGTCGGCATCGGGCTGCTGATGATCGTCTTTTGGCCTCTCGGACTTTTCTGTTTGGTGGGTGGCACCATTGCCGCCATTTTTGAAGAAGATTTTGTTATTGCAAGGAGAAAGAAATGAAGACACGTATGTACTGCGTGGTAAATCAATACATTGCTGGCATTCACGCAGGTATCCAGTCAGCACACGCGATGTCTGAGATGTTCTTGGATTACTCTCAACGCCGGAACAATGCCGGAAACCTGTTGTGGGATTGGGCTGACCGCGATAAGACCGTGATCGTCCTCAATGGTGGATACCAGTCGTCATTGCAAGAACTGTGTGAGAAGTTGAAACCTCTGAGCAGCACTTATCCGTGGGCCTCTTTCTGTGAAGAACAGGATGCACTGAACGGCGCTATGACAGCAGTAGCTGTGGTATTGCCACAGTACATGTATGACCCGCAGTATTCCGATGTGGTCAATCTGTACCAACCCGGTAAGTACATCGCCCCTGTGGTAGCCAACCAGTACCGCGATGAAATGGGAAATGTGGTGCATAACTACACACAACCTGAAAAAGACCTGATCACAATGATCAAATCATTCCGACTGAAAGGAGAATAAGATGAAAGTAAGTGAACTTGACCGCAGTGTGATTATCGAGATGATCCGTTCAGCTACGCTGATCGCTACTACTGAGATCCGAACTATCGGGTCAGATTACAAAAAGAATACGAATTTCTTTGACCTCGCCCTGCGGGATGTGGTAAAAGGTGTTGAACAACAACTGTTAAAGGACGCCGAATAATGATCTACACAATTTATACCCTATTCACCCTGCTTGGTGTGGTATTGCTGACCCGTCACTGGATGAGCGGGGAAGATTTCAAGATGGAGGCAAGAAGTTTCTCCATGTTCGTCTGCCTTGCCGTTATCGAGGGCTTGATGATGGTAACAACCCTGATCCCACCTTCTGCTGGGCTGTTCGCAGGAATCCTGTTTGGGATTTGGATGTGGAGACATATTTTGTCTGCCCGTGCAATCTTGCAGGAGAAAGTAATCAAGAACGAAAAGATGCTGGTATCCATCGGCCTGAATGTTCTTTTCTTTGTGCTTGTATCGGTGAGCTACTTGAGCTAAGGTGGATAAATGAAAGACGTTCGTGGAGAGGACTTGAAGATTGGTGACGAGGTTTATATCTACTGGGGAGGCAATGAATTGCGCCCTGGTAAGGTAAACCAAATCAAGGGAAATAAGGCGAAAATCCTTGTTGATTCTTGGCCTAATCACCCAGATCCAGCACACCGTTATTCCATGTCGAAATGGAAGTCGGGCGAGTGCATGATCAAGGCAGAAGAGCCAACAGGCTGGTATCCGGACGAGGTAGTTTTATTGATTCAGGAGATCATTCGTTTGAGAGACGAGGCGAAATTCTTGGAGGAGAAGATCAAGTACCAAGATCTCTTGAATTTCTGGGATAAAAACCGACCATCCAATCTTGTTTGCTCTTAAGGAGAAATATGAAAACTGTAGACTTGATGCGTTGCTACTCTGGCAGCATCGCTTATGGGACTAACCTCCCAACATCGGATACCGATATCCGAGGGCTTTTCTGTGCAGAACCGAAGTTCATCCGCACACCATTCTTCAATATCAAGGAGCAAACCCTTGCTGACGAAGAAGATGGGAAGATTTATGAACTGACAAACTTCATGAAGCTTTTCGTGGAGATGAACCCCAACATCATCGAGCTTATGTTCGTAGATGAGAAGGATATTCTGCAAAGCTCTGATGCGTATGACTATCTACGTACAATGGCACCAGAACTGCTATCGAGCAAGGTGGCCTTTAGCTTCTCAGGCTATGCAATGGCACAGCTTAAGCGTATTCGTGGTCACGATAAGTGGATCAGCAATCCACAACCTGAAGCAAAGCCAACCCAGAAGGAGTTTTTCCGCTTGGTGCATAACTACAGCGAGCACCCGTTACTGAAACATGAGGATTTCATGCAGGCACTGGACGGCCTGAACAGCTTCTGCATCCTCGTACCTTACGGTAACAACGTTTACGGTGTGATGGAGAACTTTAATAGTTCTGGCCTATTCAATGCTGACGGATCGATTCGTAATGTCGATTACCAGCAACTGACCGATGCGGATAAAAAGCGTAAGCCTTTGTTTATCGTAAAATATCTGGCAGAAGAGCACAAGCTGGCGAAAGAGAAGCACCGGAACTACTGGACGTGGAAGGAAAATCGCAATGAGGCTCGTCATGAACTCGAAGTCCAGTTCGGATACGATACCAAACATGCGATGCACCTCGTGCGCCTGATGCGTATGGCGGAAGAGATTCTTACTGACGGTAAAGTTCTGGTTAAGCGGCCTGACGCTCAGGAACTGCTTGATATCCGTGGTGGCAAGTGGACCCTTGAAGAGCTTCTTGCTTGGGCTGACGAGAAAGATCGTTATATCCGAGAAGACCTGTACAAAAAGACAGATCTCCCAAAAACAACCGATCTTGAACTCGCCGCTCGTGTACTTATGACCGCTCAAGATATCTGCTGGGCCAAGATCGATGCTTGAAGCAGTAATCGGTATACTTGGGGTTGCATATGCTGTTATTGCTGTGGTATACTCCATAAAGATGGAGAACGATAAGGTTCTCCGTCAGATTTACAAGGCCAAGACAGACCATGATTGGTCTGAGATTTGCTTCGCGGTCGGGTTCGCCTGGCCGCTTGGGGCATTGGTCCATTATGTTATGAGGAGAAGAAATGAGACAGCTTGAATTTATGGGAAGAATGGTCGAGTTGGTTGCGGAATGGCAAAGTGAATACAAAATGCACCGTAACATCTCTGATGAACCAGAAAACTGGCCCGATATTCGAGACCAGGAGGACTGGCTTGGTGATTTTTTTGTGTGGTTACAGTGTAAGGGGTACACATTATGAGTTATGGTTTGTTGACGCCAGAGCAGGCGGAGATCTTACGTAAGCGTTTCCTCTTGCAAGAAGCAACAGGCAACGACCTCAAGGATATTGCAAAGAATGTTGGTGTTGGTTGTATGCACGATGCCTGCCCGAATTGCGGTGGGACAGGTATTCGTAAAGATGGCCTGGGTATGTGTGTTCACGGCATCTCCTGCCCCTGCCCGAAGTGTTCTTTCACATGTTGATAGGCGGTAATTGCAATCACTTAGGATTTTGAACCTTTGTGTGATTGATCCTTCCTCCTATATAAAATTTGCCACAACCATGATAAAATGGAGGTTAATATTATGATAGGAGGTAGTATGTTTCAGAAATTGGTTCGTGAACACCCTACCCTACAAGAACACTGGCAAACTCTGCTGGAAAAGAGTTTTAATCATCAGGGATGTTAAAAATAGCATCCTTTACACCATTCGTGTAGGGCGATTGGAGGTAACTCGTGGTGTTGACACTCAAAACCCAATGACATACACGTTCCGTGTTGGAGATATGGGTAAGCTCGATCCTGATGACTTGGAAGAGGCTTTCGACCAGTACGAGGGTTTTGAGACGGCGATCCGGGACATGTATAGAACAATCGACATCATCATCAATGAGCACAAGAAGTCTCTGGGATGGGGATACAGAATCAAAGACTGGTTCAGGAACCCTCCAAACAAGGTTTTCTTTGCCGTTTTCATTATCTACGCAATAATTAGCGTGGTTGTGTATTTTTATCCATTATTTTGAGGAGATTGCATGAGGGACAGAGGAGATTATTACAAACAGTATGCCGCCCGGAGGCGTGAGATAGACCGTCAGCGTCGATCCACACCAGAAGGAAAAGCAAGACAATTGCAAATCCGCCTTGACAGAATTGAGGCGGAGAAACGTGCAACACTCAATAGTGAGTGGGACATCTTCGTTCGTGAAGAGGCCAACCTTCTTTGCAACGAGAGGATGCGTGACACAGGCATTCCTTGGGAGTCTGACCACATGCTGCCCCTCCGTGCAAAGATTGTATCTGGCCTAAACTGTGGTGATAATATCCAAGTTATCCCCGCAAAATTGAACCGTAGTAAGAAGAACAACATGATCTACACCAACCGACTGGAGTGGATTAAGGATTTGGAGACCCTATGCAGGACGAATTAATAAAGCTTTTTGTAAAGGATACAAATCACAGCGTGATCAGTAAACTGCCGGGAATATCCGGAGCAGTGGCAAAAGTCAAATCCGGATCAGAATGGTCAATCGTTTTCGTTGTGAAGGCTAAACACAATGCCTATTCTGATGGAGTGCTTTATCCAAAGCTTACAATAAAGAAGAGCGCAGGAAAAAACGAGCAAATCTTTTTGATAACAACGAACAAGGATGAGAAAATCTGGATTTATCCTGATCGTGTGTGCATCGGTGAGGGCGAGGTATACAACCGAGATATGTTTTTAGACTCATCATCCCCAACAGATGAAGAAGCCCAAATGCTAAGAATGAGCAAGGGTGCGGATCTTGATATCCTTATGAAGAAATTCGGAAGAGTACCCGGAAGGATCTTGGAAAGGGTGATGTCTGGAATGTTTGTTGAGGAGTATGTCTCTGAAAGCAAAGAAAGAGTGATTGTTTTAATAAGTTAACCCGCCATTGGCGGGTTTTCTTTTATCAGTCCTTTGTCATCCTTTCAATGACCAGACTGTCCGAATCATCAAGAACTGTCAGGTGCTCAATAGGAATGTCCATCGTTGTTGGCATCCCCCGGACATGACATTCGAACCAAATATCGTCCACCGGGTAAGGTATTCGGTTTGGACCAATCTTGGATCGTTCAAGAACATAACACACCCTGCCGTTTAGCTGGAATGTGAGCGGGTTCTTGGGGCTGAATCCGTATAAAAGGCAGATTGTATCCGGGCGCACACGTTGGTCTGGCTCATTACGGTCCGGGCGACCGCCCTTATCTTCTAACATCAGCATGGTGTCTCCTTATTGGGTTGTTTAAGACATCATATTTGATAATTGTGCGTTAGTCAATGGTTGACAAAATATTTATTTCTGCCATAATGGGGAATAAATTCGGATAGGAGATTGATATGTGTGAAAAGTATGGTGATGCAAGGGAAGAACTTGGGAGAATGATCGAAAGGAAGGAGATTCTTGAAGAAATCCTGAGTGATATCGACCTGTGTATGCAAATCAGGAATGGTGCTGAGAAAGGCTCCCAGGAAAGGGCAAACTGCTCGCTTCTTATCGACGCATTAATACACACTGCACAGAAGATCCAGAAAAGAGGTCTTCAATGACGTACAGTATCTACGGCAGAATGTCTATGGACCCATGCTCCCGCGAGGGAGAGTGGTACTGCCTGAAAAGTAAAGTACCGTTTGACAAGACGGTAGAAGTAATGCAACATTACAGAAAAACTTGGCGATATGTTCAGAGGAGACTTGAATGTTTGGATGGTGGAAAAGGCGCAAGCTTAAACTGATCGGAACATCCACTTGGACGGTCAACTGGACCGACACTGGAGAAAGAGATCGTGGACAATGGTTGTTCTATGAGTCTGAGAGTGGTCGCAGGTACTTCGAAAGTACGCATGTACCGTGGTTACTGAGTAAAGAAAACCGACTTCCCGGTTACGCCGGGTGCAAGGCGTGGGCCAGTGGTGGGCGACTTCCCGATACTTTCACACCAGTGAAGGTGATTGAATGATCTACCGAATCGTAAATATTGTGATCCATGCACTTGCGTTTTGCGTAGTGATGTTCGGGGTATATGTTGGGCTGGACATGAAGATTTATCCGGTCATGTACGCATGTGCTGCGTGTGCGTTGGTTGCAGGCTGGTTTCTAACTAAGCATATCATGGGAGATGAAAGATTCTCAGAAATGCTTTTCCGTTTTTCACACCTCATCTGGAGGACATAATGCAAAGCATACGCTACGAGGAGCTTCTACGAGAGATCCACAAAGATTCAATTGATCAGTGGTTCCATTCTGAAGAGGAATACCAACAACACAAGGAGAAAGAGATGGGCGGCGATACAATTCTTGATTTCATCAAGCGGGAAGTGTGGCAGGATAGCGATACAGGGAAGTGGCGCTTCAAGAACAAGGAGTTCAAACGAGAGGGGCAAGCAGAAAAGGCCGCTGTGCAATATTTCAAGAAGAAAAACTCTTGATTTTATGGTAAAATAGAGTTTTACACAAGGAGAAGACAATATGTTTGAAATGCTCTTGGGCGGTAAAGCCCCCATCTCCGCCGGAAGCATCAGAAAGGCAATGGCTGGGGGTGCGGATCTACTTGCTCTATCTGAAAGCGATAAGCTGTACGGTATTTGTGGGACGTACCTAAGCGGCACTGGTGTTGCCACAACGACTTGGACGAAGATTCTCGATGATGTTGAGGATTTTTGGTCAGGATTCAGGCAATGCCTTGCAAAAATGAAAGATGGGAGATGGTTATTTTGGGGGCCAAACTCCGTGGGAGCGATCCTTATTGTACGGGCTGGAATGCAGCCGTAGAGTTTATCCTGAGACAGGACAACAACAAAGATTCCCCCCACACAAATTGGTAATGCGGGCGGTATATGCTGTTGTTGCCATCATTCTGCTTCTCACTCTGAAACCGACCTTTACCTGAAGTGACCCACCACACAAGGGGAGCCTGAAGTGGCTCCTCTATTCCTGCCTGAAGAGTCCCATCAATTTTGTCTAAAGAGGCACATCAATTTCCTCTTGACGTAAACTGTCAGCCCTGCTACTATTACCTAAAGAGTCACAGGTGCTGAAGGTCTGCACGAAACAAACACCAAGGGTGCCTTGCACCTGAGAATTGAATAATTCTCATTCAACAATCTTTACGGACGTTGGATGTCCTGATTGTTGAACTGTACCACCGCTCCTGCGTGAAAGGTTGTACATTTCATTAACACACAATGCCCGTTGCACGGGTGAACTCGTTCATTGCTCTGCAACACAACATGTTTAAGGAATTGCATTTCTTCGACACATGTAGCCTGAAGTGTCGATGCTGTAAACATATCGCAGGGCGATTAGCCACAGGCTAACCCGTATACGGGTAAACATATCAAAACCCACCCCTCCCCCGCCCGGAGGGAAATAAAAGAGGCCCTGTCTTGTATCTCTTGGGGACGAAAAATATCCGTTGGCTCTATGTCTGATGTGCTAGACGGACAATCACAGCCCCCGAAGGTTGTCAAGGATCTTTACAAAATATCTGAGTGGTCCGATGTCGAGACCCTTGCGAGTTTTTGGCACGATGATTGCATGATGATTACTTGTGTGACTAATGATTGCCTAATGAAACTATGATGATTTGATTGATTAGCCAGCTTACAGCACGATTTGCCCTTGACTTGCTTACTTTTGTGTGGGTTGGTCTATTTAACATAATACACGTTATACGCACCACAGATCGGACTGTTGCATGGGTGATAGTTGCACTATGTTACCATTGCATCAATGAACCATTACTATGACGATGATTAGCCTGCTATATGTTACCACTGTGACAGTTTACACCTGTTATTATTCATTTTGTGGGGTGTTTTGTAGATGATAATGCTTTTCATAATCATTATAATTTCGATTTTCATTTCAATTTCTAAATGAAAATCATTCCGCAAATAAAAATATTTTGTAAATTTCGCACAAAACACTTGACAGGGAGGGAAAATTGTGTTTAGCAATACTCTGCTTTTGAGCATTTTGCCACATGATAACAATTCTCGTTTAGCCCTGTGATGGACCGGATACCCGGCAATGCTAAAGCATTGAAATAGTTACTTATTGTAACTATTTTCTGTATTGCTACACAAGGGATTAATAGACTTTTCCTATCAAGAAAAAGCTTGACACTTGAGGCATCTTTTATGCTCAAAAACAAGCCTTTCAGCAGGCCAGCGGCCTGATTTACAGATCGATTAATCATGGTTTGTCAACCATTAACGGCGATTTATTGCTAATAAAAAGATCTTGACTTTCATCACCTCGCGACACTATAACACAAAGCCCTTACGGGTTGTTTTCGCCACGGAAAACAATGTCCAGATTGACCAAAGGGGTTTTGTGAATCCCCTTTATCTGGACACTATAACACGAGAGCGATCAACGTTAGTTGATCGGTGTTATCGTGGCGAGTGTGATAATTTCATTGTGTAACTATTCATTGTAAATGAATAATAATGTAAATGATTAGCCGTTGCTTAATCACGTATGTGATTATATCGTAGCGTCTACGAGCCACGATAACGCGAACGAAAATGATAAGTATTATCATTTGAGTTACTCTCGTGTTATAGTGTCGCTCGCTACGCTCGCGCCACTCACCACGATCACGCGAACGATTATTTTATTTGACAAGATTTTATTTTTATGCTCAAAAAAGACAGTTCACACAATGGCTTAGATGAGAAAAGTTATCAAATGAGAGTTATTATCACGTATTCACATGAAACGCTTAAAAATGCGTGTTTTATTCAGTTGATAACATGCGTTATCAATTTTGGGGTGTTAGTGGGTCAAAGGCGATAAGCAATACCCTTTTAAACGCAATATAACGAGTTTTGAGCGTGTTTTCTCGTTAGCCTTGCCGTTATATTCCTTTCCTGGGATCTCTTTAAATTCACTTTTTTGCATAATTGCCAACGGGGTTGGTGAGAATAATTCTCAGTTGCGATATTGCAACCAACATAAAAGCGGGTAAAGATTTGGTGTTGTGTTTGGGGTGTTTGTGTGATATGCAAAAGCCGGGACAATTCCCGGCCTTACTTACAACATGATAGCCAGTGATCCGGCAATGATGAACGGTAGATCATAACGGTCGAACCGTTTAAATCTGTGATATTTCACCACACAATAAAACGCCAATTGCAAGCCGTCGATCATGGTGTTAACTGTCTGGGCCGTTGCGTCACTGAGTACAAGGCAGGCAATCCAGCCATAAAAAACACTTGACAAAACAGCCATAAAGCAAGCCCTGGTTTTGTAAAGATTTTGGCCTTATCGGTAACGGTGCATTGATTGACTGTAAACCGATCCGCCGTCGAAACTTTCCGCCTTCCTCAATGCGTCCACCATTTCGCACATTTTGCGAAGCACATAAGCACAATGATCGTTAAAGTCAAGCGCTTTTCTAATCATCTCTTCTTTTGTCTCCCCGAAGATAAAGACCAGGTGATCAAGGGTGTTGTAGTGATTGATCCACGCTCTCACCTGCTCACATTCCAGGGGGCGATCCGTCTCGCTAAAACTTGACAGGCCGAAAGATTCAAACGTGGTTACATTGTCCATCAATTCACTGTAGGCGGTGTCCCAGCCACTAGCCCAGAACTCTACAGGATCGGATTGAAAATCAGGATCGTCCGGATGAATAAAGCAGATAGAAAACAGTTGCAGATTTTCACGCTTTGTAAGGGTGTATCGTGCGCTATCCAGGCCGCGCCCTTTCATATCTTCCGGGGTTATTTCATATTTCATGATCATTTGTCCTGGTTGTGTGGTTATGCGCCGTAAAGCCCATCACTATTAAAATCATCGTCAAAATCGGCCAGGTATTCGAAAAATTCAAATTCCATAGCTACAACATGCTTGACAAGCTCACTATTTTTATACTCTTCAGGAGACAGGCGGATCGGCGCGTCACTATACAGATCCGTTAGTTCGATATACTCCCCGACCTTTTGAGCGGTAACGGTGTTTTTCTTGTTGTCAAAAATAACTTTTTTCATGATATGCGCTCGACAATAATGATCGCTTGCGGGATAGAATCCGGGGTAACTATCAGGGCTTTTGATTGGCGGATCTTAAAGCCTAATTTCGCTTTGCAAACGGTGGCGGTCATTTTCCGCATTTCCGGATCGACGTTTTGATCCTTACAATACCACACAGATTTTTCACCTGCAATAAGGTTGCGTAAAAATTCAGTTTGACCAGTTGCATTTTTAATCATTTTAATTTACCTTTCAGATTATGCCGGGGATGTCCCCGGCCTTGTTTTGTTTAGTATTCGTTAGCATACATTGCTAAACGGTCATCAAAGGCGCTTTGAGCATCAGCACGATCCCAGAATAAGTCTTGATCTTGCTGCTCTTCAATGTCTAACTGATTATACACCGCTTGCGCTTGATATTCCATAGCCAAAGATAAACGGCTATCAACTTCATTAATAACGCTTTGAGATAAACAAAATTGCATACTATCCTTTAACATTTCGAGCATGTACGCCGCCGCGCTTTCGTCCTGGTCGTGGCAATATGCAGACCAGATAGCGGGCTTAACATTTTTCAAATGTGCATAAAGATTTTTAACGATAAACGGCGAAACATCGTTTAAGATACCGATCAAAGATTGCAGTTTGTCATTATTGCTGATAGTGATGAAATTTTGCATTTTTGTTTACCTTTCCGGCTTGCCGGGGAACCATTCCCCGGCCTCAAAAAGATATTAACCGATCCGCGCCTGGCTTGCAAGCTTTTTTTTTATTCATCCTCGCCGTAATCATCGCCAACGTTGAAAATGTCCAGCATATCACCAGCGGCGATCCATAGCAGGTACATTTCCAGGGTGTGGCGATCCATATTGTCGATCCCGTCTACCCCTTCACGCTCGATCCCTGTTTCGGCCAGGTAATCGCGGATCATTTGGTCGCTGTATGCGCTAAACTGTAAGCCGTCCCGGAAATAAGGCAGGGCCTCCACCGTTGACGCTTCACAGTCCCCAGAGTGGGCGATCTCTTCTACCTGCTCACGGTCCCGAAAGATGAGACAAAGGCGACCGCATGAGGATGACCAATAAACATTTTTATTTTTCATAAATCTTTACCTTCCCATTATGACCGGGGGCGATCCCCGGCCTTTAAGAATACTTTAGCCGATCTGGTTTTCAGAGTCAACCGGAAAAACATCATTCACAATCGCAACAACCACGGCGAACACGTCCACAGATTGACGGATCGGCAAGCTGTCAGCCTGCTTTACGTAGCCTTTCGCGCCTTCAAGCTGATAAGACACGTAATGATCTTTTACTGCCTGCTGTGATGCGTGATCAATGGTTGTTTCCGTGCGGATCATAATGTCCAGGCGATCCCCGTTCACAGCGTCATTAACATGGCAAAAACGCATTAAGGTTTTATCATCGAAACGACGAAAATCACATTTTGCATTATCGGAAACGCCAGCCAGGAAAAAGAATTTATTTGCAAGTTCCATTTTTAAAACCTCGTTTTAGATGAAAGATAATAACAGCAGGAAGATCACGAAAGACCACACCAGGCGACACATAAAACGCGCCTCAATGTAAACCGGGTTTTCTGTAGTGTATTCTACTTTGTAACCTTTCATGATTCACCTCTACCAGGTGACCGGGAACCGCTCCCGGCCTTGTCTGGTAATTATTGATCAACGGATCGCCGTTGTCAAATGTTTTTATGGCATTGGTTCCACTTCTGGCGAAGGAATACAGGCCGGATTGATATAATCAGGATCACGGCGTAAACCACTAGCGGCGATCTCGCAAGATAGCGGATCATCGTATGATTCAATAACAAAATCATCACATTGCATCATCATAGATGCGCCATAAAAACAGATACCCGCGAAAACTTCAAACATTTGATTAACCTTATTTTTTCAGGTAAAGAATTTGGGTTTTGTCGCCTTTTTTAGCGCCATCTTTCAACTCATCACAAAGGCCGAATTGCTCGCCTTTCAGAAGATTATAGCTGTTTTCGTACACGTTGCAAGCCTTTTCTTCTGTAAAAGTTTCCTTTACAATCCAATTACACTCTAATTTCATGGTCGTAAGGGAAATGTGACAAGCCATTACAATAAATCCGAACATGATCAATTATCCTCTAAAATGATATAGATAGCAACAACGGCAAGCATTGCGACCAAAAAAGATACCTGCGCCACCACACACCAAGAATTAGTATAATCTAACATTTTGTTTACCCTCGTTTGTGGTGGCACCGTTGCCGCCTATGTAGAATCATAGCATAAGCGGCGCGGGTGTCAAGCGTTATTTTTTGATCTGGTTTGTGCGGTTGTAATCCTCATAACGTACACGGGAAACCGTGACCGATTGAGGCAAGAGGCAACGAACACGATCCGCCCGGTTGTCATATTTTTTGATATGCTCAGGGGTATTGTGGCGGGTAAACTTAACACGCAAACGTAATTTAAGCGGATCACGGTCATCAATGCCAGTAACCACACCGAAACCGATTTGCCCGTAATTGTGGTAAACCATTTTACCCAGGAATTGAGATTCAAGCGCCGCGATCTGAGATTTTACGTTTTGCATTTTATTTACCTTTGGTTTGTGTGGTTGGCACCATTGCCGCCCTACGCATTAAAGATAACATAACCACAGCAGGACGCAAGCACTATTTTAAATTATTTTTGTTGAGAATTGTTCTCATATGCAGCGATTTTGCATGAATAGCGACAATTATGCAGATAGTTTCACTGCGTTACTAAATTTAAGGGCCTTTGAGCGTGGCGGGGTTATGTCATACCCTGCAAAACGCTCTAAAACGCTTTCTAAGCGCTTCCAGGCTTGACCCTGGCAAGTGCATCACCTCGCGGAGATCTCCTTAAATTCACTTTTCTGCATAGAAAAAGCCGGGAATTATCCCGGCCTTTCGTTTAATCATCTTGTACGGCTTGCCACTGTAAAGCGCGCTTTCTTTCGGCTAACCGCTTGTTAAGATTTGGATCGTAGCGGTCCGGCGTCCAGGTTTTGGCGATGCGCTCCGGCTTGTGTAGTTTGTCGTTTCGCTGGCGTCGCTCGTTTACTTCCCCATATGCCAGGCGATCACGCTTGCTTGTCATCTTTTCAATGTTGCGCATATTTTAAACCCTCGTTTTATTTTCGGTTGTTGTTTGCATGTTCAAAGATCCGGCCTTGTTTCTCGGCTAATTCATTAGCTCGCCATTCGATGATCTCCGCGATCTGCTCCTTTGTGCCTTCTTTGTGATACGTGACTACTCCGCCCCGCTTTTTCACTTCACACAATAAGCCGTTACCCTCAAGATCATTTAACGGACCAGATCGCCGGGTGTGGTAGTGGTTCCCGTGGAATCTGTATTCTAAATAATGGTACACTTTGCCGATCCTGTATTCATAATAAACCCACAGCAGGCCCCGCCATAACCTGGCGGGGATCTTCCAGTAGATAGCAGCAGCAGCCACCAAAAACAGGATTTTAAACACTTTTAATAATCCTCTAACATCTCGCGGAGTGTCTCCAGGTCTTCACCTGTAAACACTTTGCGGAGTTCCTCGCCCGTCTTCTGACAAGCAAGATAAATCTCTAAACCTTTGCGGCTATCCTCATCATAGCCCATATTAGCGCAAAAATCAGCATGAGATTCAGATCCCAGATCAATATCTGACAGCAGGCAGGAAAGCACGTTTGCGGCGCAAGGTGTCGCAACATAAACACGGTAACCGAAAGACATTGCTTTATTGTCGTTGCGCTTGTAATCGTCGCGTGTCCAGTTATTTTGATCAACGATGGAAACCTTAGCATCAACTTTAGCTAATTCTCTTGCGTCGGTTGGGGTTAAGCCAGTGTGACGGCCTACACGGTGACCCGTTCCCGTTTTAAATTCAGAGCGGTAAATCTTCCCGCCTTTTTCGAAACTCACGAAAAACAAATCAGCTTGCCATTCTGGATCGTTGTTAACGCCACCATATACCGCTTTAAAATCAATCCCTTTTTCTTTCAGGAAGTTGAAAACGGCAACATCTTGATCGTTGAAAGTGATTTTGTTATTCATGATAATTTACCTTTTGTTTGGTTTGGCATTATTGCCGGGTTATTTCTCTTACTTGGTAGGGCTTATCTTAAAGCCCCACCTATTAAGAGTCAACAATTATTTAATGATTTCTTTCCCGAAAGAATCGAAAGCGGCGATCACTTTCAAGCTATCATCTAACAGCTTACCGGGGATCTTTAGATTGTCGATCCGTTGGCTTGCCTCTTGCTTTACGTCCTCAATTGTGCGGTTTGCAGAATTAAAGATCGTTAAAACTTGCCCGTTATCCATGCTTACGACCATTTCACACCGCCTTTAAATAATTGTTAGTTACCCGGTACACATGGCGATAAGCGCGCTTTTTAGTGTGGGGCGCTTCGGTCATTGATTCATAAGCCAGATCATAACCGATTTTTTCAAGCCAGTAAAGCGCTGCGCTTTGCCCTTCGTTGTGTGATTGTTCCCGGCGACGGGGCGACTCCAGGACCAGCACACCGAAACCAGTGTAACCATTTTGGACGGATACCAGATCCCCACGGTGAAGCGTGGCGCGGTATTTGTTGATCGTGTTTCCGTTAACATCGCGACCAAAATCAAAGGAATCAACAACAACGAAAAAATCCCCGGTTTGGTTCGTGCGTGACAATGAGGCCAGGCGGTTTACAGCGTCATACAGATTGATAGATGTTTTAAACTTTGCCATTTTCTTTACCTTTTCAGTCTGGCGGGAACCTCTCCCGCCTTGATTAATAATGTAACCGATCCGCCGATGGTTTGCAAGCTATGCGATGAAGTTTTTTAAATCTTTTTTGCGCTTGTCTGTTTCTTGGGTGACGTTGATTTTTAAGCCGTTCTCACTAGCCCAGCGATCCAGGTGGCCCCATTCTGATTTTATCCCGGTCATAGTGGAAAGATCTTTCATTGCAACTTGTAAAGCGTGGGAACCGTAACCATAACGCAGATCCCGCGACTTGTACAGCGTCGGCCAGGTGTCGATCTCCGGGGTAGTGAACGAAAGCTCATAAACAAAATATGTATTACCGTACATATCTGTAAAGTCAAGAGAATGAAAATTTAAAATTGCGGTTTTGTTTTCTACTGCTTTTTTGAAAATCTCGATCATGTTTTCCATTTCGTTTACCTGCTTTCTTTTGGTCTGGGTATTATGCGCCAGTCTCCCGGCGCTTGTCAAATTATTTTTTATCGGGCCATATGCGCCGCTAAACGTGCGGCGATCTGGGATCGCTTATGGGTTACCGGGATCGGCTTGCCGTTTGCGTCGTGTACATAGGAGACCCGCGCCGCCTGGCGGTTACGGTAACCCGCTTTAATTTCCAGAGTAACAACCAGGGCCGGGGCGCTTTCCATTGCAGCACGTTGATCGGCGGTGTCCTGGATCGCTTCCACCATAACGCCGGGGATAACCTGCCAGCGTTTACCAGCAGGCGCGGCGGTGCCGTTGTCGATCACTTTTCCGCCGTTGGCTTTTGCAGCAGTACGGGCAAGGGCGCGAGAATTGAAATAGTTTTTCATGGTGTAACCTCGTTTGTGTGGTTGATTTGTTTCGCTTGTCAATGTGTGGAGATTATAACCCCACACATTAGCCAGCGTCAACAATTATCTTACAGTTATTTTTTGACCTTTCACAATTATATAAGTGTGTCCGGCGTTACTATATTGATCAACGTATACCCGACGATCACGCCCCTGGAAATTAACTTTCCATTGTGTAGGGATCTTGGTCCCATACCCGGATCGGGTTTTGGTTAGCCCCTTTTGTTGCCACCACAAAGGCGCGTCAATCGCCGTAACTTCCGCCAACAAAGACCCGTCATTGTCAATCAATAATGTTTCCATTTTGTTTACCTCTCGTTAGTGCCGGGGCGCGTCCCCGGCTTGTTAGTAAGATAACCGATCCGGACTTGGTGATCAAGCTTTTTCTAAAATATTTTTCAGGCCGTCAAAGTTTGCGATGATCTCCGCGCCTGCCTTTTTTGCAGCGTCCAGCGCTTCACCGTTGATCCCGTTGCCGTTGTAAACTTCTTTTGCTTCGGTCAACAAATCGCTTTCGTCCTGGTATGAATAGGTAAAACTACAACCAATAATCTCATTATCCAGGAGGGTGATCCCGTTCGCGGTGGCGGTCACACTGAAACCATAATCACTGGCGTTTAAATCGCGCTCCAAAGCGTCCTGTGCGGCCTCGTAAGCGTGGCGCGATGGGTTATCATCACCACGGGCGATCAAGTCTGCGATCCGCTCTTTCAGGCTGTATTGTAACGGGATAGCATATTTATAACTATTGCGATCCGCGTTAGGATTCTTTACAGTGACCCCGCCCTGGTGATCGTCGGTCAATTCCCACTCATCGCCAAATGTATCATTTGTATTAAAGCATACAACGTCAACGCTAAAATCAATGCCGTTTTCGGAATAATTGAAAGTTTCGATAGTGTCCATTTGCTTTACCTTTTCAGTGTGGGGCGTCGGTGTGTCGCCCTGATGTGATACATAGTAAACGGCTTACTAACTCCCGTCAATACCCCAGGACAAAAATTTTTAAAAAAGTTTTTCCTTTATACTTGTTGCATCCTGGCGGGGATCGTGTACTATATAAGGACTGAGACAACAACGGCGGGTAAAGAAAATGGAAAACGTAAACGTAGTAACAAGCGAAACAATGGTGACCCTTTTCACCTGGGAAACATCAGCAAATCATTGTCAGTCTAGATCGGTGCCGTTGCCTCATGCCTTGCGTATGCTTAACGGCGGATTCTACCGGGCGAAAGTGGTAGCGGAAAACGGGGAAGTTTTAGCGGATACCCTGTAAAAAATATTTGGTCCTGGGGCTTGCAATCGGCGCGGCCCTGGGTTATAGTTAGTTCAAAGAAGAGGAAACGCCACCCCACGGCGAAAAGGCGGGGCTAACGTACCGGGCGCGGGTGCCAGGTCGGAAGGTGGATCGCCGGTAGTTCGACCTGATGACATTTGTAAAGATTTGTAAAGACGCTTGATCCGTGGAGTGGTTATGCTATTATTTACACATGGCGAGGGGTAACGGGAATCGCGAGACAAACACCGAACCTGCCCGCTATTCTGCAAATGAGAATGATTCTCATTCAACAAAAAATTTCTCTTGACATCGCGTGTGCGTGTGTGAGAAAATTACCGATCCCTAAAAAATTTTTTCGCTCTATAGAAAAAATACGTTTTCAAAACTGAAAACTCGATCGAGAACCGCGCGGAAAAATTTTTTCGATAGACAGAAAAAATACGTTTTCGATTTTGAAAAACCGATCGAGTACCCAGTGTTATCCAGAAAAATTTTTTCAGCGATAAAGAAAAAATACGATTTTGAAATCGAAAACTTGATCGAGTACTCGGACTTAAAACCCAACAAAAGGGATTTAACATTTCTGGAATTTTGCCACAATTATCGTACCGGGGCATGGAAATTCCATTAGTAATCATTATGTTGCATGGGTGGGGTTTGGGATAAGTTGCTGTACTTTCCAAAATCTTAAATCACAATAAAATGGATTTACAACCCGGCTATGAGGGAAAACCATTTCAAAAACCATTTCGAATTTCATTTTGATTTCCAGTTCAAAATTCCCCGACAAATATCAAGGGCAAACAAATATCATTTTGAAAAACCGTACCGTTTCAAAACAAGTTCTTGAAGAGAAATATCAAGTGATTTCAGGTCGTTATCAAATATATTCTCAGATTCCCATGCAGCATGTGCCTCTTCCTCTGTGTCAAAATATCCTATATACCTTCCCCTTGGGTCATTTTTAGATCTCTGTGCCTTGAACTTACAAAGTTTTTTGTCAAATGTTACACCTCTTGCATGTTTTCCATTTCGAGAAATATAACTGTTCAACCACACAGGGATGTAAATACAAGTATCAGGGCCGTAAGCCTTGTTCCCTTCTACCAGCAAATCTTTGTCAAGTGCATATCCTTGTTGATAATTGTTGCACCACCATGTATGAAAGTTCATAAAATAATGCCACTTATCGACCACAACAACCCCATGATAAGAGGGGTATTTACCGCTGTAGCATCTGTTTATCATATTGTGCCAATCCTTGTAGGCCGTATGGTGATGGAGTTTTCCATCTTTCCGCATACTCGTGATAAACGGTGCATCGTTTATGCCAACACCACATACTAAACTACGATGTTTTGTAGATGGTTTCGATTCCATTTCCAAATCTAAACTCATACCTTCCTCCTAAATATCACACGGTTTTCATTTTGGTTTCTTTCCGAAAGTCTCTCTCCACCCACAAATATCATACTCTGCATGGTGCGACATTTTATACATCAGGATTTCATCATCAGTTGGATTCATCACGTCCATGAAAAGATCCTTCATCTCTGAGAGCCTGAAGCGATAGACCTTTTTATCCTTCGTCAAGATAATATCAATGCTCCCATTGACAGCATCTATTCTTAAGGTATCATCACCGTCACATAAACACAGTGTCTTACCGCAAAGAGTGATCCAGTCCTGAACACCAACAACCATATTGTTTGCAGTGCTCCCATGCAGCATAAGCTCAACAACAATAGAACCTGCGTAACCAGTTCTCTCTTCCTGAATGATGTTGAAAACAAAACCACGCTGAAACTTATTCCAACCGCGAGACTCAAGAGCGCTGTAAAGGCTGGAGTCTGTGTTAAATTCCCTTACCGCTTCTCCCGACAGATACAAAAACTCATCCGAGATTTCTGCACGACCCATCTTGTTATCAACAGACAAAATATCTTTACTCAGGGTATCTGCCCGTTTGCCAACAGAGATCAGGGAGTCTGTGAGAGTAACGACAAGCGCTTCCAGTTGGGTGACATAATTCTTATAGTCATAAAGCTCTGAACCCTTCGCTATATCCTTCAGTTCAGAAAGCTCAGACTCTACATTCCCGTGTCGTTTGTTAAACTCTGCCTCATCATCTTCATCAGTTGAAAATTCAAGGTAAGATAGCTCGTGCTCTGTGCGCTCAAATATCTTGAGTAACTCGGATTCAAGATCCGGGTGAGGGTATTCGTTCTGTGTATGATCGAGAATCTCTGTGGTGTGGAAAACGGTTGTCATCTTAAAAGCTCCTGTATCGCTTTGTGAGGCGTTTTAATAAATAGCTGTACGTTCGCCTACCCTGTATGGTAAAAACCCCGCAGAAGCGTTTCTACGCAACATACGGGGCATTGTGGTGTCAGATCTTACTGACCGTGCTTCTGGCTCATCTGATACTTCATGTATGCCATGTTCATTTTATGCTTTACATCATAGGGGATTGGTAAGTTTCCGAACATGAAGTAGCTCAGGTCATACATCTTCTCCCAGAACTTGAAGGTGTAGTAAGGGATCTTCATCAACGCACCTCCACAGGCTCAATGAAGTAGTTCTGGCCCTGCTTCGTCTGACAGAAAGATCCTGTGTACCAAACACCACCCCCAACTAGGCTTGTCTTACGCATGATGTCGAAGTTGGTCAACTTTTCTTCACGCAGTAGGGCTGCTGGTGCATCGACCAGTTTCATTAGTAAGTCGAAACCAGACATCGACATGATATACTTGTTGCCATCGCTGTCAACAATGTCAATGTTTGCAGCAGACCGCCCACGGCTGAATCCGGTATACTGGATTTCAAGGTGACGGATCTGGTGTTGTTCTGATCTTTCGACTTTTCGTTCAATACCGTAATCGTTCTCATACCCTGTATACCATGCCCCGGTGTCTTTGTTATACAGCGCGGGGTATTTCCTCTTTCCGAGCTTCGCCATTCAATTTCTCCTCATTTTTCTCTATCCCAAGGATCATACCCTGGAGTTGTTGTTTCATGGGGATCAATACAGGGAAATCATCGATCCAGATATCCGGTATCCACCCCAGCTTTGCACAGACAGCGGCCTTTTGCACTCCGCCGCAGTAAATGATGCCTATTCCAAGTTCTTCAGCCCAGTATTTGATATCATCGTTCCTGTCAGTTTCGAATCGGAATGTCACGAACTTGACAGACCAGTCTGAATCTCTTGAACAGAAGAGGTGGACGAACTGCGACCACCTTTCCGGATCAAGAGTGAATGTGTCATCGAAATCAAGCGCTATACGCTTTTTCTCAAATGATTTCACTCAGCCCCCATCTTCTCTACGATACTGTCCCACTTATTGCACTTCTTGTCAACATAATGTTCAAGACGACGCTGGACGGTTTCTGCGATCTCTTTCCGATCAGAATCGCGAGGGTTTATACAGTCCTGAAGCTCAAGCATGTAAGCGAGGTCGATTGCACAGTTGATCACATCGGCAATCTCTGCGATTGCAGGTTCATCACAACGATAAGGGCGATTCAGTGCTCGTGCCAGTTCTCCAACTTCCTCTACCAGATTCATCATGACAGAAACAGTAGACCGGGCTTGCGCCCGGACTGAGGACTGGAGTACGCGTTCAGCGATTCCGGTCATTTAGACTCCTTCTCTTTTGCCTTCTCAGCTTCAGCGGCTTTTGCAGCAGAATCCAGTTCTTCGGTGTACTTCTTGATCTGCGCATCAAGGTACTTGATGGTGCTGTCAGCCAGTTGCTGAGTACGTGGTGATTCTACCACATTCTGACCGACATACGCCGCCAGCATTTTGTAAGCTGTTTCTTTCTGAGGCATGAAGTTTGCATATACAATCCCCAGGAAACATACCACCATACCGAACACAGCAATCTTACGAGGCCCTTTTGTCAGGTCGCGCTTAGGCACAGGTTGGCGCTCTGCTTCACGTTGACGAGGTGCTGTTACCTCCCCCAAAACTTCGAAACGCAGCCAACCAGAAGTATCACCATTAGGATAACGTACCATCATTGTACCATCATTATCAATCCTGGTGACAACTAACACATCTCCGGCTTTATAATTGGACCAGTCCTGATTCAGGACAAGGTTCTGCCCCAGAAAGAATCCAAACCGTTCCTTCTTACCATCCGTCTCTTCGTAAGTCTTCTGAATTGCATACATGATAACATATGCAACCGCTGAAATGAAGAGCAGGAAGCCCCAACCGCCGTAAGTACCATCAGTAGTGAGTACATCAATGAGGTAAATCAGAAAAGGCCATGACATCAGTTATTCTCCTATTTATAAAAATTTGGCACAATTGCCGAACGACCATCTTTACAATCAACGCTTGAGGACAGTGCCTCAAAAGCCATGAAGGAATCAATCTGGGTCTTACCACCACAGAACTCTATCGCCCAGTCATATTCTTTGGCGTTATCCCTTTTCTCTGGCAGATAACACCCTGTTAAAAGAATGGATAACAAAAGTGGTATGAAGACTTTTTTCATTTCTCATTAAGCTCCGCAATCAGTGCCTCAGCACGTTTGTTGTTGATGCCATTGATATTAGCAGGTTGGCCTGCCATGTCAAGACGATTTCGCAAAGTTTCTCCTGCATCGTCTTCACCCATCGCCCAGAATGGCTCCAGACCAAGGAAAGAACACCAGTATGCTTTTCCCCACGAGTCCACCGCTTTAGGGCAGCTATCGTCTGTGTAGGTCCAGTGTGCAGCGCCGTAACCTGTCAGGCCATCCATAGTCAAGTACAGGCTTGGCATACAATCGCAACTGTCATCAACATGACAAGAGCAACTTGAGCTACTGGTCATCACACGGTACTTCGGAACCAGACGTTGAATAGAACGTTTAATATTAACCATTTTTCGGCCTCCGCGCCGCCCCGGAGTAGATCGGGTAAACAAGTTTGCCCCTGTCGCCAATCGGCTCCGTTCACATTGAACTTCCACACACATCTGAAGTGCTTCGCTATCGCTCCATCACTTCCTCTTGAAACCAACTATACACTAACAAAAACATAAATCAAGTCTTTTATAAAAGATCTTTTGTTTTTAGTTTTTAAAGACCTTATGTGTATTAATTTATATATGTATTCATATGCAAATTTTGCAGGACACGAGGTGCAAATTTTGCATCACAGCACGGTGTATTCGTATGTGCTCATGCCTCTCCTTTCCACAGATAAGTAGCCGTGTGTGACCAAGTTTTTTATAGAGGTACTGATGGACCTTTCAGAAACACCAGTGGCCTCGCTTATCGTCTTGTAACTTGCGAAATATTTCTTTGATTTTGTCTCTAAGTATCCGGCTTTGTATTTTATATGCAGCAGGACACGAAGATCTGTACAGGACAGATTCTTGTCATGTAACTCCTTCTCATCACAAGCTACCCACCTCTCGCTCTTTCTGGACAACTGTAACCTCTCCACAATAGACAGATGATAAAAATCCATCGACAATACCTACAGCCTTTTCAAAATACTTGCTTTCAAAGCACTCTGTGCCACCAGGTATCCTCAAATCCATCATTGGAATCTGCCACTTTATCATCCTTTCTAAATGCCCTGCCAGGCCCCCATTCTCAAAAGTATACACAAATTCCATTGTGAAAACACTACCATATTGAGAAAGTTGCTTTTCCCGTTCACTAGGGTTTTGCGTAATACCTACTTTACAAACACCATCACAAAACCTGCCAATATACAAAGACTTATTTTTACCACCAGGGCTATATAAGTAAGCATAATCTGCCATAGTAACTGTTTTATTTTCTCGATCCAAAAGCAAGAAACCTCTGCTCTCCAGATTTCTCAGGCATTGACTGAACAACCCCCATTCCATCTTAGTATCTAAGAAAAGAAGTTCTACAGGGTAATTTTTAATATCTCTCCGAGAATCGAAGCATCTTTTTACCTTGCAATAGCAAAGAACATCATCCCCAGTCAATTTTTCATCCTGAGTCAAGAGATCAGGTATACACATTTGCTTTGAATTTAACATTTTCATTCTCACCACTCCAGATAATCTCTTAAGAATTCAATAACATACTTCTTCGCATATTCTTCATCAGCATCATTATGCCACATGCGGGTAATTACACCCGCCATAGTGTACAAAGACCTCTCAAATGGTGAAAGTCCAGGTAAAATACTAACCATAAACTCCTCCTCTGTGGTGATCTCCAGAGGATTTACCGTGTAATCTGGTGGGATAATGGTCTCCCACTCTCCTCCCTTGAACTTCTTAAGGCTCAAGGTTCTCCTGTTGGAAGTTGTGAGGTACTCACAATGCTCACAACCATCCTTTTTGAAGATTATTCGCACAATTGCCCCGGTGTACATGAAATCCACATCCACACCGAGACCAACGGCGACGATTTTATTTTGAGTGCTCATCTAAATCTACCGCCCTTCCGAAAGGTGGATCAAACTTCGCACGGTTTCTACCGCAAAGGACCCACAGTGTTTCCCATTTACGACCCCAGTCTTTTTTCCGATGACTGAGATCCTCAATATACCCATCAGTGAAGATTATCACATCTGTTGCCTTCGGAATGTTATCTTCGATGTACTGGAATGCCACACCTGCCATAGTACCGCCTGTGGAGGTTACATTGTAGTCCAGCATCTCTTTGATGTTCTCCTGTGTGTACACTTTCACATCACCAACCTTCGTTGACCAGCAAAATAATGTCACACGGAATGTTTTATAAAGCAGACACAAACCAATAATCTCGTTGAAGATCTTGGTGAGTGTCGTCTGAGATATAGAACCTGACACATCAAAACCGATAACGATGTCGATTGTATCCTGTTGCTTCCTTCCTGGCAAGATGATACTTTGCTTGTTGGTGATAGCACCGTAGTTTCTTAACACTTGCGTAACAGACCCCGATCTACGAGCAGGTTTACGGAACGAAAGATGCGATCTCACACGAGAAATCATTCGTTGTTTGATGATCTGCATGTAATCAATATGTGGTTTACGCATTCTGGCTACCAGTTCTCGTGCCTCTTTTGGTCCTTCACCACCCGCAGCCTTTAATGCAGCCTCAATAAGACCCGCTGACCATGCAAAGTTCTCATCTTTTGCTACCGGACCTTGACACGGGTGTGGATCAGTGTACCCAAGAATGTCACGATCTGGGTCATAATCCCCGATATGAGTACCCATTGGGTGACCTGAAACAGCCTTCCCTTTGTGAATGGCGCTGTAAATTTCTTCCGCCGTCATCCCGTGGAAAGAGAAATCACAGTAACAGTATGCCATAAATCCGAATTCTTTATTTTTATCAAAGACTGTTTGCGCCCCACCAGGGAAAAATCGCATACCCTGAGAACGTGGTCCAAGATCGCTTATCACAATATCTGTGTTGATATACTGATCCGCAGCAATATTGTACAGTTTTGAATCGAAGAACTTACCACGAGCCATATGATCATTGGTTATATGGCGTGTCTCATGGATGAGAATAACCACCACTTCCCTTGGTGTCTTTTTACGATAGAATACATTGATATATTCTTTGTAGTCATCCTTCTGTTCCTGAGTCATGTGGGGGTGTTTATCAATTCGAGAAAACACCTTCTTCTTCCGCTCTTCCGGCATACCCATGATGAACTCAGGGTTATAATACAGGTTGCGGTGGTCAGTCGCCGCAGTCGGTAACCAACGCCAATCAGCGATGATCGGCAAAGAACTCAGCAAAGTCCCGTAAAATGGGCGCTGTTGTAACAATGCAATACGTGCAGATTGAATGACCTTCAGAGCATCTTTCTGAAGCTTTTCAATCATTTCGCTTTCGTCTTTATACATATCTCTCTCCAAATAAAAAAGGCCATCAATCAAGATGGCCTCAGTATATGTCATTTTTGAATGCGGATCAACTCTTTTTCTTCAACGAAATAATCTCTTCCTTCCACCCTGAATCCCCATGCCAGTTTTGGCCTTGGCTCATACGGGGTTGGTGGAACAGCAAACAGTACAATTGCATCCACCTTTCCAGAATGGGCTTCGTCGATAATCATAACCCCCTCACCAACTACAATCGCAGGCTTGAAACCATGATCCAGCATCTTTTGTTCAGGGGCCGTTGCTGGTCGGCCCAAGATGTGTTCGTACATTATACCACCTTGTTCAGCATCGCGGTGATCTTCGGCAGACTGAGACCTGTCTGGATCATCAATTGGGTCATTGCTGTTTCCATTTTCTTGGATACAATGATGAAATTATCTTTCGCAAAGCCAAGTTTAAGGTCGAGGATCAGGATTGACTTGGGTTCACCTGTCAACTTCTCCCCTGTCATCGAGCAGGTGTTACGGACATATTTTGCCTTGAACTGTGCATATGTCACACTTACATTCATCCCTACATCAGAGAAGGTTTTGCAGTAGTTTGCATACGCCAGAGCTACCGCTACGTCATCCGGCAGTTTTGCTGGCTCCGGTGCTTTTTCTACGACCTCTTCCACAGCCTTGGTTACTTCCTCAGTAACTTCGCCCTTGTGCATATGCTTTTCTGCTTCCTGGCTCAGTTTCTCTTCGATAGCAATCATCTCGTTCTCCTGTTGTGGGATATATTTAGTTTTCAGCATTTCCATGTGGTCTTTTGACATGTTCAGCATCATTGCCTGAACAATCTCGCGATCAAGCGGTTCAATTATAGTGATTGCGGTCTTCTTGTCAACCAAACAATCTTTCAATTCGTTGGCACGACGCATTACAACACAGACGTTGCCACGCACATAACCTTTTTTATCGTCGATACGTTCAACTGAAGGGTATTTTGGGTTATAACCCGCCACGGTTCCCATATGAAACGGCATGTTGGTGTAGTCGCAAGTACCCATACCGAGTAACTTCTTACCCATCATGAACCAATCATCGAGGGTGAGTGAGAACTCGATACCACGTTTTCTTGTACGCTCAATCTTTGTGTGGTAACGCTCTTCGAGATTTTTCATCTCGTTTTGTGTAAATTCTTTTTTCCAGTCAATCATGTTCTACTCCTGGGTTGTTCCCGTTCTTGTGGGGTGAATTATCTGGCATTCATTCCGCGCTGTCAACACTTGATTTCAAATTCTTTACAGTGTATGCTTTGTGTACTTTTGTTTGAAGGAAGGATAAAAATGAACAAATTCAACGTTGATGTTAGACAAGTAAATGCCCCCAAGGTTACAGCAGATATCGACTGGAGCTTATTAAAAGATGACCAGACCACTCGCGCCCTGATCGAGCACTGGCAAAAAGAGCACGAGTACCGTCAAATGGCAATGATGGGTGTCTGGGATACGCCAAGAATGAATACCGATGATTTTCTTTCAGGGTTGAACCCAAGGGTGATGGAAGACAATCCCCTGGCTGAACTACTCAAGGGCCTGCTTGAAAGGGTGGATAGGAGAGAAGGACCATTTTCTTGGTTCTGGGGTTATGACTGGGATGGTTATCGGCGGGAGAGCCTGGATAAGAGGTTTTTGGCCCGTCTGGAGGTAGATGTCAGAGACAGGGCCTTTAACTCAAGCCCGTTCGAGCGGGAAGAGGTCTCAAGAGGGAATGTCTCTGCCATTATCCGGGGGCATGGGGATGGGGATGCCTTTACAAAGAGTTCTGCTTGGAGGTTTTCAAGTCGTACAAGGGAGTTTCTCAGTTTGTTGAAGCCCCTGATCAGACAAATGGGGCGTTGTGAACCAGACCTTTTAATCAATGCAGAGTTCCGCAGATACGGCTTTGGTTCAAAATTCACGCAGAGGTCAAGAAACGATATTGATATTCTTGGGATCTCCTTGTCTATCGGAGATCTTCTTGTATTTTGCGACTTCAAGGACAGGGATAACTTCGATGTGCAGTGCAACCACATTGGTCACAGCGTCTTCCACTTGCGTGATCGCGGCGTTAAGATCAAGAATGCCCGTGAAGCGTTGTTGATTTGCAATAAGAATGAGACATTATTCACCTTCCGTTGGGATGAAAGACTCAAAAATATGATGGCAGGGGAAACACCCAGCCCGGAAGAGTTAATGATGATGGAAATGGCTGGATATAAAGATGAGTTCTGGCTTGACAACATTGATGGTTTTGATACACTCAAGATCAAACCTTTTAATATGATGGAGCAACAAAGATGGTACGAACTTTCAATTCCACGATTCCAGTTTTAACCCCGGCGCAAGAACTTGCTCTGGCTATCAAGATCGCAGCAGAGGGCCACCTGAATCAGAAAGACAAGGGCGGTAATCCTTATATCCTTCATCCCCTGAAGGTAATGCACTACCTGAAGACTGATGATTTTCAACTCATGGCGATTGCTGTCCTGCACGATGTGTTGGAAGATACCGATGTAACGGCTGCTGATCTGGTCATTCTGGGCTTCTCCAACCGTGTGGAAGATGCTGTGGTTCTTCTGACAAAGACCCCCAATCAAACACCGGAGGAATATTTCCAGGGCATTGCAAGCAACTATGATGCTGTTCGTGTGAAACTTGCAGACCTACGCCATAACTCTGATGTTCGTCGCCTGAAAGGTCTTACAGATAAGGATTTGTTGCGTGTCCGTAAATACCACGGCATGTATCTTCGTCTGACAAAGATGAAAGAACATCATGAAGCAATTAACCTGTTGTCACAATTATGAATCTCTTGACACTGCTTCGCACAAACAAGTATACTCAGAAACAGATGGGCTTCCTGCTGGGGATGCCCTCGTGGAGAGTGAGTAAGCTCGTTCTCAAGTTGGAGAAACGTGGTTACATTCAGGTAAGTCGCAGATACAAATTGAGCGGGCCGGTGTCAAGACCCTTTTGTGTTTACGATCAAAATCTTTACAAAGTGACTCTATACAGGAGCAAAGAATGTCCAGAAATCAAGGCTACACCCACAAAGGCACAGTCAAAAAACCCCGCCTCGGCTGGGCGTGGACTGAGAAACTTCGCGAAACATCTCGTTACTGGATGTCTTACCAGCATTCAGAGACAGGAAAAGCCGTGAAGTATCGTAAAACTGACGGGAAAGTGGTGGGTGGTGATGACTACCTTGACCTTGAATCCATTAAGGAGCTTTGATATGAACAAATCTTTACAAGAGGCTATCGAGTTAAGGCGTAGTAAAGGGCAGAGCGATGCGGAGATTGTGGACTACCTCTTGAAGCGCTCTGATCGCAAAGAAGAACACCTTACCTACTATAAAAATCGTGCCTCTGAACTGAAATCAGCTTTGATTCAGGCACAGTTTGAAAGTGGTCGTCGGGTAAAAGTCACGGTTGACAACATCATCAGAACATGTTGGGGAAATTACTTGTATCATAAAAACACGCGTTACGTTTATGATGGTAAGTTGAAGGCATGGGTTAAAGACCCTAGCAAAAACAGTTTGTTACAGCACAATATCAAACACCTGCCAGGCAAATTTCATGTGGAGGTTATTCTTCCTGACGAAGAAATGCCCCGGAAATGGGAGGGGGTTGCTGTTGGTAATCTGTTTGGTAAACGCCTGCTTGCAGTAGAAAAAGACGGGATGTGGATCAACTCTGATGATACATTCATTATCACTAAGAAGGAGAAGAACAATGCGTAACTGGAGAACCCGGTTTGATTTGCGTGATGTGTGGGGTCAACGTAATGGTGAGTGCGGTCCAGAAGAGTGGACAGATAAGACTGTTCATGAACTTGCAAAAGAGATCGCACGTCGAATAAAACGTAAGTTTCCACAACACATGATTGATGGACACGACTGGGACCCTCGTTTGACAGAGGTTCAAGACATGTTCGAATCAGTACCGACTCTTAAAGAGCACCGTGACATGCTGGCCCGTCTCATTGCAAACGAAAATGTTTGCGATGATGAGATCTGTGAAATATCCAAAGATACCCCGATGGCGCAGTTCAACGAGGCGATGGACCTGTTTTATGATTGGTGTGATAGTAGTTCTGTGTGGGTGGATAAGTGAGAGCTTTAGATTTTTCAGATGCGGCAGTCATGCCGCTTCCTCGTCACCGCTTGACTCGTCGTGCATGGTATGCAGTCTTTGGTGCTCAAAAGCTTGAGCCAGATGAAAAAATGTTCTCTGAGGATCTTGCAACGAGGATTCATACCCTATACAATGATATTGCCCCTGAAGAAATTGAGGGAGTAATTGCAAATTATCTTGAAGAAAGGAGACAAACGAATGTCGAGTCGTAATATTTTTGATGATAACCGGATCACCCTACGTGACATCCCGGATTTAATGCGCTTCTGTCAGCGCCGTGGGCGCTCGCTGATGATGTTCGGTGGTGCTGGCCTAGGGAAAAGTCAGGCAATGAAGCAGGTCGCAAACATGCTGTTTGGCGAACGTGACGACAACCTGATCGATTTCCGTCTTGCGGATAAAGAGCCGTCAGATGTTGTGGGCGTACAGATCCCGGTCACAGACGACAAGGGTGTTACCCGGACCGTTTATGCGATCCCTAACTTCTGGCCTGAAGATCCTAACTGGAAAGGTATCGTGTTCCTGGATGAGCTTCTTCATGCGGAGCCTTACCTTCAGAAGGTTGCATACCAGATCATGCTGGATCACCGTATTGGCACCTACATGTTCCCGAAAGGAGCGGTGTTTGCAGGTGCAGGCAACCGTCCCGGCGATGGTACTGCGGTAAGTATGCTGGAAGCACCTCTGGCTAACCGTATGATCCTGGTTGAACTCGATTACGACACGACTGTTTGGCTGCAAGATTATGCCCTGCACAACGATGTTCACCACAACGTTGTTGCGTTTATCGGTGCAAACCCAGGTAAACTGGAAAACTATGAGGAGATGTTGGAAATCAACTCCCCTTCATACGCCACACCTCGTACTTGGGTTACCGCAAGTGATATCCTGTACGATTATGATGCAGGTATCTTGTCCACCCGCCTGGCACGAGCCGCTCTACAAGGATCTATCGGCAAAGCATTGACCGATGAGTTGTGGTATTATCACACCCGTATTGCAAATATGGTTCCTATCGAGGGGGTTATGGACGGATCGATCAAGAAGCACACCGGGTCAGACACCTCAGATGTGTTATGGACCCTCGGCTCTCAGGGTTCAATCTGGTTGCGTAAGGCAATTCAGAACAAAGAGTACACAGATGATCAGGTTATTGACTTTGCTGCGAACTTCTTGCAGTACATGTATGACAATTTTGGTCAGCATGATACGTCATCGAACCGTGATTTCGTGAGTTCTGTGTTTATGTCCTTCATCCAAGAGAACTCTTTTGGAAAAGCAATCCTGTTGTCGGGTGATCGTGAGCGCTTACCTGCCAAATTGTTGGGTAAATACCCGGTAGTAATGCAGATCATCACAGAATACCGCAAGAATTTTGCTGAAGGTGTTGATGCAATCGTAAATTAATCGTTGACAGCCCCAAGTGGGGCTGTTATTCTTTGCTCACACAAACAAAAGCGAGGACAAACTCAATGACTAAGTTAAACTGGAAAGAAGCACAGCAGGCTATGCGTGAAGGTAAAAAGGTACGCAACCAATACTTTACTCCAGAGGAGTTCTTCGAGATGAAGAACGGGCAAATCGTGTGCGAAATGGGATACAACATGGCTGGTTGGTATCTTGGCGAGGCATGGCAGGATGAGGGATGGAGCGTGATTGATGCGTAGACCTAGCTTCGGGTATATTTATATCCTTGATAAAGATGGTGATGAACGTTTTGTTCGTTTAGGCTCTCTTGACATAGAATATGTGAAGGATCAGTACGGCCCAGACGCAAAGAACTGCCACATCCGTGAAGACAATGGTTTTTGTCAATCTTCCTGGATGGCTGGAGAGAGTGCTGGGGCTATATTAGCCAAGATAGCGGAGCACGACAAAGAATATGTTCACTTTGTCAGGGATTTCGCACAACGGAACAGAATTGTTCTCATGAAGGGGGAACTATGGTAAAAGAGAAACTTCGTCCAATTCCTAATTATGCCGATGTGATGGATGTACATTCATGGGATTGCTGTGTAAAATGCGGTGCCTTCATTCCTGATGATGGAAATGGGTACTGGTGTCCTGATGAAAATTATGAGTCCGACATCAGTTGCTGGAGTCCACGTCCTGAATGGGCGACCCACGTAGCGTGGTACAATCGCTAATGGCAAAGTTCAAATTTCCGCTGAAAGAGATCAACGAGGTTTGGTGGATTGATCGCTTTGACATGGTGATGGCTGGTTACACATACCAGCGTCAGCGTATTTTTGTTGTCTGTGCTAAGACGAAGGCTGAAGCTCGTGAAAGCATGGACGCTTTTAAAGAGAGGAGTTGTGCATGAAAGTAAAAATGAACTGCAACTACAGCGACCGCTTAGACCATCCCCGTGCTGGAGATGTCCTCGATGTTTTGGAAGAGGTTTATAACGGGACTTTCATTGAATATTATCGTTGTGAATGGAAAGGTGGTGACCTTGACGTTTACCCATACGAGTGTGATGAGGTGAAGAAATAACATGAAGGAGAGTGAAGAGGCATTGCAGGCGCTTAAATCTTCCTTCTCATATGACCCTGAGACAGGTTTGTTTACGTGTATAAACCCTCTCGCTCGTCGTCATTTTGGAAAGGTTGCTGGGACAAAAAGAAAAGACGGTTACGTAAGGCTTGGTGTTAAAATTGAAGGTAAAGGTTTTTACTTCTTGGCACACAGGGTTGCTTGGGCTTTTTATTACGGGGTATGGCCCACTTACTTTATTGACCACAAGGATCGACAAAAAGATAACAACCGCATTACAAACCTGAGAGATGTCCAGAAATTTGTAAACGTTTATAATTATAGCAGGGGTAAAAAGAACCAAACAGGTTTCCGTGGTGTATTCGTAGATAAAAGGTGGACAAGACTCAGATACCATGCCGTGTATAGCAAAACCCACCTTGGAACATTCGACTCTGCGGAGGAAGCCAGTGAATGTTATCAAGCATACGTAAAAACGATTCATGACATTGTAGTGGAGGACTGATGCTTAAGTATAAAGTAGGTGACCTGATTGAGGCTGTGAAATCTGGGGAGGTCAATGTATTCGCGCATGGCTGCAATTGTTATTGCACGATGGGAAGCGGGATCGCTCCTCTAATCAAAGAGGCGTTCCCAAAAATGTACGCTGCCGACCTGAAAACTGAGAAGGGCGACAAGACCAAGCTGGGAACCTGTACAGTGGCCTTTTTGAATGATGGGTCTCTCGCAGGATTTAATCTTTACTCACAATACGGCTATAATCGTCGTAAACAGGGTCTCAGGGACCTCGATTACAATGCCCTGTACGATTCGATGGTTGAAATGAAAAAGCTCTTACAGAGCTATACAGACGGCCCTATGGACATCTATCGAATCGGGTTCCCTAAACTAGGTGCTGGGCTTGCAGGGGGTGACTGGAATGTCATCGAAGCAATGATCAAATCAATCTTCCACGATTGTGATGTAACGGTGTATATTTTACCGGAGAAAAAATGATGGTGGAAATTATCTATCTTTTGATAGCATTCATTGGATTCTACATCTTCATTAAGAGGACGCAGAGAGATTTCGGGAGAGTCGATAGTGTAGATCTCTTTGCTGCTATATGCATGGGCTTGCTCTGGCCTGTGTACTTCACTAATCTTGTGGTGCTGCGAATTATCAACGGAGACTGGAAATGATTGAACTATTTCCTGGAATGAAGGTCCATGCTAAAAGTGTGGATGTATATGCAACAGATGGAACTGTATTTACATACAGTGCTCCTCGTGGCAAAAAAATATGCACTCATCTTGATGACAGATGAAGATCCTAGAGATGATGTTGACAATCTCGTAAAGGCTAATGAGTGGATTGAATCCCTTGGGTGGAAACACGAGGGGGATGACTGATGGAAGAAATTTACGTTATCATTGATACCCACAATGCAACCTTCTGGAAGTCTGCTAACGACAAGACATCATGGCCTTCTGCGGGAACAGCGAAGTCTGCTTTTGGTTCAAGTCGATACAATCCGCTGCGTTGTCTGTACTCCCAGCAGGACCGATTTAAGATCGCGAAGGTAACCACCGCAGGGGTGATTTATGAGTAAGGACAGCGTTTACGTCATCTATGATAAAGAGGATGACTGCCTGTGGCACCATAAAGCAAAGATCGGTTGGATAAGTTCCGGCGCTGCAAAAAACGCCTGGAACCTTGGCAAGAAAATAAAATTTGACAACCAGAATCGTTATGTTGTAGTCTGTGTTAACGAACTGCTGGTTAAGTCTTTAATTGAGGAGAAGAGAAATGACAATGAGTAAATCTGTAGCAGGTATCGGTCAGACCGAACAGGAAGCGGTATACATTGGTGGTAAGCGTTTTGCTGGCGCACTTACCAATGCCCGTCCTTTTTACGGCTTTGGTGACACGAAGGATGTTCGGTGCATCAAAGGCTTTTGTTATCGTGATCTGAAAAATCGCGGCTTCGACAATGGCGATATCCGAACCTCTGTTGTAAAAGAACTGATCATTCATGAGCGTGACATCTACGCCATCACGATGAACAGTGCTTATCGACTGGACAACGTGTGCCTGCTGGCATTCCTTGCTTCCGGTGTGGCGTGATGACATCCTTAAGCTGCTTGCAGATGCAACGAAAGATGCTTATCCGGAAGAAGGGGTTCTGTCCGTAGAGGCTAATCTGACCTATCGTGTGACCCCAGAATATTTCCAGGAGGCCACAAAACGTTTATCTCCCGGCGAATGGGTTGTCACCCAAGCAGATTCTGTGAAGCGCACCCTGAAAGTCGGTAACGAAGTGTATGTGGAGGAGAAATAATTGACTAAAGCTATCAAATACCCAAGCACTAACCAGTTCCGTCAGGTGATCCGTTCTGTCCACGACCGTCTTACCTTTGACGGTATTGATGAAAACGGCTGCGTAAAACGCAAGGTTGTTAACCCGACTGAGTTTCTCCTGCCATACGTGGGGACTGTGAAGATCCACGGGACCAACGGGAGCATTGTGTTTTACTCCGAAGATGAAGTTGTGTTTCAGTCCAAAGAACGTGTTCTGTCTCTTGAGCAGGATAACAGCGGCTTCATGGCGTTCATGGTGCGTAAAGATACTGGAGCACTGCTGGACCAGGTAAAACACATCTGCGAAATCAACGAAGTCCCGTTCGAGTTCCCGGTTGAAATCGCTGGTGAATGGGCTGGTCGCGGTATTCAGAAAGGTGTCGCAGTCAGTGAGGTTGAGCAGTTCTTTGCCATCTTCCGTGTTGCAATCGGTCAGAAAGAAACCTCACTGAAATGGTTGCCACCAAGCGCAATCTTCGGCATGGGCCTGCCGGAACAGCGGATCTTCAACGTGCTGGATTTCGGTTACTGGTACGTGCATATCCCGTTCAACGAACCGGAAATGGTACAGAACGATCTGACAACGCTGACCTTGCAGGTGGAAGCTCAATGCCCTGCTGGTAAGTTCTTCGGTGTTGAGGGTGTCGGTGAAGGGATCGTGTGGTCTCCAAAGAGCATTGAACTGGCACAAGATTCCGGTCTGTGGTTCAAAGTGAAAGGCGAGAAACATTCTGTCTCCAAGGTCAAGACCCTGGCAGAAGTTGATCCGGTACGCCTACAGAATATCCGTGAGTTTGTCGAGTATGCGGTCACTGAAAACCGTCTGGAGCAGGGTCTGGGTGAAGTGGGTCTCGACCAGACCAAGATCGGTGAGTTCATCGGTTGGGTTAGCCGTGACATCAACAAGGAAGAAGGTGATGTTCTGGAAGCGAATGCCCTAACCATGAAGGATGTTGCCAAATTTATCAGCAACAAATCTCGTGGTTGGTACATGCAAAAACTGAACGAGGGGCTGTAATGGCCCTTATCGTATCCACAACCCGTGCGGTTAAAGACAAGCCTTTGAAGGCGCAGTGTGAAACTTTAATCTTCGAGGATGAAGAACAGGGTAGACAATATGTGGAAGAACATGCTACCTTTGTCTTCTCAGTTCAAAAAGCGAGGATTGTGAAGAATGGAAAAACCGAAACCCAAGTTTGAGGTGGGACAGAAAGTAAAGGATCTTCTTAGCGGCAGGATACTAAGCATAACTAGTCGCTGTTACTTTAGTGGTTGGGTATACTCTTTCGATTCTGTGGGTATGTATTTGTACCCAGAGGAAGATCTGGAGGCTGTAAATGGGACTGCGTGAGTGGTTAAATGTGAAGAGAAGACAAATGGAGGATAACGTGGTAAACTCTATAAGTATCAATGGCAATACCATCATCAATGGTAACGTTGTTGGTGGTGATATGAACATTACTTCCCGTGGTGATAACATTTACATCAACGGCGAGTTAGTTCACACCACGCAAGAGAAGAACATCACTGTGGTTATTCATGGTGACACCAAGGGTATTTCCACTGTTGCTGGTGATGTCAATGTTTACGGCGTAAATGCTGGCAATATCAAGACAACTTCTGGTGATGTTCATGTTGAGCACGGCGCACTGGGGGACGTTACCACAGTGTCCGGGGATGTTTATGCAGAAAAGATCGAAGGTAATGTGAAAACTGTCTCAGGCGACATCTCCCGCCGTTAATTGATAGCCCCTTTCTTGGGGCTTTTTAATTTGGAGCAAGATTTGAAAATAAAAGCAATAATCCTGGCAACCGCCTGTGCATTTTCTCTGACTACCACACCAGTCTTAGCCAAAGAAAACGCAAAGAAGCCCAAGGTGATTCATCTTTGTAAAAAAGATGATACAGCGGTAAACATCTTGGCATGTAATATGTATCGTGAAGCCCGTGGTGAAAGCGATCATGGTCTTATGTCAATAGCTTTTGTGACGCTTAACCGAAAAGACAATGATAAGTTTCCTCGGACGGTGAAGAAGATTGTCTACCAACCGGGGCAGTTTTCCTGGACATCCTACAGTACAAGCTTCAAAGTGTATGAGAAAGATCGTTGGGAAAAGGCCAAGGAGTTCGCAGAGGTATTGACCAAGATCCACAACAATAACAAAATTGTTTATGATGCCATTGACATCACCAAGGGATCTACGTATTATCATTCAAAGAAGGTTAAGCCTTACTGGACCAAGGCGATGATTCGCACGGTCAGTATTGATAACCACATCTACTACAAAGAAAAGCCGGACCCCCAGGGAGCCTGAACTTATGAAGAATTTTTTTGCTGCTTTGTGTTTGCATTATCCCGTATCTTGTGATACTGTCTATTACTCAATGGATGTTCTGGGAACAAGTGTCAGGAGCGTATCTTCTTGGATTACTGGCAGGCATCTACATAGTGCGGAAAGCTCGCAAAAGAAACCCCATAAATAACTGCAAATAGAGGAGAGAAGG